ACTTATTTAATTAAAAATTTACCTTTATATTTTATTAAACTAACTTAATCAATATTCCCCCCCCCCCGATCAAGCAGATGCCCATCTGACGGGATTATGGGCAGCGCTGATGTCTCTGCTTGAGCTATTGCTTGACCTTAGCAAGTCATTAAACTACTACGGGAGTTAGTGGAACTTGTGGCGTGCCGATAAATAAAATTCACATTATATCCCTCTTTGGTGTAACGGTAGCAAATAATGTAGAGCGGTTCGACTCCGCGGTGAGGGTCGTCTGGCACGGACGAAGTGCAACTGAGGTTTACAGTATAATATAAACAAATGCTTCTTACGAAAATGCGTGGTGAAAATAGAAGCAAGATAGAACAGTAGCCTATGTGAGTCTATCAAGCAGGTTATCCGGCAACAGAGAGGAGCCTTATGCCTGTGGGTGTTCGCGACGCCTTTCCTCTCATATATCCGGCGTAGCGTAATGGTAGCGCTAGACTCTCTAAAAGTCTAGGACTGGGATCGTAACCCAGCGCCGGTGCCAGGTCTAGTTTGGTAGAGTTTCATCCTGACCTTAAAAAATTCTAAACTACCACCTCTCTTTCCAGATTGTTCATTTGATTATGGTTGTTGTATAACTCAGTGCAGACACAATATCATGTGGCTGAGAATCCTCTCCTAATCAAGACGCCCCCTGCTTAGAAGTAATGACGGATACGTTATTGCGGCAGTGCTTCCCACTCGTGAGTTTGGGAACAACGAGAGATAAAGCTCTTGCCGGCCGGGAGGATGTACTGGAATTATCGCTATCAAAACTACTGTCTCGTCGCCGTCGCAATAGAAGGCAAGCGTTAAAAGCGTAGCCCGAATCTTGATAAGGTTTAGGTTTGGTACCCTATGCAGACTCAAGAAATACCACCAAGGCGGTTTGTCGTGAAGTTGCAGTAATGTAACTATAAGACGAGGTCAAGGTACAAGTAGCCCAAGACAATGACATTTAGAAGAAAAGATGCAAAAATCTTTACTAATGTGAATGATGGGTAAACGTTGCGGATAACCACTTCCGCATAGGCAAGTGTACAGCGCAAGCTGTTACGGCATAAAGTCTAGGGTCGCTCCCGAAAGCTCACTTATGTCGTCCTATTGAGTGAATATGATAGAAGGTAATGACCAGCAACCCGAAGGGGTATATGGCGATCATAATCAAGTGAACAAGATAATCCAGTCCTTCGAGGCTGGATTTTTTTTTATGCGTTTGGCTGGGTCGGTTTGGGGCGTCTGCCCGCGAATCAAATTGGCCTTTAGAAATTTTTAGGACAAAAGTGATTAATCTACATACCACATTTTTCAAAAACAATAGAAGAATGAAAATCAAGAAAGGAGGATACAAAATATGGCTTATACGGCTATTTATGCAAATGGCTCTACGTTTAATATGGTGAAAAAGTTTGTTATTGACTCGTTCAATGAAATTTATGAAATTGATACAAGTCAACTCTCACCAGGTAGTACAGCGTTTGATATTAGCTCTAGTAAAACATATATGTTAAATAATAAAAAACAATGGATTGAAGTTTAGATCGGTAGTTCTGGTGGTGGCACCGATTATGATGGTGGAACTCCAGGAACCTCTGGTGGAGATATTATTTATGATGGAGGTGGCGTATAATGGCTACCGTTTATAAAACCACTTTTAAACTGCGGCGAGGCACTATGGCGGAGTGGGATGCTAAGAATCCCATTTTAAGTGATGGCGAGCCTGGATTCGCAATTGACAAAAATATCTTGCGAATTGGTGATGGTGTCACCGCATGGAAAGACCTTAAAGATATTAATGGTAGTGATTCTGCTGTTTTAGAAGTGCTGAAAATTTATGATGATGGAAATACCTCTACTACAGTAAATGGCCAAACTTATAACACCCCAAGTGAAGCAATTGCCGCAGCTAACCCAGGCGATGAAGTAGTGGTTCAAAATAGTTTGGGCAATGAAGCAGTTTCCATTGATAAAGAGATTATTATTAATCTGAGTAATACGGTCACAGTGAACAATAACGCTTCTCCTATGACAATTGCGGCGAGCGGTAAAGCTACCCTTAAGAACGGCGGTCTGGAATGCAATAAAAATGGCGAACCAGCTTTAACCATAAATGGAGAAGCCATCCTTGACAATTGTAACCTCAGCCGCACCGTTGATGAAAAAGGTAATACCTATTATACTGGTGTCAATCATGGCAAAATGACTATTAATAGTGGTATATTTAGTGCTCCTGGCGTAATTTCTTCTATGATTGAAAATGGATACCAGAATTATAATTCAAGTAATGAAAAAACTGGCTACGTGGCTGGCCGCAATCAACAGTATCCTGAACTCATCGTAAATGGTGGTTCATTCTTCAATAGCTTTTATGTCATCAAGAACGACGATGGCGGCAAACTTACTATTAATAATGGTGAGTTCTGTGGAACCATCCTACACAATGGTATTGAAATGATTATCAATGATGGTCATTTTACTACAATAGATGGCTACTATCCACTGAGTATCCGCAATCTCAGCGACGACTTAAACCCCGCCCGCACGATTATTAATGGCGGTACGTTTGATGGTAATTGCAAGACTATTATCAAAAATAGTGGTGAAAAACCTCTCGACATTCAAGTCAAGGGTGGTAAATTTATTCTTGCTCTTGATGAGCAATATATCGCAGAAGGTTATGAGCAAAAGTTCGCTGATGGCTGGTATGTAGTAACTAAGAAAGGAGAATAACAATGAGTTTTAATGTAGTTTATGCGGCTAAGGATAAAATCCAAAATAAAATTGCTCAAGGTGTTATTCTTCCTGAGAGCTTAATTATTACTAATGAACAACCAGATAATGCAGAAGTTTTTTACTATGATGAAAAAGGTAAGTTAAAACAACTAATCAAGCGCACAAAGTTTGATAGTGAGATGGAAGCAAGAGTCTGGATTGCTAAGTATGATTATAGTGGTGAGAACATTTCCATTAAAGATGCCAATGGCAATTGGATTAGTTATACGGTTTCCAGCGATGGACAATTTGCTCCTGTTTCCCAGGAAGATTTAATTCTTACTGGTTATTATCTTAATGAAAATTTCTATACAGACAGCACTTATACAACTCCCCTAGAGAAGAATATTAAGTGCTTATACATCGACAAAAACTCAAACAACGGTTACACTTGGACAGGTGAAAAATATGCAGCGTTAACTGCCGAGGCTACAGCTGAACTTGCTGGCACGATGAAGCTATATCAAGCGCACGGTAAAAATACAGATGGCGCGATGAGCCAGAAAGTTGTAACCGAAGGTGTTAATTCTATTGCTCTAACGCTAGATAACACTGATGAAGAATGTTTAGTCCTAGATTTACCCTGGGATTGACATATAAAATCTAATTTATAAAGGAGATTTTTAATTATGGCTGATATTTCCAAGATTAAACTTGCCAATGGCACGACTGTAACTCTTAAGGACGCTCAGGGTCGTGCTGATATTACTACACTGCTTGGTGGCCACGCCCTTAATGCTCTTGGCGCTGCCGCATGGAAAGCCGTTGCCGCCAACATTTCCGGTGAGGGTCTTGTTGATGCTTCCGTCGTCAAGTCTTATGTTGACGCCTAGGTTGGCACTATCCACAACTTTGACGTTGTGATCGATGCGGCCGGCACTGGCGCTGGTCCTTCTGTGACCGCTTCCGCGGACACCATGTACAAGATCTATATGGTTCCTTCTGATGATGCGGCCGCTGGTTCTTATGTCGAGTACATTACTATTCGCTCTGGTGAGGCTGCTGCCTATACCTACGCATGGGAAGCCATCGGCAATACCAAGATGAACCTGAGTGGTTATGTTTCTACTAATACCACCATCGCCACCATCAAGCTGGATCACAACATTACTGTTGCTGAGCTGCAGACCGCTCTGGGTCTGGGTACTATGGCTTATGCTGACAAGGCTAATGGCTCTACCACCCTGGAAACTGTCGATAGCATCACTATGAATCCTGTGACCGTTGCCGGTAACGCCGCTGTGACTACTAAGGCCGCTGATGCCACTCTGACCAAGGGTGATTTCACTCCTGCTGGTACTGTGAGTGCTCCTACTATCGATCTGACTTCTACTGAGAAGACCTTTGCTACTGGTCTGACTGGTGGTAAGGCTGCTTCCTTCACCGAGGGTGCCTTCACTCCTGCTGCTTTCCAGGATGGTTTCTATACTGCTGGTTCTGCGGCTACTTGGACTGGTAAAGAGTATGTTGCTCCTACCATGGGCAATGCTACTACTGGTAAGTTTGCTTCTGAGGGTATTGTGGCTACCGTCGGTACTGGTGAGGATTCTGAGACTCTGATCTTCTCTACGGCTGGCACGGCTGATGCGGTGACTGCTCAGGGTGAGTTCAATGCGGGTAGTGTCAACTTTGGTACTTTCGATGGTGGTAAAGCTACTGTTATTGATACCACTAAGTTCTCTGGTGGTTCTAAGGCTAAGGACACCTTCTCTGCCAATGTTCTACAGACTGTTGAGACTGATACCGTTAATAATGTAACTGCGGCCACTGCTACTGCTCCTACCTTCACTGGTACGAAGTCCGAGGGCGTCCTGGTTACTGGCGTGTCCTATGAAAAGGCTGATGCCACTGCTGCCTTCAGCGTGGATGTTACTCCTGAGACCAAAGAGATTAAGAAGACTGCTAAGACCATTGAGATTGAGGTCTCTCCTGTCGCCAAGGTCTAATAAATGTCTGAAATATCCAAAATTGAATTTCCCGATGGTAGCTTGTATGATCTAAAAGACGAGGAGCTCCGTCATATGATTGAAGTGCTACTAGGGAAACAAGAGAACGGATAACGCGGAGGTGGGTGGCTGCGGCTGCCCACCTTTTTTGTTAGTGATAGCTAGACTAACAAAATAATGTTTAAAAAGGAGGATATTCAATGGCGAACAAAATTACTAAATTCAAATTAGCGAACAATCAGACTTATAACGTTAATGATGGTTCCGCCGTTCATTTTGATGCTTCTCAAAGTTTATCCGCTGCTCAAAAATCGCAGGCTAGAACTAATATTGGTGCAGGTACTAGTTCTTTTAGCGGAAACTATGATGATTTAAATAATAAGCCCACTATTCCTAGCAAAACTAGTCAAATTACTAATGATAGTAATTTTGCTACTACAGATTATGTTGACAATAAAACTGCGGGCCTCACTGGGGCAATGCACTTTAGGGGCACTGTAACTGCGTTACCTGCTACTACGAATTATGCGGCTGGTGATGTTGTTATTTTTGGTTCTAAGGAATATGTTTGTGATAAAGATAATAATAAATGGGTTGAATTAGGTGACGAGGGAAGTCATGTACTAAATACCCAAAAAATTAATGGTCATGCTCTGACGGGCGATATTACCCTAAATGCGGCTGACGTTGGGGCAGCAACGACTGCGGATGCGGCGGCTGCAACTTCTAAATATTATTCTGCCACTCTCACTCCCGCAGGTTGGTCTGCGAGTGGGGATCAATTTAAAAATACCTATTCTAATACAAGCCTGCGGGCCTCGATTAGCCCCGTTGTGTCTTGTACGGAAAACGTGGCAGAATATGCTTATATCACTGATGCAGAAGCGACCGCAAAAACCGGAATAGTGTTCACCGCCCGCAAGAAACCAACTGCCAATATTATCTTAACTATTGTTGATGTTGGGTGAGGAGAGGACTTGGTGGCTTTGCTCTGTCCTTTATGCCCACGACAACTATTTTTGCTCCGTGTACACTTCGGGTGAGGCGGATACCATCATCGCGTCCAGTACTCGTGGCGCAGCCCCTTGCTTTTGTATTTAATTTTCTAACCCAGTCTATTTCTCGTAAATAGACTGGGTTTTTCTTTTTGCTTTTTTCAAAAATTTATGTTATAATATATATAGAAATCAAGAGAGAGAGGTCTTCTGCATGACGAATAAAGATGTGATTATTAAGGTTCTTAATGAGCACCCCTGCCTTACTGCAATGGAAGTGCGGCAGTTCGCTAAACGACTGTGCAATTATGATATTACTCCGCAGGCAGTTGCGGGAGCAATGAGACCACTAATTGCGGCGGGCCTTGCCGCAAGTAGCAGCAGACCCGATAATGGAAAAACCGTTTATTGGCTTAATAAAAAGCATTAATATAGGGGATGATATAAATGAAAACTTACTTGAAAAATCAATATGAATATGAATTTGACAAACTTTTCAAAATCGCACATGAGATTGAGCCTTGGTATTCTGTAGATAAAGTAAAAGACTATGCTGTTTATATCTGGACCAAAGATACTGATGAAGGTTTTGGTAAGAATGTCTTTGATATTGAGGCTGATAGTATAGTATTTTACACTGACCATAATATTATTCCAGAAGCCTTTCCCGCAATTCAGCATATTCAAGAACAATTAAAGAAAATAGAAATTATTGGTAAACAGCTTCGGAAAGGATGTGTGTAAACTGTGAATAAATATTTTGTTGTAAGTGACGTGCATGGGTTTTATAATGAAATGTGCGAAGCCCTTAATGCTGCTGGGTATGATCCCGCCAATCCTTCTCATTGGTTGATTTCTTGCGGTGATAACTTTGATCGTGGTCCTGAAAACTTCAAAGTTATGCAGTATTTCCTGCATCAGCCTAGGTGTATCTTGGTGCGAGGAAATCACGAGGATCTACTTGATTGGGCTTGTACCGAAGGTATTTCTATGCGTGATTATCCCAATGGTACAGTAGATACTATTGAAGAGCTTGGCGCAAATTCCACTCGTCTAGACTGGACAATGCAAGATAAAATGGATTTGACCTTTAAGCGTACTCGTGGTTTCTTCGATCGTATGGTTGATTTCTATGAAACCAAAAACTATGTGTTTGTACATGGCTGGATTCCTTCTCTCAAACTGTACCCCGACTGGCGTAAAGCACCGACCTCCGCATGGGAAAAAGCTAGATGGGAAAATGGTATGAAGGCTGCGCGCAGCGGCCATCTCGATCCTGCAGGTAAAACGATCATAGCCGGCCACTATCATACGAGCTGGGGCCACCATATCCAATCGGGTACTCCAGAGTGGGGAGAGGGATCTGACTTCCGCATTTATCGCGACAAAGGTATTATTGCTATTGATGGCTGTACCGCATATACTGGTAAAGTTAATGTTCTTGTGATTGAGGATGAACCTTTGGAGGAGAAATAATGATTGCTGCGCTGATTATATTTGGATTAATTGCTGCTATTGCTCTATTAATTCCAGTAAGTTTCGAAATAATTAGTTTTATTCTTGGCTATAAAAAATTTCAAAGGAGAGACGATGACTTTTTAGATTATGCTACTATTGATTACTCAACACTAAAACGTCTGTATCAAATTAATCCTGATGGCTATAAAAGCGATTTTGGTCAATTATATAGGATGAATAATAGCCATGGTTTGGTAACAAGAGAAGTTCGAATTGTTTTTAAAACTATTTTTGACTACTTTCATTTTGAAATAGACAGAAAGTATAACAAGAAAACCAGCCAAATTGCTAAGCGCCGCAAACAAGAGGAGCAAGGATTAAGTAAACTTCGTGATTTAGCTCAGCAGGATATTGATAACTTGCGCGCAAAACTTGATGCAGAGTTTGAACAAGAGAAAAAGAAAACTCAGGAGATTGCGGCGAGTATGCGGCAACCGTTCGGTAATCTTTATCCCCTTATCTCTCCTAATGGTGATCTAGCGTATTACCAAGGTAAACGAGTTTATATAGATGAACAGAGAAATTATTTTACCAAAGAAGGAAAGCCTATTCTAATGCCTTGGGAGGAAAAATGATGGAAAATATTGTTATTTTAGCTGAATGGCATGGTAACTCTTGGGGCGGTTCTAACATTATGACTATTCTTCTTGGGGCAGTGTTGGTATTTACTTTTAGTTGTTATATAGCATTTTTGTTCACAGACGAAGAATCTTATACTCTTCTCTTGATTTTAAGTGCCATATTAGCATTTTTACTCTGGTTTCCTCTAAATGATTGCGTTCAGCATCGAGAAGAAACCTTCCAGAGGATTGCAACTCCACCGCAGATTACTCAGCAGCAACTTGAGGAAAAATATGACACAGTTAATTTAATTACAGAAACAACAAACTGCCCAGAAGGCATGATATGTTGGGAAGTTGGTTTTAAGCAGGTAGACTAAATGTCTACTTGCTTTTTTTTATTTTTTATGTTATAATATTTATATAAAAGATAAAGAAAGGATTTTTTTCCTATGGCTAGAAATATTATTTTAACTGAAACAGGATTTAAAAATATTTACCGCGGTTATCTCAAGTATATTGCCTTGCAGAGTGGAGGTGTAGATAACTGGGAATGGTATGGTGATTCTCTTAACGCGTTTTTGCGGGACTGGTATTTTGGAAATCACCCTGACCGCACAGAGGAAGATCTCAATAATGAAGAATGTTATGATTTTGATGATGTTGTAGACGAAGACATTGACAAAGGCGCGTTTACTATCCAGGAGGTAGATGAATGATTATTTGTGCAGCAATTAAAGACACTCGCACTGGCGCAGTATTTGGTGGTATTCGTCATGGTGATATTTACTCTGCAATGCATGATGCTGGTATTACTCCTCCTCGCGCAGCTGCAGTTGAGGGCTTTCTTGATGAAAAGAATAACTTCTACGATCGCTATGAAGCATACAATATTGCTATGACCAATGGTCAGTTGAGCGCTACTACTCGCCAACATAAACGTGATACCGGCGAGAAAGAATTGTTTTCGGAGGATTTGTACTAATGAATGGGGTAATAATTCTTAATAGTTATGAATATTTGACCAATTTTGGCTCTGTTTTTGTAACAAATGTTTTATTTATATGGTTTCTCGTGGCGGCTATTGCCGTACTATTTATATTCCTCAAACATGGATGTGATTCTTGGAAGGGGTTTGCCTTCCTTATCGTCTGTATTGCATTAACCATTGTTAGTGGCTGTCTTATCGCAGAAGATAAATATGAAACTCGCTATCAAGTAACTGTAGATGATTCGGTAAGCATGAATGAGTTTCAAGACAGGTATGAAATTATTGAAGTAGAAGGCAAAATTTATACTGTAAGGGAGCGTGTTGAATAATGGATGCTATTGAATTTATTAAAGAGCGACAGAGACTGTGTCAAACCTATGTTTGTTGTTTTGAATGCCCTGCTAATAACGACAATGATGGATGCAAATTTAGCACAATTACTGGATATGATGCAACAGAGCAAATTAGGCTGCTGGAAGAATGGTCTGCCGCACACCCTCCTAAAACACGGCAAAGTGAATTTTTAAAGCAGTACCCTAATGCAGATCTAGATGAGGATGGCATTCTGAAAGTGTGTCCCAAGATTGTGGAAGGCTCGAGTTATATGGACTCGCATAAGTGCGGTCTCGTTCCGTGCGCTGTATGTCACAAAGCCTATTGGTTAAAGGAGATTAAATGATGGAAAAGAATAATTGCTTGCGTTGTAATTTTCGCCATACGGACAACGGGAACTGTACTGCGGTTGGCGGGTTCTGCACGGCAGTTCCAGCTGCTCACTGCCCGTTACTGAGAAAATATTTAGATACAGAGCTGACGCCAGAACGGTGCGAAACTGCAAAGATCATCATCGAATCTGCTTTTAGTGATGACACGTCAAAGGTAGAGCGAATTCGGAAGCTACTAAAGGCCGATCAGGATGGTCGGCTGATAATACTACCGGACGTGCCGGAGGTGGAGTGATGGATTGCTTCAATTATAACTGCCCATTTCGTCAGAATACAACAAGTAACTGTAATCGTTGTGATTGCTTGGCATGTCAGAATAGATGCGAAGAACCCGTTATATATATTACAAGTAATCATACGCTTACCGCAGACGAAATCGCAAAAATGACTAATGATCCCAATTATGGTATTGGAGCTGGATGTTAGGGGTGAAGTAATGAGTAAAACATTTGTTCTATTATGGATGCTGTTTAATCATGTGCTAGATGATTATTTTCTACAAGGATGCCTAGCCAATATGAAACAGAAAGATTGGTGGAAAACTAATTATCCAGATAACAAATATAAGTATGATTATATTGCAGCCTTATTTATGCACTCATTAAGTTGGAGTTTTATGATTATGCTACCGATTGCCACATTTTTCTCTTTTAATATTGACCCATATTTTCTTTTTATGTTTTTTATAAATACAGTATGTCATATGATTGTTGATAATGCAAAGGCAAATGATAAAGTTATTAATCTAGTTCAGGATCAATCTGCTCATATTGCGCAGATCGCATGGACGTGGCTCCTGTGTCTATAAGGAGAATTTATTATGGATGCAAATAAACTTTCTTGGGGACTGTTTATGCTTCGTGGCAAAAACTGGTGGCGAAATCTCAAAGACATCCCTATTTTTATTCAACGCATTTTCTTCACTCTAAAACATGGTTATTCACCTGCTGCACAATGGGAAACCTTTGAATGGTTTATTGCAGTAATGCGTGAAATACTAATCAATTATCGTGATAATCGCATGGGAACACCTGTTGTAATTCCTGATTATAATATTGATGATTTAATTAGTGAAAATAAAAACATTGAGATTTATAATAATATTCTCAATGAAATGATTGAATTGTTAGATAAAATGGATGAATGTAATTCGACTTATAATGGTGTATCTTTAGAAGAAATGCACTCTGCCATGGATACTGCAAAGAATAAGTTTTTTGAATTATTTTCTAAATATTTTTATACCCTATGGGATTAAGTCAAGTGGTCACGGTCACTTGACTTTTTTCATTATTTATGTTATTATAAAAGAAAAAGAAAGGAACAAGAGAATGACAGATCATGAAGTTGAGTTGCTAAATAAATTGATTGAAAACTGCATTTATTGCGGCGGAGACCCAGGCGGCCCTTATTATACTGATGTAGAAGATACTGAACTTACTATTAAAAATTTTTTAAGAGTAATTGACCCAACTCTTGATGTTAAATATATAAAGCACGAGACATTTTTTGTTTATAGAAAAGGAGTGTGTAAATAATGGGATATGATGCTTATATTACAAGATATCATCGCACCAATAAGCCAAACTCTGTTATTATTCGTAATGACAGTGATATTAATAAGGTTATTGATATGGTGATTAACCACGACGAGAGCTTTGAGTATGAGGATATTGATTCCTGGTGCTCTAGCGGTAGATACTGGATGGATTTTGTCTATGATAATATTGATCCTTCCTTGCGGACAAAGGCTGATGTGGGCCAGTATATTCTTATTCGCTCTGCTGCTGACTATGCAAAATTGGCTGTTGTAGCTGTTCAGCTAATGGAAACCGCGAGTTATCAGTTTGGTAAAGTTGTTTATGCTATGGCTGACAGGCATGACGATGGCTCTTTCCGTTGCTTCCCTTTAGATGGTGTTATTATTCAATGCGAAGATGGCTCTACTAGACATATCTGGGATGAATATGACGACGATGGCTTCCTTGTTCCTAAAACAAATGAAGATCAATTTACGACCATTCGGCAGTTTGTGCAGGCGGTACTGCTCGCCGCAAATACAGACTGGGATAATGAGTTTGTATTATTAGGAGGTAGTTATTAATGAGATCAGAGTTTATGTATACACCACTCGATGAAATTTATAATAAAGAACTGCGGCGGCAGGCTAGTACAGTGGAGTTGATTGCTAGTGAAAATTTCGTTAGTCCTAGAGTGCTTAAATATCTTGGTAGCGAATTTACCTCAAAATATACAGAGGGATATCCGGGTAAACGGTATTATGGAGGCTGTGAATTCTATGATTCACTTGAATGCTATTGCCAAGAACTGTGGAAGGATGTCTTTAGCACAACTTATCATGTAAATGTACAACCGCATAGTGGCACTAGTGCAAATCTTGCGGCGATCTCTGCGGTAGTTAATCCAGGTGAGACTATCCTTTCTATGAGTCTAGACTGTGGAGGGCATCTCTCGCATGGGGCTCAGGTAAGCCAAGTTGGAAAACTTTACAACATCGTTAATTATGGTGTAGATGATGATGGTTGGATTGACTATGATAAGGTTGCAAAACTAGCTGATCAGTGCCAGCCTAAGCTAATTATTTGCGGTGCTAGTGCATATAGTCGAAAAATTGATTACATTCGATTTGCTGAAATTGCGCGAAGTGTTAATGCTTACCTACTTGCGGACATCGCTCATGTTGCGGGACTGATTGCAGCGAATAAGTTGCCTTCTCCTTTTGGATATGCCGATATTATTACTAGCACTACACAGAAAACTCTGCGTGGACCGCGAGGTGGACTAATCTTCTGTATTCCTGAACTAGCTAAGAAGATCGACAGTGCAGTATTTCCTGGTACGCAAGGCGGTAGTTTAATGAATGTAATTGCCGCAAAAGCTGCCTGCGCAGAAGAAGTGCTTGAGCCTGAATTTGTAGATTACATTGATGAGGTTATGTATAATGCCAAGGCTATGGCAGAGAGATTTATGTCTCATGGCTACAATGTAATTACAGGCGGTACTGATAACCATATGTTTCTTGTTGATTTGCGAGGGACTGGTCTTACAGGAATTGATGTGCAGAATGAGCTTGAGAGAAATGATATTACACTCAATAAAAACGCAATTCCTAATGATCCGTTGCCTCCTAGTAAAACCTCTGGTATCCGTATTGGTACTCCGGCTATGACAACAAGAGGTTGGAAAGCACATGATTTTTGTTGGTGCGCAGACAATATTTGTAAAATTTTAGATGAAATGCGGGCGGCCCTGTGAGGTCGCCCCTTTTTGACTTTTATTAAAAAATATGATATAATTTTATTAGAAAATAAAGGAGTTGATAGATTATGAAATGGCATCAAATTAAAAATAAAAAGCCTGAGCTGGGCGTGGATGTTCTCGTATGCTTCGAGCTGGGTAACCCTTTCTCCTGTGATGTATGTAGTCTCGAAGATGAAGGCGAAGGCCACTATGTTTGGTGGCGCATTGAAAAAAGTTATCCTGTTGATGATACTGACTATTGGGCTGAGATTCCGATGCCTCAGCCGAGAATTCCCGCTTATAAGGAGGAGGATTAACTATGATTAAAGGATTGTATAAACCTTTTGAACATTGGGGTGAGAATACTTGCTGGATTATTTCTGATACCCACTTTGATGATCCAGATCTGATTCACCCTTATCCAGATAGACCGACCGCTGCAGAACAAGTTAAACTTATCAACTCTAAGGTTGGCAAAAATGATACGTTGATTATTCTTGGTGATGTAGGCAATGTTGAATGGGTGCGGCAATTGCGAGGGTACAAGATTCTTGTAATGGGCAACCATGATGCTGGTGCAAGTAATTATCAAAAACACAAATACTACAAACGTTTTCCTGCCGTAACTCATGACAAGGAACAGGCTCTTACAAAAATGGAATCTTTGCATCCTAATTGTAGATACAAGATAAAGTTTATTTTTAATGCAGGTATCTATAATAATGAATGGGAAGTCTGTGCTGATGATTGTCTATTTGACGAAACATATTCTGGCCCTGTCTTGATTGGCGAAAAGCTAATCCTCTCCCATGAACCCATTGAAAATTGTGATTGGTGCTTTAATCTGCATGGGCATACTCACTCACGCGACATTGTAAATGACAATTATCATTTTAATGTATGCGCAGATGTAATTAATTACACACCAATCAATTTCAACAAGTGGATGAAAGAAGGGCACTTGGCTAAGGTTAAATCTTTACACAGACAAACGATTAACGAAGCCACCGATCGGCGGCGCCGCAAAGGAGGTTAATATGTTAGAACTTCAAAAATTTATGCAGGAACATGATAACTGGGCTGAGTTGCTTGCGGCTGAACCTTATAACCTAAAGATTTCTTACTACGAGAAGTTGGTTATGTTCAAGTATAATCAGCTCACCGCAAATTTTTCTATTCCTCTTGTTCGCGAAGCTCGTGGTATTATTCTTGAGCGCAAATTTCCTTATCGTGTGGTATGTTGGCCTTTTGAAAAGTTTTTTAACTACGGTGAGGAGCATGCCGCCCAGATTGATTGGTCTACTGCTTCAGTCCAGGAGAAAATTGATGGTAGTCTGATGAAGTGCTACTTCTGGGATGACGAGTGGCGATTGGCTACTAATGGTACTATCAATGCGTATCTTGCACAGATTGATGGTTGCATTAAATTTCAAACTTATGGTGAGTTATGGGATAGCATCTGGCCTAGTTGGCGCGATACTATGGAAACATTTGCATCCAAACAGGCAACCTATATGTTTGAGATGGTATCTCCTTATAACAAAGTAGTTATTCCTTATCAAAAAAGTGAAATTTACTTCCTTGGGTGGCGAGACAATGGTACTGGATATGAGTTGCTTCCTACTGACAGCACTCTTTCTCATTATTGTCTTATACCAAACCACTATCCTCTTAATTCTCTTGGGGAAGTAATTGCGGCTGCGAATAACTTACCGTGGGATCGGGAGGGTTATGTAGTATGTGATGGGGAGTTTAATCGCGTAAAGATCAAATCTCCCGCATATATCGCTGCACACTATACAGTTGCCAATGGTATTATCACTAAGAAGAAGCTACTGAAAGTTATCTTGGCGCATGAGGAAGAGGAATTTCTTGTCTATTGTCTTGAATACAAAAAAGCAATAGACGAGATTAAAGAGGATATGCAGGAACTGGAAGTTGAATGCAGTAAAGCACTTCATAGCATCTCTGAACTTCCAGGTTATTGGCGCGACTATCCCCGCAAAGAGATTTTTGAGCGAGTAAAAGATTGGCCTTATATAGAGTTTAAATATATCATGGCTAATTATAAAGAATATGTGAGTTGGAAAGATTTTACAAAAAATTGGTCTGAAAATAAATGGATAGAAATATTGGGGTATTAAAATGGAAAAGAAATATATTGTATCTGAAAGTTTGTTGTATGATATGCTGTCCGATTCCCTGACTTTGAATATGTTATTCGCAGGCGGAGTAGATAATTGGATGGGTTATGATGAAGCCATTAGAGATGGCATGAAAGAACTGAATGAAATGAATCATACTAATCTTGAATGGCCTAATGCGGAAGCGGCTAGAGTAGAATATGCCGATATTGGATTGGAGGTATATAATGGCTAAACAGTATATTACCCCTGGTATGCGGGTTGTTGAAACTACTTACCACACTGGCACTGTTGTTGCAGTAAACAAAGAACAGAATACAGTTATCATGCAGGAAGGAAATAAGTTCCGCACTGTTCCCATGTGTAACATTGACGTAATTCCGCAGGAGGTATACGATGAGAAGTTCTAAACCTAAATACTCCCAGATGCAGAATCAGGAACTTGAGACGAAAGCATTTATGGTGCTCGCGCAGACTACGCAGGCATTGACCATTCCTGAGATTTGTGGCCAAGACTTCACTCTATCAACGCAGACCCCGCAGAAGATGGCACGAGTGCTGAATAACCTATGTGATATGGGTGCTGTAATTAAAGCAAAAGATAAGTCTAAGGGACGTATGGTATATATGTCTATGTCGTCCTATAATGATATGATGAATGGAGGACATGATGATGACTAAGAAAATTATGCCCTTGATAAATACTATTTTTAATGTGGTACTCGTTGGTGTATTTTCATTTAGTGCAGCAAATGCAACAACTCCTTATCTGATGGTAGGGCAGCTGGTCGCCGCAGGTTGTTGGGCAGCACTTGCGGTTATGAATAGCGGAGTGCTAGATAATATCAAGGAGGGATAATGCTTTATAATATATATTATTCTGAGAATTATATGTCTAATGATTTTCCGCTTTATATCCAAGAAACAAAAGAATTTAATAATTTTAAAGAAGCTACCTTCTATGCGTTTCAACGCTGTCTTGAAAAACAGCTAGAGCTTGATAGTGTTGAAGATTTTATTAATAACACAAAACGGAATCCTTATCTAAAAGACAAAAAAGCAGGTAATGATCTTCTAGAAGCAATTGGACGAAAGCGTTACTGCATGGAAACTACTGCAGATTTACGCTTCTACGCTGTTCCCGTAGAGGATGATAAAATAATTGGACACGCATTTGAAGAAGGAATTCTAAAATAAAACTAACCCCTCGCCGTATTAGACGAGGGGTCTAGTCTTAGTTAGATTTGACAATTAAATAAATTTATGTTATAATATTTTTATAAAGAAAGGAGAAATCCTTATGAAAAAAACTGCGCGAATAACCCATCGTTTCTTTTGTACTAATTGCGGGCGTGAGGGCCTACCACTTGCTCGTAAGACAGGCCATCAACATCAGAAAGGACATCTTAAAAATCTCTATTGTCCTTGGTGTAAAGGTGAATATAACCACTGGGAATGTCACGACGATGAAGAAGTGGCAAATTTTAAAGAATTTTATAGAATGGACGTGATACATCATGAATTATCTGATTATGTTTTGCGGCGTCCCGGGCAGCGGAAAGTCAACTGAGGCTTGCCGCATGGCGGGATCACTTGCCGCACGAGGCATTACAGTTGAACATATTTCCCGTGACAAACTCAGATTTAGCATGATTTCTGATGAAAGCGAATACTTCTCCAAAGAAAAGGAAGTTTTCAGCAAATTCGTTGAAAAAATGAATAATTCGCTTAATAAAAATGATTGCACAATTATTGATGCAACTCATATTTCTAAAGCAAGTAGAGCAAAAATCTTGCGGCGGGTTGAGAATCCTGACAGCGTGCGGTTACTAGTTCTTTACCTCACTACACCTATTGATATATGTATACGGCAGAATAATCTTCGCACTGGTAGGGAACGAGTCCCGAATGAAGTAATTGAGAAAATGGCTAAACAATTTGAAGACCCCACTGAAAAAGAATTTGCAGGGTTCGGTTTTGACAGTGTTGAGGTATGGGAGAAGCCTTGGAAGGAGGGAAAGACATGATCTACATCACTAGCGATCTCCATCTGAACCATGACAAGGAGTTTATCTATGCTGCACGAGGATATTCCTCAATCGAGGAAATGAATAAAGACCTTGTTACCAAATTCAACAACACAGTAACAGACGAGGATGAAGTCTATATTCTTGGTGATCTATGCCTTGGTGGCGCTGATTCACTTATTGATAATTTCAAAATGCTAAGTCAACTCAATGGTAACATTCATATTATTCTTGGCAACCATTGTACAGAGACTCGCCGCAGAATGTATGAAACCCTGCCGCAAGTTGTTTCTATTTCTTATGCAGACATGATCCACTACCGCAAATATCATTTTTATCTTAGCCACTATCCCACCTTAACCGCAAATCTTGATTGTGACAAACCCCTGCGGGCCCGCACTATTAATCTGTGCGGTCATAGTCATGCTACCGACCCCTTCGCAGATTGGGAAAAAGGATGTATCTATCATTGTGAAGTAGACGCACACAATGGATTTCCTATTTCTCTTGATACTATTATTGAAGATATGAAACGTCGTGTACAAGAAGATGAAGCACGTTACACTAAGCAGCTTGCTGCAATTAAAAAGTGTTTTGATGAACCATTTGATGTAGCAATGGCCTCGCTTACTGCTTCTATTGGTGAACCCCTGGAGGTTTTTATGGAAAAGCATCCAATCCCTAAAAAAGCCTATATTAATTAAAAGGAGAAAATTTATGAGCCTTCATTCTGCTATTATGAACCTTAAGCCTATTGTTGAGGTTTTTGATAATGATGTCAGTGTTAAGCTGACTTACAATGGCCACAATTATTATGGAATTGCCTTCTGCCACGAAGAAGATAAGGACTTCTTCTCTGAAAAGGTTGGCGCAACAATTGCTCATTATCGTGCTATGATTAAAATTTACGATGATGAAATTAGACGAGCAGAGGTTGCCGCACGAGTGCTCTGGTCTGCCTATAAAGACGTTATTTATAATTCTCAGGAGGATGGCATTCCTGTAGATCCAACTAGCGCATTTATTATTCGTGTTTTTAAGGCACGTGACCTAGTTGATCGCTACAGAGTCCAGCGTACTAGTCTTCGTACCCAGCTAAGGGAATATCTCAAGAACCATGAAAAGTGCCTTGAGAGTGTTCGCGCACAGCGTAAAATTGAAAATGAGGACAAAAATGTTTAATCCTTATGGTTAATTTTTCAAAATAAATGAGAAGAATCCGAAAGGAGAGATTTATATAGGTTTGATATATGTACTCGTCGGGTTCCTCATTGCATCTATTGGTATTCCTCTAATTGAAAGTTTACAGAATATCATCGCTGCTCTTACTGAGCTAATGATAAGTAAAATCAATAAAGGCATAGCTAAATCCAATCTCGCTATTCAAGCTATGACCGAAGAGGATGAAGAACCCGTGGGACCGAAAGGTGTCATGGGTTTTACTATACCTGATGATGACGATGACGATGAGGAGGAATACGAAGTTGAAGATTAAGTTCTATGATACTTGCGCGCTTCTTAATCTAGGCGAGAAAGTTTTTGGAGGAGAGCCATTTGCGGTTTCTAGTATTACCTTTAAGGAATTAGAAATAATTAAAACGTCGTTTAATAAAGATAACGACGTTAAAGCAATGGCTAGACACCTTCTTCACTTGTTTGACGAAAATGAATATGATTATATTCCAGTAGTTCATCAAGTGGAAAATGAAGTATTTGTTGCAGCCAGAGGATTTGAAATTAATAACGATACTAAAATTCTCTCAGACGCAATTTATCTTGCCAAAGATGAAGATATAGAATTTGTGACTGCGGATTTGAGTTTGCGTTGTATTGCAAGACATTTTATTGATATTATTTCAGTAGAAGCTATTGCGGAAGAGGAAGATAGCTATACTGGATACCTTGAAATAGAATGTACTGAGGAACAGTTAGCATTTTTTTATGAGCATCAAGAAGATAATATATTTGGTCTGCTTGAAGGACAATATCTTGCGCTCTATCACGACGAAGAACTTGTAGATTTGCGGGTGTGGCGCAACGGTTCGCCGCAATTCCTTAACTATAAAGATTTTAACTCCACTTGGTTTGGTAAAGTTGTTCCTTATAAAGGAGATTTATACCAGAAGATGCTCTTCGATAGCCTAAACAATAATCAACTTACCCTAGTCCGTGGACCAGCAGGCTCTGGAAAGACGCTCTCTTGTCTAGCCTTTTTGATGAGTCAACTAGAGAAGCACCGCATCGATAAGATTATCGTATTCTGTAATACGGTTGCGACTATGGGATCAGCTAAACTAGGGTTCTATCCGGGTACTAGATTAGAGAAGCTACTTGACTCGCAAATTGGAAACCTCTTGTCTAGCAAACTAGGCGGAAGAGAAGGAGTAGAACGTCTTATTGATGATGGTAAGTTAGAGTTACTTCCCTTAAGCGACATTAGGGGACTAGACACTAATGGGATGAAGGCTGGAATCTATATTTCTGAAGCCCAGAATCTCGATCGTGCTTTGATGAAGCTTGCTATCCAGCGTGTTGGTGAAGATTGCATTTGTCTTATTGACGGTGACTCTAAAGCACAAGTTGATGATTTGCGTTATGCGGGAATTAATAGTGGCATGAGGCGACTCTCGCAAGTTTTCCGTGGTCAAGATTTCTATGGTGAAGTTGAATTGAAGCACGTTTATCGTAGCCGTATCGCAGAAGTTGCAGAACGATTTTAATACAGTATCGAGGAGAGTAGCTACTGCTGCCCTCCTCATTCTATTTTCTAAGAAAGGATTTGAAATAAATGCCAAAAGTATATCTGTCTCCGGCAATGCACCGGTAGAACGAGTGTTGCTATCCTCGTCCAGATGGCAAACAGTGCTATGAAGCACTGGAAAATAATGAATATATTGACATTCTTGAACCTGTTTTAAACAGGTGTGGAATTGAAACTAAGCGTGGCTATCGCCGCACTCCTATGAATAATGAAGATGGCGATAAAATTATGCGCCAAAATGTTGCTGAGTCCAATGCTTGGGGCGCTGATGTTCACTATATTTCTCACACTAATGGTGCGAATGGTACAGTGAAAGGTTATCGTCCTATTTACTTCACTGGTTCAACAAAAGGCAAAAAGCTCGCGGAAATCATGGTAAAATATCGCAAGCAGATTTATCCTTACAGTGTGGTGCTAAATAACCGCACTGATTTATATGAGCTTAAAAATACCAATGCAGTAGCATTCTATGAGGAACACGTTTTCCATGACAATCTTGAAGATGCTACATGGTTCCATACTCATATGAATGAAATTGCAGAATCTGCAGCAAAGGGACTGTGTGAATACTTTGGTATTCCTTATGTTGCTCCTGCGGCAACGCCTTCTACTCCAGCTGTGACCACTACCATTCTCCGCAAGGGCAGTACAGGTCCTGAAGTAAAGTCTCTACAAAAGAAACTTCTTCAAATTGGTTATTATCTTGGGTCTTATGGCGCAGATGGAGACTATGGTGATGCAACAGTAACCGCTGTCCGCAAATTCCAAAAGGATAATTCTCTTGCGGTGGATGGAGAAGCTGGACCCAACACTTTGGCCGCTATTGACAAGGTTCTTCCTATTGTTCAACAAGAGCAAAAAGCTATTGCTAATCGTTTGCGGCAAGCTCAGCATAAAGATTTTTCAGTCCAACCTATTATTAATTGGGCTGAAAATGAACGCAATTATACCGAGAAAGATAGCTTGACTGACTTAGACGATAAAACCAAAAATGCAGGTGATGATAACTATACTAAGTATTCTCAAGAAGTTGATGCTCTTGGTGTATTCTCCGCGCAAGTGCAAGGTCAGCCTTGGTGCGCCACTTGGGTCACAGATGGTTTCATTAATACTTATGGTGTAAGTAAAGGTCTTGATATGTTATGTCAGCCTAGCAAAAACTCTAATGCTGCTTGCTGTGGCGATGCTGCTGAGTATTATCAAAAAGCTGGTCACTGGTATACCTCGCCGCAAGTTGGTGACCAGGTATTCTTCAAAACTACCAAGTATCAATATGCTCATACTGGTATTGTAACAGAAGTTACTAACACAGAAGTTACAACAATAGAAGGAAACACATCGTCTGAGAAGGGTGTTATTTCTAATGGTGGCGCTGTTACCAAGAAACATTATCCAGTTGGTTATTCTGGTTTCAAGGGTTTTGGTAGACCTAAATACGAAGTCAAACAAGAGGAACCAAAGTTCGAGCCTTATGTTGTGCGGCTAACCGCTATTGCACTGAATGTGCGGACGGGCCCTGGTACACAATATCCTGTTGCTATGGTCATTCGTGGTGGAGGTGCATTTACTATTGTTGCCGAAGAGAATGGGTTTGGATTATTAAAATCGAACGCGGGTTGGGTTATGCTTCAACATACAGAAAGAGTGGAGTGAACTATATATGAAACAAGAGAAGAAGAAAAGGAAAGAGTTCTCTAAACGGTTACTAGTTCAAGAGTCTTTGCTAATCTGGATCTAGACTCTTGCTTTATTAACACTAGCATTTGTTTGTGTTTTTCGAGGCAGTTATTCTGAATTGCCTTGGCTTGCAGCGATGGTTGCCTTTCCATGGACTGCCTATGGAGTAAGCCAAGCATTTTACTACAACAAAGCAAAAAAAGAAAACACTGAGGGTGGGATCGTCTATGAAACCACCCTTGCACAACTTGATCCTACTGACGACGAGCCAGTTGGTTGATTTCTTTTTAGTCGGTTACGCAAGTAACCGACTTTTTCTTTTTCTCTTGACTTTTTTATTTTTATATGTTATAATATTAATATAAAATAAATATAGAAGTAATGTAATTAAAGATCGGTAAAATTATCTTATATATTTCTTATAACTATATTATAACAAAAAATTTTAGATTTGTCAAGTTAGGAGGAAGAATGGAGATTTATTGTGATGGTTCATGCCGAGGTAATGGGACTGCCAACGCGGAAGGTGGCTTTGGCATTGTTGTAGTAGATAATGGTGAAGTCGTAAATACTTATGCAGAAATGCACAAACAAACAACGAATAACCGCATGGAAATGATGGCTATTATGTGGGCTATTGTTACTTATTATGAAGAGGTCGCGGCGGGTGATGTTATCATTTTTAGCGACTCTCAATATGCGGTTAATACTTTCTCCAATTGGATTTGGTCTTGGCATAATCGTGGTTGGAAGAAATCAAATAAGCAAACACCTGAAAATTTGACTTTATTAAAAAAATATGTTACCATAACAAATGATGGAAAATTACCTGTCCAACTACGGTATGTGCGGGGCCACAATGGTAACGTATATAATGAGTGGGCTGATGCCCTCGCAACCGGCGCCCGCAAGGCAGAAACTACGAAAGGAGAAAAGATAGATTTTGAACATTAAAAAAACATATACCGAAGACTCTATCGAATCGCTCTCTCCCCTAGAATTTACGAGACTTCGTCCAGGTGTTTACGTTGGTAGCACAGAATATTCCACTCAACTCTTGATTGAGATTGTGTCAAATGCAGTGGATGAGTTCCGTGCTGGGCATGGAGATAAAATCACAGTTACAGTCAAGAAAGACAACACATTTATTGTAGAAGATAATGGACAGGGCTTTATTACTAATCTTTTGCGGGAAGATGGGAAGACAGTTCTAGAGGCAGCATTCTCCGTGTTAAACACTTCGGGCAAGTATACCGATGATGGAGTCTACGATGGAGTCGCATTAGGTTTGAATGGTATCGGTTCAAAGCTAGCTACATACCTCTCTCACTGGCTTGAGGTTCTTAGTTGGAGAGATGGAAAATATGAGCATATCTGGTTTAAAGAAGGTGTATTCAACAAACGAGATTGCGGCGATTGGAAAAATGTCGATAAGCCTTCTGGCACACTGGTCCAGTGGCAACCGAGTGAGGAATTTTTTACTAACGTAGAAGTAGACCTTGCCGCGATTACTAAGTTGTTTAAAGTTCTTGCTTGCCTATGCCCTGGATTAACTATTGTCTTGGAACAAGAAGATAAACCTACTCAGACATTTGTTTCTAAAGCTGGTTTGTCTGATTTGGCAGATGAGGCCGTTAAGGGCAAAGAAATTCTAAAGAACCGTTTAAATATTCACTATGAGGGTGGAAAGAATAAGCTCGATTTGGTTTTAACTTATACCAATGCTTATTCTGCTACTATTGTTCCTTATGTAAATGCAGGCCTTACGGATGCAGGCCCGCATATTACACAATTTAAAACCACTCTAACAAGAGAAATGAATAAGTTTTTCCGCGAAAAAGGCTGGCTTAAAGACAAGGAAGAAAACTTGTCTGGCGATGACTGCCAAGAAGGTCTATATGTAGCATTTAATATTACTTCTCCTGGCGTTGCATATGATGCCCAGACTAAGTCTCGTCTAGTCAAGATTGATATGAAGCCATTCACGAGTGTTATTGCGGAGGAGTTAGGGTATTGGTTTGTAACAAATGAAAAAGACCTCAAGATTATCTGCGATAAAGCTCTAAACGCGAGGAAGGCACGTGCGGCCGCAAAGAAGGCTCGTGATGCAGTAAGAGAACCTAAGAAGAAAGAAACTGGTTTGCGGGCATCTCTTGCACTTAGTAATAAATTTATTGATTGCACAAGTAAAGATCCTAAAGAGCGCAAATTATTTATTCTTGAGGGAGTATCCGCGGGTGCGGCAGCAATCGAAGCCCGCAATCCAAAGACAGACTGCATTTATTTGCTTCGCGGCAAAATTCTTAGCCCTCTGAAAAGCGATACAACAAAACTGCTCCAGAATCAAGAAATCTCTGATCTTGTGCGAATTATTGGTGGAGGTTTTGGTAACACATTTGATGTCAATAAAATGAATTTTGATAAGATTGTTATTTTCAGCGATTCAGATAGCGATGGTGATCAAATTTGCCTACTTTTGATGGGACTATTTTATACTTATATGAAAGATTTGGTTTTGGCCGGCAAACTTTATCGTGGAGCTGCTCCTCTGTATACTCTTACAAAAGGAAAGGAAGAGCATTTGTTCTATACTGATAAAGAGTATCGTAATTGGCAGGCTAAGAATTCTACCTCTGGATATACCGTTCTACGAGGCAAGGGTACCGGCGAGATGAATCCAGACGATCTTCACCGACTCTGCTTTAATAGCGAAAGATTCAAGAGATTTGTAGTAGATAATCCAGAAGAAACAAACGCTCTACTGACTATTCTGCTGGGGCCAGCTGTGCCTCCCCGCAAGCAGTATATTTATGACAATGCGACTGAATTAGGCTTTCATTTTGAGTAAGGAGGTAAACAAGTGAGTGAAATTTTTGATGTAAAATTTAATGATGAAAGTAGACAAGACTTCCTTACTTATAGCGAAGAAGTTCTAACTGAACGTGCGGTGCCCAGTGCGGAGGATGGTTTGCTCTCATCTCAGCGTAAACTTTTATGGACTATGAGCGAGTATCTGAAAATGGACTCCTCAAGTAAAACGAAAAAATGCCAATCTGTCGTCGGATCAACCCTCCTCACGAGCTATTTCCACGGCGATCAGGCTTGCTACGGTGTGCTGGTAAAGATGGCACAACCATTTCTTATGCGGTATCCGCTAGTAGAAGGTCAAGGCGCACTTGGAACTCAGGAGTCTAATGACATGGTCGCTTCTTCTCGTTATACCGAAGCTAAGCCTAGCATCTATGCAGACCTAATGATGGAGAACTTTAAGAAAAACGCAGTTCCCCTCAAGCGCACATATAATGACGAGTTTGATGAACCTGTTGTTTTACCTTCTTCATTCCCTAATGCGTTATGCAACGGTAAACAGACTATTGCTATTGGATTAAGTCACAACTCATTGCCGAATAACCTATCTGAGGTTTGTGATGCACTTGTTGCTTATATGAAGAATGAAGATATTTCAATCGACGAGATTATGGGTTATCTACCTGGACCAGATTTCCCGTGCGGAGGCACTATCATCAATAGGAATGATATTAAAGAAGCATTTGCGACGGGTAAATCTAAAGTATCCTTAAAAGTACGTGGAGATTATACTGTTGAAGGGAATAAAATTGTTTTCACAAGTATTCCTTACCGCACTTATCGTAACAATATCAAGGAGCAAATGACCAAGTGCATTGAAGAGCTTGAAACTGTTATTGCGGATTACGCTGATGAATCTAATCTGGGTAAGACTAAAATCATTTTCAAAGTAAAGCCAGGCGTTGAACCAGAAGCTGCATTACAAAAGCTCTTCAAATTAACTGACCTTCAAACTACTCTGTCTTATAATATGAACTATATTGTTAATGGAACACCTAGACTGTGTTCTATTAAAGACTTGATGAAGGCATATGTACAGCATCAAGAAAATGTATTGCTGAATGTCACTTATTTTGACAAGGATAAGGCAGAAAAACGTATCCATGTCCTTGAGGGCATCTTAGTTGCTATTGATAAGATTGATGATGTAATTCAACTTATTAAATCTTCTACCAATAAAGCAGACGCAAGAACCAAGCTGGTAAGTTTTCTCTCTATTGATGAAGTTCAAGCTAATGCAATTCTCGATATGAAGCTGTCTCGTTTGACTAAATTAGACAAAGATGAATTGGCACAAGAGTTGCAGGACAAAAAAGATTTTGTCGCGGAGTGTAACAAGATCATTGGTAGCCACGACCATCGGTTAGAGAAGATTGCTGAAAAGGTTCAGAGTCTAAAGAAAAAATATGGAGACGCACGCCGCACTCAGCTGGCACAAATTGAAATCCCCAAGGAAAGCAAGAGTAAGCCAGAATTTATACCTGAACCCTGCGGAATCGTGATCACAACTGCGCATACCATTAAGCGCATGGCGAAGGCAGCCAAACCCAAGGCTAATGAGTATTTCTTGATGAACCAAGAGACGGATACTGGTGATTGGTTGAGTGTTTTTACTGCGGCGGGTAAAATGTATAAAATTCAGACCAAGGATATTCCAGAGGGTACAACTGCCTCCAAGGGGATTGGTATTGCGGCATTACTTGAGATGGGTAGCGATACTCCGGTCGCATATTTCTTACACTCCCAATTTGGTGAAGGAAGATTGTTGTTTGTAACCTCTCGTGGACAAATCAAATGTGCGAAAATGGAGGAATTTACTTCTACTCGCAAGGGCGGTGTTATTGCTACTAAACTGCGGGAAGGCGATTCGGTCACGGCAGTAATGGAGTATCATGGCGAAGATGTTGAGGTAATCACTAAAAAGGGTATGAGCATTCATTTACGTGGTAGCGATATTCCAACTCAAGGTAAGAATACATTAGGCGTAAAGGGTATGAATGTTGCAGAAGACGATTCTGTCGCACAGGTTTTGTTAATCCCCAAAGATACTATTGGATTGGTTGTAATTGCGGAAACAGGTCAAGGGAAACGTGTTCCTGTGAGCGAGCTACCGCCGCAAGGCAGAGGTGGAAAAGGTGTAAGTATTACCCCTAAGAGCGATTTTGCGGGCGCAGTATTCATTACCAGAGAGGATAGCCGCATTTTGTTTGTAATGCCAAGCACTGTTAAGAGTGAGTCTGCTAGACAAATTCCTGTTCATTCTAGAGTAAATACTGGTGTGCAAATTATCAAGCCAATTGGTAAAATCGCTCATGTGGTATTGGGGTCTTAATTGACCCTTACCGCACATTTGACATTTATTTAAATAAATGTTATAATAAAAATAGGGAGAAAATATATGTTTGATAAAGAAAAAATTTCTGAATTTTTCCCTGGCGCAGAGGATTTTATGATCCAGCCTATGTTAATCTGGACTTTACCCGCGAATAAGAAGGATAAACTCAGTGAGATTTGCGTCAGTGGAGAATATTTTGCAGAAGAGAAAAAGGACGGGGCACTGTACCAATTTTGCCGCACCGACAAGGGGAACTATTTATTCGGCAGAACAGTAAGTGTTAAAAATGGATTACTGACCAATAAGATTGATAATGTACCACACATCAATTCTGCCCTCTCTTGTTTACCTTGCGGTACTGTTATTGTTGGTGAGATTTATGTTCCAGGTGGCACAAGTAAAAATGTAACTTCTATTATGGGTTGCTTGCCCGCAGAAGCCATTAAGCGCCAAGACAAACAAGGTAAGATTAAATATTATCTCCATGATATGATTTTTTACAATGGAGAAGATATGCAATCTTGGGGTGCTGAAGCTCGCTATCAGAAGTTAGTAGAGGCATGGAATAAATTTCATCTTGAGCAGTTTGATTTTTTGCGGCTTGCGGAGAGCTTCGATACTGGTATTGAAGAGCGATTATCCCAAATTCTGGCCGCAGGTGGAGAGGGTATTGTCCTAAAGAAGAAAGACGCTCCTTATTCTGAGGGTAAGCGTCCTGCATGGGCAACGATCAAGTGTAAACAGATGGATACCATTGATCTAGTATGTACTCGCGCAATTGAAGCAACTAAAGAATATACAGGTAAAGAGCTTGAAACATGGCCATATTGGCAAGAACGTAGTGAACGAGATCAAAACGGTGAATATACCTGGTTATCTAGCGAAGGTCAGTATTATGAAGATTATCTGCATAATCCTCATATCTATAGACCTGTTACCAAACCCTACTTTTATGGCTGGAAAACAGCAATTGGAATTGGTGCTTATGATGATGAAGGTAATCTCAAGGAAATTGGTACAGTATCTTCTGGCTTAACTGATGAAATGCGGGCGCACCTTGATGACTACGTTGGAAAGGTCGTTGCGCTACAGTGTATGAGCATCGACCGCAAGGAGAAGACTTTGCGGCATCCTATTGTTAAAGCATGGCGAGATGATAAGAATGCCGCAGAGTGCAAGTTAAGTGAGGTCTTGTCTTGACTTTTTCAAAAATAAATGATATAATATTTATATACTTGAGAAAGGAAAGTAGACATGGCTAAAAAAGAGATGATTAAGCTAGCTGAGCAACTTATTAAGCTAGAAAAAATCATTGATACTGGTACTAAAGAAGAAGCAGATCAGGCTCGTCTTGATACAGAAACCCTTATTACTAAAATTGTTAAAACCTATGGTTTTAAGGGAATGTTTGAAATTGACGAGTATATCTGTACGCATAGTTAATAACGCTGTGAAGGCGATTATTATATATTAAATTTTTTTGGAGGAAAAATTATTATGGCTATGAAACCCAATACTAAGGCAGTTCTGGAGTATCTAAAGAGCGTTCACGGTAAGAAGGATGTTACCGCCGCCGATGTCGCCGCTGAGCTGGGCCTGGATGTGAAGCAAGTTAATGGTATCTTTACCGCGGCTCTGCAGCGCAAGGAGTATGGCTATCGCGAGGAAGTCGAGATCCAGCTGGACGACGGCAGTCACAGCAAAGTAAAAATGCTCCATCTGACCGACGCAGGCCTAGAGCTGACTGGTGACGAAGACTAATCTAAGGTAAAAGTTCCCGTGGAGGATAATTGAATCTTCCACGGGATTCTTGCATCTATGACAGTTCTACTTATTTTGTGCGGGTGTCTAATTGGTGTTTGTGTATTTCTTGCAGTTAAATACAAAGCCGCACAAGAAGAAGCACAAGAACGGATTAAAGTTAATCTTGCAGTTTAGCAAGAGAATGAAAATCTGGATAAAGAAAATGCACAATTGCGTATTGATCAATCTAGTCTAGTTTCAAGAATTGATGCACAAAAACAACGATTAGATGAATTACAAAGACATACGCAAATACAAACCGAATATGCAAAAATGGAGGCCAAGCGCGCTCTCGATCAAGCATATGAAGGTTATTCACAAGAAATTGAACAAGAGTATAGAAGTCTGATAGACGATGAAATGAGTAGTTATCTATCTGTTTGCGAAGATGTGCGGCGAGCGGAAGCCTAGCTTGAAGACCTTAAAGCCAAACAAGTCGCCTATATTTAGGAGCAACTCCGTAAAGAGAAGATTCAAAATGAATTAGACTTCTATCGTATGTTACTCACGGACAATGATAAAGATGATATAAAGAGTCTCCGCACCATACAGCAGACCTTCCACCGCAAAGAAGCGATTGACAAGATTATCTGGGAGGTTTACTACAAACCAGCCTATGATATACTAATGTCTCACTTGTTTTCTAAAGGTCAAGAAAAGGTTTGCGCTATTTATAAAATTACTAGTATTACGACCGGTAAGATCTACATTGGTCAGTCGGTGGACTGCAGAACAAGGTGGCGCGATCACATCAAAGCTGCGTTGGTAAACGGAAACAAAACTAACTTACTCTATTCTGCAATGTCAAAGGAAGGGCCAGAGAATTTCACATTTGAAATTCTTGAGGAAGTCCCACGACCGCAGTTAAATGAGCGAGAAAAATATTATATCGACTTCTATCAAACCGTGAAATTTGGTATGAACAAGACGGCAGGGGGAAGCTAAGCGCGTATGCAGAAAATCACTATTTTATCCGCCACGACAAAGGACCCCATTACGTTAATGGGCGAATGTACTGGAGTCTGCTATGGTTCCGATACAACTGATCCTGTTAAAAACTATAAGCGTGGAAAAGATTGCTTAACAAGCGGGCATGGAAGAGCTCTAGAGTACCCGCAAGTATATCTAGTTATCCAGGGCTTTTCAGCTAGAGTAGAGCGCGAAATCTACACTCATATCGCGGGGAGTCCAACTCGTACGCAAGCATCGACTAGATATATAAAATATGGAGAGTTCCAGTATATTACTCCTCCATCTATCCTTAAAAATCCAGAAGCCAAGGATAGATATGATTGGGTAATGTATCAAATCTCTGAGGCTTATAAAGACCTTGAAGCATTAGGCGTTCCAAAGGAAGATATTGGAGGAATTTTACCTCTTAATATGGAATCAACTATGGTAATTCGCACTAATGCAAGACATCTTATTGATATGTCCCATCAGCGAATGTGTAGTCGAGCGCTATGGGAGTATAGAGAGTTTATGAATTTACTCAAACAAGAGTTGAGTAATTATAGTCCGGAATGGGCTGAAATTGCGGCTGAGTTCAAACCTAAATGTGAGGTATATGGTTATTGTACTGAAAAGTTTACTTGTGGCCGCATGCCTCGCAAGAAAGATCCCGCGCAAGAAAAGCAAGAGAAAGAAGTGATTGCGGCAGTCGAACCCGTCGCTAAGACTCCTGGGTTTATGGAGTCTCTCCGCAAGCTCGTCCGCAGCTACCTGACTTGACTTTTGCTTAAAAATATGGTATAATATTATTAGAAAATGTATAAAGGAGAAATTTTTCAATGAAAAAGAATATGACTAATGAAGCGTTTGTTACAGGTTATATTTATAGTCACGATCTAAAGGAGAAGGTCACTGGCTCTACTTCTAAAAATCCTGGTACTGAGTTTATTCAGGGTACTCTGAATATTGTGACCGATAACGCGGGTCTGAACGTCGTTCCCATTTATTACAGCTATGTGACTGCTACTACCAAGAATGGTGGCCCCAATAATACTTACAACGTGTTGAAGAATATCATCGACGGCAAGTTTAAGACTGTTATGAATGATGGCAAAGAGAATGCGACGATGGTTCGTTGCAATACCGCGGTTGAGCTGAATGATTGGTTTGATCCACGCAATAATGATGCTCTTGTTTCTACCAAGCGTCTAACTGGTGGTTTCATCCATGTTGAGACTGCGCTGCCGGAGGACGAGAGCAAGCGTGCTACCTTCAAGGTTGATATTGTTATTACCAACGTGCGGGAGCAGGAAGCTGACGCCGAAAAGGACACTCCCGCAAAGGTTATTATTAAGGGCGCTGTGTTTAATTTCCGTAATGCGCTGCTGCCTATGGAATTTTCTGCCACCGATCCTGCTGCTATGAATTACTTCCTAAGCCTGGATGCTTCTAACTCTAATCCTATCTTTACTCAGTTCTGGGGCGAGATTATCTCTCAGACTATCGTGAAGGTGACTACTGAGGAGTCTGCATTCGGTGAGGCCCTGGTGAAGGAGACACGTTCTTCTTATAAGGATTATGTTGTGAAGGGCGCCAAGCCTGATCTGTATGAGTGGGATACTGAGGATTCTATTCTGGGTTCTGAGTTTGCGGCGGCTATCGCTGAGCGTGAGGTTTATCTGGCTGCGGAAAAGCAGCGCACTATGGAGTATCGTGCTTCTAAGGGCAATGCTATTACTGCGGCTGCTGCTAAGCCTGCCACTGGTGGCGTCGTTACTGCGAAGGGCACTTATAATTTCTAAGAAAAGGAGATAAAGGAGTATGGCAATTAATTTAACCGCACTAAAACCGAATGTAGTTAGTCGTGATTTGTCGGGGTATATTACCTTCCTGTATGGCGCTCCAAAAGTCGGGAAAACTACTCTGGCAACCCAGATGCCTAAAGCGTTATTGCTAGCATTCGAGCCCGGATACCACGCCTTACCGGGCGTAATTGCCCAGGATATTACTTCTTGGAGTGAAATGCGGCAAGTCCTGCGGGAACTAAAAAAGCCAGAGGTAAAGGAAATGTTCCAGTCCATTGTAGTGGATACAGTGGATATCAGTGCGGATTACTGCAAGAAGTATGTTTGTAGCCAGCATGGAATTGAAGATCTGGCCGATGCTGGCTATGGTAAGGGTTATACTTGGTTTAAGGATGAATTTAATGACGTATTCCGTACTCTTTCTCAGCTTGGATACGCCGTAGTTTTCCTTGGACATGATAAGGAAATTGTGAGCGAAGATGGAAAAAGTAAGATTATTCGCTCTGCCTTGAATAACTCTACTCGTACAGTGATTGCGGGCATGAGTGACTTATATGGCTATGCCCATCAAAAGGAAGCTGGACAGATGAGTGTTCTAACGCTTCGTTGTTCTGATGGTTCTATTGAATGTGGTGGTCGATTCAAGTATATTGATGAAGAAATCCCCATGAATTATCAAAGTCTTGTTGACGCCGTCCGTAGAGCCATTGATAAAGAAGCCGCTGAGCATGATAATAAATTTGTCACAGATGAACGTATTGCTCCAGTCCCTAAGACAGAAACTTTGGATTATGATGCTCTAATGGCTGAGTTCCAGACTCTGGCTGGCGAGCTAATGACGAAGAGCTCTAGTAATGGCGTTAAGATTACTAGTATCGTTGAGCGTTATTTGGGCAAGGGTAAAAAGGCCAGTGAAGCAACCCCAGATCAGGTTGAAATGCTTAACCTAATTATTCTTGAAATGCGCGACCTGAACAAGTGAAATAGCGAGGGGAGGAGAAATTCTCCCCTCATTAAAGTAAAGGAGGAATTGCTATCGCACACTGGGTTAAATGTTTTTATTGCGGCAAGCAGTTTGACCGCGACAAAGTAAGTTGCGTAGCTGTTCCCGGCAAAAGACGCTACGCGCACAAAGAGTGTTATGATGCTGAAAATCCACCCAATGAAGATTTAACTGCGCTTGAGGAATATATTAAACAATTATTTGGTTATGATAAGTTACCAGATAAGGTAAATAGGCAAATTCAAAAATACGCAACTGAAAATCAATTTACCTATACGGGTATGTTGAAAAGTTTGCGATATTTCTATGAAATAAAGCATGGCGATAAAACAAAAGCTAATGGAGGCGTGGGTATAATCCCCTATATCTACCCCGAAGCGGCTGAGTATTATTACCACATCTGGCTAGCGCAACAAGAAAATATAGAAAGAATTAACGAAATATATACTATGAATACAATAGAAATTCCAGTGGTTGAAATCCATATACCTTCCCCTAGCCGCAAACCCATGAAGAGAAACAGGAGATTATTTACATTCCTTGAGGAAGGGAGCGATGAAGCATAAACAGTAATTATGTTGATACGGTTGCTGTAATGCAAGTCATAGGGTCTGTTTTTAATGACCCCAAAATCCTTGAAGAACAAGATAAATATGTTATCAGAGAAGAGGATTTCACAGAGGAATTTCATAAGATTGTATTCGGCGCCATGTACAATATTGTTATTCTTGGTGGCAGCGTAAATCTTGAGACTATTGTTGATTATTTATCTACTCGCCCTAAGTTTTATGGCGTTTTCCAACAAAATAAGGGCGTTGAATATATTACCAAAGCATCAGAATTTGCAACAAGAGACACATTCAATTATTATTACACTCGGCTTAAAAAGATGACCTTATTGCGGGCGTATGATAATTATGGTGTAGATGTTAGTTTTTTATATGACCCTACTAATGTTCTTGATACCAAGAAAAAACAAGAGCAGGAAGAGTGGTTAGATAATACTAGCGTAAAGGACATTGTCAATTTAATAGATGAACGCATTGATAGGATTAAGTCAGAATACGCTGACGAAGAATGCGGCGACGGGTACCAAGCGGGCGAAGGGGCACTTGAATTAATTGATAAATTTAAACAAGCCCCAGAAGTAGGTATCCCTCTTTATGGTTCTTTAATCAATACCGTAACGCGGGGAGCTAGACTTAGAAAATTTTATTTACGGTCAGCTGCGACCGGTCTAGGCAAGACTCGTGCTTTAGTAGCCGATGCATGTAACTTTGCTAGCGATGAGATTTATGAACCAGCCTTTGATATGTGGATCAAAAATGGCAAGAAAGAACCTACACTGTTTATTGCGACAGAGCAAGATTTAAGTGAAGTTCAAACCATGGCTATGGCTTTTCTTGCTAATGTAAATGAGGATCATATCCTTACAGGCAGATATGAACAAGGTGAAGAAGAACGAGTTAGATATGCTGCGAAAAAACTATCTGAAATATCTCTTTGGATAGAAGAAATGCCAGATTTTTCCCTGCAAGATGTTGAAAATGCAATTAAAAAGTATATTCGCGAGCACGATGTGCGCTATGTCTGCTTCGACTATATCCAAACTAGCATGAAGATTCTTGAAGAAATTACTCGCCGTAGTGGAGGAGTAAAACTTCGTGAAGATAATATCTTATTTATGCTATCTACTAGATTAAAAGATCTTTGTAACCAGTATGGAATATTTATTATTTCAGCTACCCAGCTTAATGCTAGTTATCAAGATTCGGAGACTCCAGACCAAAATCTTCTACGAGGCTCGAAGAGTATAGCGGATAAAGTAGACGTTGGCGCAATAATGCTAGAGCCTACAAAAGATGATCTAGTTAAAATCGAACCTATAGTAGCTTCTTCTTCAAGATTTAAGGTTCCTAATATGAAAATTTCAGTATACAAGAATCGTCGTGGTTCTTATAAAGGAGTTTATCTGTGGTGCGATGCTGATTTGGGAACTTGTCGTATTCAACCTATGTTTTGTACAAACTACAGACATGAACTAAAGCCAATAGAAGATATAAAAATTATGGTGGACGATGAGCCATCTGCGTTTTAAAAGGAGAATAATATGAAGAACAAGAATGATAAAGTCGCAACTTACAAGATGTCTCAGGTCTGCTATGACCGCATTCTCAAGACACGGCGCGGTGAAAGTGAGAAGCGTATGGAGCCAAACAAATTCGTGTGTCTATATGTTAATCAGACATATGGTCTAAAGCAAAAGGTAACTCAAATTATCGTGGAGGGATAATAAATGGCTTACTACTATAATAAGGATGAACTTAAAAATTCACTTGAAATTGAACAAGTGTATGATCTATTAGATGTTTTAGGCGGCAATCCTTCTTATAGTGGTGATGATGTTATTATCTCTGATACAATTTGTCACAATCTTCCTAACGAAGGCAGTCATAAACTTTACTATTATAATAGTACAAAGTTGTGTCATTGCTATACTAGTTGCGGTAGCTTTGATATATTTGAATTAGTTATTAAAGTAGCTAAATTACAATGGCACAAAGAATGGGAACTATATGATGCAATGCATTATGTAGCACAGTATTTTGGTATTGAAGGAGAAACTCCGCAAGAGGAAATAGAGGAGCTACCCGATTGGGGTTTATTTGATAGACACAGTTTTTCATTACCACAATCTTGCGGCCAGACTATCCAGTTACCGGAGTACAATCCCATTATTTTGACTAAATTTGCCTATCCTCGCATTATGTCTTGGGAGGATGAGGGCATCTCTGCAAAAGTGGCTCGCCGCAATCTTATAGGCTATTATCCCGCAACTGAGCAAATCACAATCCCGCATTTTGACATAGATAATCGTCTTGTGGGTATTCGTGGTAGATTCTTAGGTGCAGATATGGCTGATCGGTTTGGTAAATATCGACCACTTGTTGTAAATGGAACACAGTATTCTCACCCTTTGAGTATGAATCTGTACAATCTAAACAATAGTAAAGAAAATATTTCTCAAACTAAAGTCGCAGTTGTTTATGAATCAGAAAAGAGTTGTATGAAACACAGTTCATTTTACGGCGCCGCAAATGATATTTCAGTAGCTTGTTGCGGAAGTAACCTATCTGCGCAACAGGTGCAAATGTTAGTGCGGCTGGGGGTGCGTGAGTTGGTGATTGCGTTTGATCGTGATTTTGTGGAGATTGGTGACGATGAATTTCAAAGACTAAAGAAAAAATTAAAAAGTATTTATAAAAAATACAACAATGAGATAAAGATAACTGCTATATTTGATAAGGAATGCATTACTAGTCTGCATTCTTCTCCTATTGATGAAAGTAAGGATAAATTTGAGTATCTTCTCAAGAATAGAATTGTTCCAAAATGAGGACAAAATAAGATAATTTATATAGCAGTTTTTTCAAAATATATAGGTAATGTTTAGAAAGGACAGTGAGCATGGATTATAAATTAATCGCAGAACGAGACCCTAACCTAACTGCTACCGAATAGGTACTAGTAAACAGGGGATTTTTGCGAGAGAATATCTCTCACTATTTAAACACTACTGATGCAGACAATCTACCTTTTACATTAATTGATAACATTGAATAGGGCGCAAAAATGTTACTGCGCCACCTCGCAGACGAGAAGCCTATTTGGTGCATTGTGGACGCCGATGCCGATGGATACTGCTCAAGTGCTATTTTGTTGAATTATCTTCATCGTTTGGTACCCAGCATTGTAGAGAATAAAATTATTTATACCCACCATAATGGGAAGCAGCATGGTATCTTCCTTGAGCAGATGCCCACTGGAGTGGGACTGGTTATAGTACCAGATGCTGGATCTAATGATCTGGAGGCCCATCACATCCTACGAGAATAGGGGATTGATGTTTTAGTTATTGATCACCACCAAGTAGATGAATTATCAAAAGATGCAGTAATTATCAATAATTAGATGTGCGATTATCCTACTAAATCACTATGCGGCGCCGCGATGGTATATAAATTCTGTCAATGTTTGGATGCGATGCTAGGCAATCAGTGGGCAGATGACTATATCGACCTTGTTAGCTTGGCACTCACCGCGGATGTTATGGATTTGCGTGACTATGAAACAAGATACCTTGTGAACAGAGGGTGTAACGAAATCCGCAATCCATTCCTCAAAACAATGGTATTTCGTCAATCCTATTCATTAGGTGACGAAGTAACATCAATAGGTGAAGCATTTTATATCGCGCCTTTGGTTAATGCCGTAACACGAGTTGGCACACTTGATGAAAAGTTCTTATTATTTGACTCTATGCTGGAATGGAAAGCCTACAACTTAGTACCTTCAACTAAACGAGGTTGTAAGGGTCAAACAGAATAGCTTGTTGAGCAATCAGTGCGAACTTGTACTAATGTAAAAAGTAGACAAACACGATTACAAGATGCAGCTATGGAACAGTTAGACGAATTTATTCAAGATTGTGGATTGTTAGACAATAAGTTACTTATTATTCAAGCGGGAGATTTTCCTATTGATAAGGGTCTAACAGGATTAATTGCTAATCGTTTTATGGCAAAATATCAACGTCCAGTTATGTTGCTAAATAAAATCATTGATGAAGCTGGAATTCACTGGTCTGGTTCAGCAAGAGGATACGATAAGTCAAAGCTAAGAGATTTTCGTCAGTTTTGCCTTGATTCTGAATTGACAGAACTTGCGGCGGGCCATCCCAATGCATTTGGCGTTAGTTTTACTGATGAAAATTTGAAAAAGTTTATTGATTGGTCAAATAAGCAACTTACGGATTTTGATTTTACACCATCATATGATGTAGATTTTGTATACACCGCAGATGATTTCAATGGTAAGGATATTCTTGATGTCGCCGCGATGAAGTCGTTATGGGGACAGGGAATTCCAGAAGCCAAGATTGTTATTAAAGGCTTACGGGTTCCTAAAGAAAAACTCACTCTTATGGCACGTGATACTAGACCTACATTAAAGATTACTCTTAATAATGGTGTTGACTGCATCAAATTCAAGTCAAGTGAGGAAGAGTTTGATAAATTTTACTCGGAATCTGGTTGTGTGACAGTAGATATTCTCGGTACTTGCAACTCTAATTCTTACCGAGGTTCTACCAAGCCCCAAATTTTTATTGAGAATTATGATATTATAAACCGCCAAGATTATTATTTTTGATTCTCAATCGCACAACGGACTTGAGCCTAAAAAACTCAAGAAAGGAAGCGATTTTATGAAGAAACGCTTAATTACAACAATAGTAACAATTATTTTAGCTTTGTCTATGGGATTTAGTTTTGCGATTTCACAAGCAAACTCTGTATACGCAGATGACCTTGAAGGTGTAACAATTTATTCAGATGCAGAAATTAAACAAATTAATCTTAAAGTGTCTGATGCACAAGAGCGAATTGTCGCCGCAAGGCAAATGGATGAAAGTGCTAAAAAATTAGGATATGAATATACACATGATATTCGTGTCCTTGCCCGCCAAGAGTTAGCATCGGCGCAAGCTGATTATGAAGAATATACAGCTAAGCAAGAGGAAGCTAAGTGGTCTCCGATGATGCGGGAATACCCTGTTGCGACTATTGTTTGGAAGTACCTTATTGATGAGGGATATAGTGAAGTAGTTTCCGCCGCAATTATAGGTAATATGATGACGGAAGTGGGAGGAAACACGTTGTCTCTTGATTATACACTTGGAAGTGCCAAATTCTATGGTATTTGTCAATGGAAGTTAAAATATTGTAGCGAAGTGTATAAAGAGGACTTACAGGGTCAATTGGCCTATCTAAATAAAACAATAGAACAAGAATTTAATACTTTTGGCAATCAGTATAAGAAAAATTTTGATTATAGTGATTTCCTTGAGATGACAGATGTGCGGCAAGCCGCCCTGGCTTTTTCGAAGTGCTATGAGCGCAACGAAGAAGGGAGTTATACCAAACGGCAGGACAATGCGGTCACTGCATATGAGTATTTTGTGGAGAATTAAATGTAAGCCAAGTAGATATTGTTGTCTACTTGGCTTTTTTCTTTATGTTGGCTGGAACGTTTGCGGCGACAGACGCAAATCAAAATAGGGTTTAGGTAATTTTTTTAGGTGAAACCTACTTTAAAAATTGACTTTTTTTCAAAATTATGGTATAATATTTATAGAATAGGAGGAATATAGAGTATGGAATTTAATACCCTAAAGCAATTAACAGTAGAATTTAATCCTCAGTTATATGAATCTAGTGTACTAGTTTTTAAGTTTGATCCAAATATTTGGCCTGTTGATGAAGTTATAGAAATGTCCAATCAACTTAAAACAATATATCCAAAAGCAATATGTATTCCTGTAGGGACTGATTTAAGTTGGATGACAGAAAAAGAATTTGATAAATGGGTAGATCAGGTAAAAGAAGAATCATGGAGGAGGGGCCAAAGTGGAATTAACTCCTAAACAACTTGCTGGCCTACATGAAGTTGTAAACCGTTATAAACGTGGAGAAAAGTTCAGTGTGATCTCCGGCTATGCTGGGGTAGGGAAATCTACTCTAGTTAAGTTTATTATAGACGCGCTTGAGATTTCTCCAGACGCAGTTCGATATGTCGCTTATACTGGAAAAGCGAGCGAAGTGCTAAGAAAAAAAGGTAATCCAAATGCTATGACTGCACATAAATTACTATATTATAGTAAACGTATGGCGGATGGGCATTTTGTATATAGAGAGCGACCGCATTTAGAGGGAAATCCTGCTCTTATTGTAGTAGACGAAGTTTCAATGCTACCAGCTAGTATGTGGAATCTTTTAATCAAGCATCCAGTCCATATTCTAGCACTTGGAGATCCATTCCAGATTCCGCCTATTCATGCTAAAGATGATAACCATCTTCTAGAGAAACCGCATGTATTTCTAGATGAAGTAATGCGGCAAGCACAAGAAAGTGATATTATTTGCCTTAGCATGGATATTCGTGAAGGTAAATTCATTACACCCCATATGGGGCATGACGCGAATGTTGTTCTTAAACAAGATTTATTTGATGGGATGTATGAGTGGGCAGATCAGATAATTTGTTCGACTAATCGCACTCGCATGAATATCAATCGTATAGTTAGAGAAATAAATGGATTTGGTCCATTGCCGCAAGTGGGTGATAAAGTTATCTGCCTCCGCAATGCATGGAATACTTGTTCTCTAATTCAAGAAAATCCCTTGGTAAATGGCTCTATTGGCTGGATTACGGACATTGAAGAAGATAAAAAGGAATATCTCCTTGGTTTTGGTGAAAAGCCAATTACAGTTCCTACCTATAATATTTGTCTAGAGACAGACGACCATGATATTTATGAAAATATTATTGTAGATAAACTCTCTCTTGATGAAGGTAAGAAATTTTTAACTCCGCGTCAAGAATATTTAGCTAGTAAAGATAAACGGAATATCTGGGATTTGCCGCTTGAGTTTAACTATGGAAGCGGTATCACTGGGCATAAAGCGCAAGGAAGCCAATGGGGAAAAGTATTAGTCCAGGAAGAAGACTTCCCATTTGACCCAATAGAGCATAGACGCTGGCTTTATACTGCTTGTACTCGACCAGAGGACAAATTAACATTGGTATTAAATCAATAAGGAGGGATTAAATGGTTTTTCCTGGCAGTTTACATAATCACACACACTACAGCAATACAAGACTTCGTGACTGTATTATCAAAGAAACCGACTTGATTGACTCTGCCATCTCTCTTGGACACAACGCTGTCGCTATAACCGATCATGATTGTCTATCTGGCCACTTAAAAGCATTAAAATATTATCGTAAAGTTAAAAAAGACCATCCTGATTTTAAACTTATTCTTGGTAATGAGATATATCTGTGTCGTGATGGTTTGAACCCAGATAATTTTACAACAGGAGATAGATATTGGCACTTTATTCTCTTAGCAAAGGACGAAGAAGGTCATAAACAGTTGAGAGAGCTATCTACTCGTGCATGGCTCCGCAGCTATGTTGCAAGAGGTATGCGGCGAGTGCCTACTTACTATAGCGATCTTATTGATATAGTGGATAATAATAAGGGCCACCTTATTGCCAGTACAGCTTGTTTGGGCAGTTGGCTAGACTACCAATGCTTAGAGCTAGCTAAATCCTGGGATGAAGAGTTGGCTATACGTGTTCGTAGCTGGTGTAAACAGATGGTTCAATTGTTTGGAGAAGGTAATTTCTATATTGAATTACAGCCACCAATGAATAAAACAAGTGAACAGTATAAAGTTAATCAAATTTTATTACAGTTTGCATTTGAATTAAAGATTCCTTGGATAGTTACAACTGATAGCCATTATGTATCCGCAGAAGATAGAGAAATTCATAAAGCATATTTAAATTCACAAAATGGTGAACGTGAAGTTGATAGTTTTTATGCTACCACCTATATAATGGATACAGAAGAACTTGAAGCCCATTTTGATTTTCCACTTCAAGAAGCATATTTAAATATTCAAAAAATAATTGATATGTGCGGCAATGACTATGAGTTAGAGCGGCCCTTAAAAATTCCACATTTAACGTGGAAAGAATTTCATCCTCAAACTAATCCCGCAGAATGGGTCAGCCGCATTCCGCAGTTAATGAATTTTATTACCTCTAGCTATGTAGGTGATAGAGAACTTGTTAAAGCAATTATTGAAGCAATAGAAAAGGAAGAACGCTTACAAACAAAAGAAACGTATGATGCTGTCAATGATTGTCTTGATAAGATATGGGAATCATCAAACGTTAATAAAGCCCATTGGAGTGCATACCTTTTAAACCTTCAAAAGATTATTGATTGCTGTTGGGATGCTGGTTCAATAGTTTTACCTGGCCGCGGTTCTGGCGTTGGATTTATCTTATTGTATTTATTACAAATCACACAAATAAATCCATTATGGGAAACCGTCAAAACATATAGTTGGAGATTTTTGAATCCTAGCCGAGTGTCTCCATTGGATGTAGACTTCGATATTGAAGGTGGACGACGTGCACAAGTTCTATCAAAATTCCGTGAGGTGTATGGCGAAGACAGAGTTTCTAATGTTATTACATTCGCAGTCGAGAAGTCAAAGAGCGCTATATTAACAGCGGCGCGCGGTCTTGGTATTGATGTTGATGAAGCACAATATGTTGCTTCTCTTGTTCCAGCAGATCGTGGTATTATTCGTACTCTAGATCAATGTTATTATGGAGACAAAGAAAATGGTTTTGAGCCAATTCGTCCATTCGTTAATGAGATGAATGCAAGACCAGAACTATGGAAAACTGCACATAAAATTGAAAATTTGATTTGTCGTACTGGTATTCATGCAGGTGGAGTTATTTTTGTAGATGAGCCATTTGTAGAATCAACTGCTTTAATGCGCGCGCCGGACGGTACGATTGTCACAGCATACGAGCTCCATGATTGCGAAGCTGTCTCACTTATCAAATATGACGCGTTGTCAGTGAACGCTGCAGATAAAATTCATACTTGTCTTGATTTATTAATAGAAGATGGTTTAATTGAGCAGAAACCTACTCTTAAAGAAACATATGAGTCTGTAATTGGCGTTTATAATCTAGACAGAACTAGTAAACGAATGTGGGATATGGTAAATAACCATGAAATTCAATCTCTATTCCAAATGGAAAAGTCAAGTGGAATACAAGGTATTGCATTGACACATCCACAAAGTGTAGAAGACTTAGCTCACTTAAACTCTGTTATTCGTCTTATGGCACAGGATAAAGATGCAGAACAGCCGCTTCAAAAATATGCCAGATTTAAAGACGATATTAGACATTGGTATAAAGAAATGTCTGACGCTGGACTAGCCGAGCAGGATCAAAAAATATTGAAACCTTATCTTGAAGGCTCTTATGGAATTTGTGAATCTCAAGAGCTATTTATGAGCCTAGTCCAAATTCCTGAATGCGGAGGCTTCGATCTAAACTTTGCAGACCGTCTCCGTAAATCTATTGCAAAAAAGAATCCCGCAGAATTTGACGCTCTAACCAAAGAGTATTTTGAAACAACAGAACAAAAAGGTTTGAGTTCTGCTCTTTGTAACTATGTTTGGAATACACTAGTCTCGACTAGCCGAGGTTATGGCTTCAACTTGAGTCATACTCTAGCTTATTCACTCGTAGGTCTACAAGAAATGAATTTAGCATCCAGATTTCCGATTATTTATTGGAACTGCGCTTGTCTTATCACAGACGCTGGTAGCGAGGATGAATCAGCGGATTATTCAAAAATAGCCAAAGCAATAGGAAAGTTTAAAGATTCTGGTGTTGAAGTTTCTCTTCTTGATATTAACAAGTCTGGTTTTGGTTTTAAACCTGACGCCGCAAATAATCGTATTCTATATGGTTTAAAGGGCGCCGCAAACATTTCTGATGATTTTATTAAGCAAATTATAGCTAACCGTCCTTATGTTTCAATGTATGATTTTTATGCGCGAGTGCATCCCAAGGCACAGCAAATGGTCTCTCTAATTAAAGGTGGCGCATTTGACTCTCTGGAGCCTCGCTATCAAGCAATGGTTGAGTATGTTTGGTTAAAATGCGATAAGAAAAAACGCATTACTTTACAAAACCTTCCTGGCTTGATTCGTTACGGTTTATTGCCTGAAGACACAGCAGAGCGCATCGAAGCCCGCAGGTTCTATGAGTTTACTCGTTATCTCAAGGCTGAATGTAAATACCTTCCTGATCCAAGTATGTATTTAGCTAATGACATAGTAATTGAGTTTCTTAATGCCCATGACCTGTCTGACCTCTTGATTGTCAATACAGAGTCTCGTCGCACATTTATAGACGTTAAAATGTGGGATAAGGTATATCAAAAGCAAATGGACGTTTTCCGCGACTGGATAGCAAGTGATAAAGAAGGTATTCTCAATGCCCTCAATGATACAATCTTTATGGAGGAATGGGAGAAATACGGCAAAGGTAATCTCTCGTCCTGGGAGATGGACGCCCTATGTTTTTACTACCATCCGCATGAGTTGATCGACGCTAATACTTATAAGTACGGTATTAGTAATTACAAAGACCTGCCAGAAGTCCCTGTCGTTGAAAGAATATATCAACGAGGCAATGCTTCTATTCCCATTTATCGTTTGAATAAAATTTGCGGCACTTGTATTGCAAAAGATAAAGCAAAGTCTACTGTATATCTACTCACAACACAAGGTGTAGTTACAGTAAAGTTTACAAAAGAATATTTCTCCATGTTCGATCGTCGCATCTCTACTATTGATCCAACTACGGGGAAAAAGAAATTCCTTGAAAATAGTTGGTTTAATCGTGGTAGTATGATAATGGTAAAGGGTTTTCGTAGAGAAGATATGTTCGTATCTCGCAATTATGCGGCGTCGCCTGGACACCAACTCTATCGCATCACTCAAGTCTTACCTAATGGAGACTTAGAATTACAAGGAGAAAGAGTAAAAGGAGAAGCTGAGGAAGATGATGAAGTATAAAGTGATTGCGCTGGTTGGTAAGGCTGGCGCAGGAAAAGCACAACCAAATACAACTTTAATTCCGACCCCAAATGGGTTTAAAGAATTGGGAAGTATAAAGGTAAATGATGAAATTTTTGATAGAAATGGAAAACCGACCAAGGTATTAGGCGTTTTTCCGCAAGGAAAATTGGCTGCTTACAAAGTAACATTAAAAGATGGTCGAACTACTATTTGTGGAGCTGAACATATTTGGAGTTGTTTTACTAGCAGAAATAATTTAAAACAGTTTACAACCGAAGAATTGTCAAAAAACGGTTTAGTTGATGGTAGCAGAGCTTTTAAGTATCAAATTCCAATGAATGGAGCGGTAGATTACTCCGAAAAAGATTATTCTATTGATCCTTATGTTATTGGTGCCTTTTTAGGAGATGGATGTAATACAGAACGAATAGTTACTTTGTCTTCTAGCGACTTAGAAATTATAAACACTATTGGAGAATTAACCCATACTGTTCCAAAGCCATACTCTCCAGATTTAAAAACAAGTTATAGTTGGAAATTTTATAGTATAAAAGATCAAAAATATTTAACAAATAAAGAATATTTCTCAGAATTTGCTACGGAACTTTTAACTACTTGCGATAATAAGCGGATTCCTACTATTTATAAATATGGCTCTTTAGAACAAAGATTAAGATTGATTCAAGGATTATTGGATACTGACGGGTCAATTTTACTTCGACGAGAATCAAAACGAAGTGCAAATATTAGATATACTTCTATTAATCTAAATTTAATTTTAGACGTGCAAGAAATTTTATTTAGTTTAGGATATAAGTCTACAATTGTAAAAGACAAAAGAGTAGAAAAATACTCAAATGGCACTTGTTATAATTTAAATATTAGTGTCCCTAATACTGATAAAGCAAAGTTATTTTTGTTATCTCGCAAAAAAGATCAAGCAAAATCAGAGGCCAATTACCCAGATTATAAGCGTTACGATAGAATTCCTATTGTTAATATTGAGCCTTTAAATCAAGAACTAGAAATGACTTGCTTATATGTAGATAACCCAGACCACTTATACTTAACAAATGATTATATTGTTACTCACAATACTTCTTTGCTTGAGGAAGTTTTAACAGGTAATCTAGGAAAATATGATTTACATGAAATTGTAAGTTATACGACCCGTGAACCTCGTCAAGGAGAAATTGATGGGCTTAGTTATCATTTTGTAGATAAGTATACGTTTGCAGATATGGTACATGATGGTAGAATGTTAGAATATACAAAATTTAATAACTGGATGTATGGAACGGCACTTGATTCTCTGTCTACAGAAAAAACTAACATTGGTGTATTTAATCCAGCAGGAATTATCTCCTTGATGAATCGACCTGATATTGATTTATATGTTATTTATATCACCGCAACCGACAAAGAAAGATTGATTAGACAATTAACAAGAGAAAGGGAGCCTGATGTGCGGGAAGTGCTCCGCCGCTACGACGCCGATGAAGATGATTTTTATTTATTCGAGCAGCACACTATCGGAAAGTTAGCGCATTTTACTCGCATTGAAAATGGCGACCATTTACTGTGGCGTGCTCTTGATGCTCTTGAGAAAACCTTGGACAAAATTGTTTAATCCTCTTGAGCGATTTTTTAAATAAAGTATATACAAGATTTAGGAGGAAAGAATAATTGACTATACAAGATTTTGTTGGAAAGAATAATCCAATTGGTGAAGCCATCTGGTCAAAGAAATATCAACGTGCAGGAGAGACGTTTGATCAATGGCTTGATAGAGTAAGTGGTGGAGATACAGATGTGCGGCGACTTATTGCGGAGCGCAAGTTTTTATTTGGTGGTCGTATTCTCTCCAATCGTAATCTCCAGGATGAAGAGCGGGTAACATACTCAAACTGCTATGTAGTCTCGCCTCCCGAGGATAATCTAGAGTCTATTTATCAAACCTGTTCTAACCTTGCGCGAACCTACTCTTATGGTGGAGGATGCGGAATTGATATTAGTAAACTTGCGCCGGCAGGTGCGCGTGTCCGCAACCAAGCTAAGTCTACTAGTGGCGCAGTAAGTTTTATGGATACGTTTAGCCAAGTGACTCACCAGATTGGTCAGAGGGGGAGGCGCGGGGCCTTGATGATCTCGATCGATGCTAGACATCCCGATCTTCCAGAGTTCATTAGTATCAAAAATGATTTAACTAAAGTCACTGGCGCAAATATTTCTGTAAGAGTTCCTAATGATTTTATGCAAGCTGTGATAAATGATGAAGATTGGGAGATGTCTTTTACTCGCAAAGAGACTGGTGAAACCATTACTCGCACCATGCCCGCGAAAGAATTGTATCGTGCTCTATGCGAGAATAATTGGAATTATGCGGAACCCGGTATGTTATTCTGGGACAATATTGAAAAATATAATATGCTGTCTAATGATCCGGAATTCCAGTTTGCCGGGACCAACCCTTGTGCCGAGGAGCCATTGCCCGCAGGTGGGAGCTGCCTTCTAGGGGCGATGAACTTAGCCGAGTTTGTAGATTCTACCGATCCAGACCAACCGAAATTTGACTGGAAAGAATTCATCAGCGCAGTTGGAATTGCAACTCGCGCTTTGAACGATGTCCTTGATGAAGGTTTACCTCTTCACCCTCTGAAAGAGCAAAGAGATAGCGTGCGCGACTGGAAACAGGTTGGGTTGGGAATCATGGGTCTAGCTGATCTCCTCATTAAGCTAGGTATCCGATACGGATCAGAAGAGGCTATTTATCTATGTGATGAAATTGGATATGCGATGGCTAGCGCCGCGATTAATGAAAGTTCATTGCTTGCGATCCGCAAGGGTAAGTATAACAAGTGTAAGAATGATTTACTTGTTCAAACACCCTTCTTCTATAACCATTGTGTCCAAGGCGTTCAAAGTACAAAATTGCTTGAAAGAGTGCGGCGGACGGGTCTTCGCAATAGCCAGCTACTCACTATCGCACCGACAGGAAGCATCTCTACTATGCTTGGTGTAAGTGGAGGCCTTGAACCAATCTTCGCTTATTCATATACCCGCACAACGAAGTCTCTCTCTAACAAGGATGAGATTTATGCCATGCATCCGCAAGTTGTTGCTGATTATATGATTAAGCACGGCTGCACTAAGCGAGAAGATTTGCCTGATTATTTTGTATTCTCTGAGGACATCCCTGTGCGGGAGCGCATTAAAATGCAGGCTATCTGGCAAGAGCATATTGATGCTAGTATCTCCTCTACAATCAATCTGCCTAATTCCGCAACGATTGAGGATGTTGAAGATTTATATATGTACGCTTGGGAAAACGATCTCAAGGGCGTAACAGTTTATCGTGCGGGCTGCGCCAGAGAGGGTATTCTAGTTAAAGATTCTGATAAACCAGTCGAAAAAGAAGTTTCTCTAGCACGAGGTGAGATTATCAAATGTTCAGATCAGCTTATTGGCAGAAAACGCAAACTACAATCTGGATGCGGTAGTCTTCATGTCCAGGCTTGGTTTGATCCCAACTCTGGTAACTTGATGGAGGTATTCCTAAGTAAAGGATCGACAGGCGGATGTGCGAACTTCATGACAGGGCTCAGTCGCATGGTGTCAATAGCGGCTCGCGCAGGTGTAAGTGTTAAAGACATTAAAGATCAACTTGATAGCACGGGAGTTTGCCCAAGCTACGCTACCCGCAGAGCAATTTCACAAGATACGTCCCCTGGCTCTTGTTGCCCTATGGCAGTTGGTAATGCGCTGGTAGAAATGGAACAAGAGGTAAAATGTGAGTTAGGCATATACACAAGTGACCAAATCACACGAACGACTGAACCAAAACAAGAGAAAGAATCCGTTAAGAATATTGTTGTCTGCCCTGAATGTGGCGCTGAGATTTCACATGAGAATGGTTGTATTCAATGTAAATCTTGCGGCTGGAGTAAATGCGACTAATGAAATATTCACAAATAACCGTACTACAAAATCAAGTTGAGTTTCATACTACCGCAGAGGAAGACCTTGCCGTAAAAGAATTTAATCTATTTGACTTAAACGACCTAATTACAGCACTTGATAAATTATCCTCACCTATTTTAACTATTAATCATGGTGAGCCATTGAGTGAGGATAATTTATTTCTCACCGACTTAGTGATACATGAAGTGCTCCGTGCCATGCCCCATACTCGCATTTATGTATATACTCATTTAAATCCAGAAGAATTAAAATCGCTTGGAGGTAATAACCATTATAAGGAAATTTCCTCAAATTCATTAATTCTTCCTTATGAAATAAAGGAGAAATGACCTGATGACCATTTATGAATTAAATCAGATAAATTATGGTAAACTACCGCCATTGAGTGAGAAAGATCTTGCGGCTGCGGACCAGACAATTGCAGATTTCTTGAATTGGCATCGTGCAAATTATTATATGCTACTTAATCACGAGTTAAGGTATTTTACTCTATTCCATCAAGAGTCTCCACAATTTAGGCACATTACTCGCGATAATATCCTCGCAATTCTGCAGGAACTTGGTGAAATTAAATCTATTGAGAAAACAAGCGATGAAATGGCACTTGAGTGTTGGGTAACATTAAACAATGACCCCGAAGATACTCATGCATTTGTGCTATTTGACTATGATAGAGGAGTAGTTGAATCAAAATGATTATTGTTGATTATAGACCTGGAATGGTTGGTTTAACTGGCATCTTTGTATATGAAACTACTGAAGCCGCGGGAGTTAAAATGTATCAGCTATCAAATGACTGGAATCAGTTTAAAGATGCATTAACTGATTTGTGCTATGCGGAAAACAGCTTCGATGTAGTTTTTTACGGTAATGCAAATACTATTCCATATACAGAAGATGAATTAAAGCAAGAGTTCAAAGATTTTGAACACAAGAAATATGCAAATGCGGCGAACCTTAATATCCGCATTGAATTGTGCTAAAGGAGAAAAAATATGACTTATCTAATTAATGCTGTTAACACTTATCGTGTACCTACGGTAGAAGATGCACTTGAATTGCGGGAAGAACTATCTAACCTTAAGTATTGTGAGCTGGAAAGTTTTTCTTATACAACCAAGTACAACAAGAAAACCGAGGAAGAGTATCAAGTGGTAAAAGCTAAGCTAGTATTCAATGATGTGAAGGAACCTGATAGCACGATCGCGGCGACCTATGACCTGCCGCATCATGTGGAGGTAGACCTGTGATTGACGTAAAGATTAAATTAGTTGAGCCATTTGCAACGATGCCCACTAAGGCGCATGATACAGATGCTTGTTTTGACTTGTATGCGCCGATCGGTGCCCGCAAAGGAGATTTCTTCTGGGTTCCCGCGCATAGTAACGTGATGGTTGATTTAGGCTTCGCAACTGAAATTCCAGAGGGCTATTTTGCAGCAGTTTTTCCGCGAAGCGGTACCGCGAGTAAGAAGCATCTTCGTAACTCAAACTGCGTAGGTGTTATCGATGCTGGATACCGTGGTACATGGAAAGTGTCTTTGCATAATGACAGCGACCAAGACCAGATGGTAGGCTATGGTGACCGCATCGCGCAATTCTGTATTCTGCCCGTTCTAGAAACTAATCTTTCTCTTGTTGATAGCCTTGAGGACACAGATCGTGGAGAAGGGGGCTTTGGATCAAGTGGCCAGTAAATTTATCATTGCTCTTGATTAGAGCACTCAGCTTACGGGCTATGCAATTTTCTAGGATAAAGACCTCATCGCGCATGGGGTCTTCTCCCCTTCTGGTGATTATGAGCATCGCATTGTAAAATTGCGGTAGTGGCTACTTGATAAGCTAGAGCCCTTGAAACCTAATGTAGAAGTTTATTTTGAAGATATTCAACTTCAAGACTTAGGCAGAGGAAACATTGGCGTTACTACTTTCAAGAAACTTGCTCATGTACAAGGTGCATTAATTATAACCTGCATTGAAAAAAACATCCCTTATACTATTGTTTCTGCGGCGACATGGAGAAGCACTTGCGGTGTCAAGGGGCGCGTTCGCAGTGAATATAAACCTGCGGCGCAAGCCCATGTCTTAGAGAAATATGGAATCTAGGCTACAGAAGATGAGGCCGATGCAATTTGTATTGGTGAACATGGAGTAAAAAATTTTTCTTTGAATTGGTCAAAATAATGTAATCTATATACTCGTTTTTTCAAATATAATAGGGATATGTGAACTTATTTTTGTAAGAAACGAGGTATCTACCAATGGGAGAGTTTATTCTGAAATATTGGGTAGAAGTCCTCTTTGGGATAGTTGTAACTGGAGGAGGATTTCTATTAAAGCATCATTTCAAACTCTTTAAGGAAAGCCTAGATCACAAGATGGAAAACCGCGATGATAAACTTCTTGATAAGGTAGCTAAACTGCTTACTGCAAGTAACAAAGCCATTTAGGAGTCTATTGATAAACTGCGATCAGACACCAAAGATGATATTGATGGAGTTTATGCAGAGTTAGTTGATCTAAAAGACGATATAAAAAATGTTCGTTAGGATGTAGAAAGTATCCGTCGAGGTGTTTTAGACGTTCAAGGTCCGCAATTCAAAGCAAAATGCAAAGAAGTCTTACAAGATAGCCACCAAATCACCGTAGATGAGTGGCTTGCTCTAAAAAAAGAATATGAGATTTATACAGGTATGGGTGGAAACTCAGATGGTAGTGAACTATATAATTTAGTTCACGAAAAATATTCAAAGCATTTAGGGCAGTAAAAAAAAGGGGAACCTCAAATCAAGAGGTTCCCCTAATTCTATTATTCAGACAGTTAGTAATGTCTACTATTTCTTGCCCATAAGTCGCAATGAGATCCGCCAAAATCTCTTCTTGCTAGATTGATAAATCAACATTATAGCTAAACATTGCCGCATGAGTTATTTCATGGCACAGCACTTTCTTTAATTTGTAGTGAGGTGTTTCATAGCTGATATAGATGGTTTTTGTATCATCGTCACAAGCCCCAATACTAACACTTCCATCTGATCGAATAAGTTTAGGATGAGAAGGCGCGACATAAACGACGCGCCACTCTTCTCCATTAATATGAAACATTACATCACTTTAGATGCGAGAGTTTGTAATTTTTTCTGTAGAAGTGCCTTTTCATCTGGGGTAGCATCATCAACCATCTCTACAATGTCTTTGCTTAGTTCATTTAAATAACTCTCTAATTCTTTCATAGAAACCGCAGTATCATGATGTAGCTCTTTAGATTCCATATAGTGTTTACGCAGCTCAGGACTGCGACCTTCTCTACGGTCACGCATCATTGGATACTCGCGAGTATCATATCTTTCTTTGTAATACATACGGCCTTTGTCTCTATCCATATCACGATAATAAGTATCTTCATCATAATCTGGATAAGGCATGCGGCGACGCGGTCCGCCATAATAGCGAGTCTCGCTAGGTTCTTCTTCAAGAGCCTTAGCCGCAGCACAGTAATACATTGTTTGTGAGAGGTCTTTAATCATATCAATAGTTTCGCCTAATTCATTAGTGTCAACACATGACAGATCACCCATTTGTGCTTTGACGACCGACATCAATTGATCTTGCATCATTTTAAATTCTTTCATTATGCTACCCTCTCAATCGTCAGATTTGCGTTCTGGACTAAGATATCTGCTTCGGTTAGATTTTCTACGCTAATTTGAGAACAACAACCACGAGGAACATCCAAGAACATTGAACGATATACATTAAAATACTCATTTACAGCAGCAGGAGTAACAATCATAGTAGAAGTTTGCACAGGTTCGCCATTAATGGCAATTGCTATTGAAACAGGGCCTGCGGTGCCGCCGGTGGGAATCGCTACATTCCCACCGAACGTCACACGGAATCTTGCGCGACATTGACCATTAGTCAAACCTCGCAAGGTTACTAGCCCACTACCTTCACGATATACAATACAGGCACTTCCCGCTACAGAAGTATTTGTAAATAATACGTTACTATTTTCTGCTACAGTTTGTACAGCATTGGCAGTAATTTCCATTTTCTTGCCTCCTTAATTAAACGCCGCACCCACACGCAGAGTTACCGGTCGCAGCCGCAATATCCGCTAAGCTGTAACCATTAGAGTTAGAATTGAACATTTTGTGTCCTCCTTAAATAAATATATTATCTAATGCCTAACAACTGTTTAAAGGCACTAAATTCTTTATCGAAGTCCACACCTTTTTGTTTACAGATATTGCGCGCGATTTCTTCAATCTGCGGTGAGTCACCTTTCTAAGCAAGAGAAAGAAGATTTTGACCCATTGGAGTATTACCCATTTCACCTTGTAATAGTGACATTACAAGTTGTTGCGGATTACCTCCACCACGGAGCATTGCGATTAATTGCATTGGATTCATTTCTTTTCCTCCTTAGAAATTATACTGCGGCGATTCAGCCTTACGATCGGCCTCTTCAGGTTTAGAGATCTCTAGGCTGGGTTGCCGCATTTCTTCTTTTAGTTCTCGCAATGCCCTATCTAATTCTTCTCTTGTTATGTAGGTACCTGCGGGAGCCTCTTGCGGTAATGGTTTCTGTTCATACATATTTAGTATAGCAGTACCGTCCATTCCTATCTGTTTGGTGTAGATTCTCTTGTTTGCGATGTCCGGAAAATAGAAAACGCTACCATCAAAATCAATTCCTGTCGCGCGCACTTCCTCTAGAGAAGATACGGGGCGACCCTTCAAAGCAGTTTGTTGTGGCTGCATTGAAAAATAATTTTGTGGTGCCCGGACTGGTTGCTGTCCATAGCCTTGATACATATTTGGTATTTCCTTTCGTAATAAAATTTGGGAAGAATTTTTCCATCCCTCATTATTATATGAAAAATCAGCTATGTCGATTAAATACTTTTGTCCTAAAAAGGAAAAATTTTTTCCAAGAGATCTACAATACTAGATTACCCGATCGGTCCCGCATAAAAAAAAATTAGCCCCTTACCTTGTGAGTAAGGGGCTTTTCTTATTTGTTGTATTCTTTGTTACATTTCTTGACTGCACTTTCGATGAAACTATTTAGTTCATCAGTGATAGCATAGCCAAGTGCCTTGAGTTGATCCTCGACGTACTTCTTACGAATAACGCCAGTAGGATCATCTGCCTTGTAGAGTTGGTCCGCCGCAGTCACGAAGTTCTCGATTAGCAGCAAAACTTTTGCGGTTCCTTCTGAACCAATCTTAGCATCTAACCAAGCCTTAATTTTGGGAACCAGGTAAGCAAACAGTGCGACAACAGCCGCCGCGAGAATTTTACCTACGATTGCAATGATTTCATCCATGAAATTTTCCTCCTTTTAATTTTAATTGTTATTAGAATAATGATATGCGGGGATAAGATATACTTTTGGCATAATGTATTACCTTAACTATACTTCAAAATAGAAGTATACCCTTCATTAAATCATTAGATTAATGTATCAACTTATACCGCAATGTGGTTTAGGTTATACACAAAAGCAAGGGGCCGCCCCGCCAAGGAAACCCGCTTCATTGACAGCTGCGCTACCTTCAACGGCCATGCAGCAGAATTGGGCATTGTCCGAAGAATAAACTGAGCGAAGCCACCACCAAGCAGCGGAACCATCATAGTTTTTAATCATACTTCCCCCGTTTTTATAGTAAGCAAATTGTGTTAAAGCATTTGCTTCTACAATAGGGGAGTAGCTTCGCGCACCATATACTTCTTTTTCTGCGGGCAAGAACATATAATCATCATTGTTAAGCGGAAGGAGACCATTACGTTCGTAATATGGTATTCTAACTTTCGCCATAGTAGAAGGCATCCCTGTTTTTAAGCTTTCCATAGTTGAGGTTCTCATTAAACTTGCGCCCCAACAGCCTTCATTTGTGTGTGAACTATTCATTGGGTATTTCCCACAGCAATCTACCATACCAAAGGTTAAACCAGCATATGTATTATTTCCACCATAGCTTGATGTATTAGTTAGTTTCTAATTATTAAAGCCCATTACCGCATATAGATTCCCATTAACGGCAATAGTATCACCCGGAGTAATTTTATAAGCCCAAGAACTTCCTTTATTAACATAAATCGGTTCTGTGGTATTAGCAGTGATAGAACTAGAGGCATCAGAAATAGCTTTTCCTATTTCTTTCATAATATCCCAATCATTGGGAACCCCGTTGACATAATTTAACCCACTTTGAGGAGAAGTAAGGGCTACTGCTTTATAAACCATTTCCTCATAATAATTAGACTTAATCTCAATATAAGCCGTTGCGCTCATCTATCCTTTAGTAGCTGTTATTATCCACGTTCCAGTTTTAGTCACCGTGGCATTATAAACCCCTGTACTTACTTCTTGAAAAGTTACAGTTGTTCCATCACAAACACCAGTAACAGAGCTGTCAGAATCTGCTTTTACTTGTATGGTGTATTTATTTATCATAGAAGCAGGAGGAGGTGTGTAATTTAATACGCTTCCACCTAAGGTGATTATTTTATTATTTAGTGTTAATATACTCAAAGGATTATCTCCTTTCATTCTTTATATAATTGCAGCGAGTGGTTGGCTCGCCGCAGTAGTTAAGATTGTTTTGTTGTATTTTGAATAAACCAATCATAGAACCATGTGTTCGAAGAACGAGGAAATGGCGTTGTGAATGTAACAGTGCGGTATGATTCATCGCTCCAGCCATCATCTTGGTCAATCGTTGGATTATATACCCGACTATCATTGCCCGAAACGGGTGAATATATGAAGGTAAAATGGGGTGTCCCTTTACTTTCAAGACGGTTATTTTGGAAGCCCATACTTTCATAACTAACACCGCCACATTCAAATACAGAGTTTGTGATAAATATCGGGCTAGCGCCAACCGACAACGCGTCGTTCGTTCCATCAACCAACGGTCTGCCATCTGATAAAATAGGAACTGTTAATTCTGCATTAAACAAATAGGTCCCACTCAACTCAGGCTTGGGGGGTGCCGCATTGTCAACAAACCACCGCACAAATTCTTCATTACCTTCATACTGTACTGGTTGAGTGAAAGTTATTGTGCGGTAAGCTTGATTAACCCAATTACCAGTATATGCACTGTCACTGTTTACCTTTGTATCATTATAAAAAAGATAGTAAGACTTTGTAGGCTCCAAGCGTCCTCCTCCTACTGTGTTTATACTAGTAAATTCTATCCCATTACTAGTAAATGCTATGTCAGTACGAAGAGGCGGTTTTGCAGTGGTTAATTTCTCATTAAATACCCATGTTCCAGTAAGTGGCAATTTAACCGCATTTGCTTCAAGCCAAGTTTTAATTCTCCCAGTTGTTGGAGAGTAGAATTTTAGATTACGGTAAGCATCAAGCGCCCAGTGATCTATGACGCTCATTGTTGATTTAGAACTGGCAACCACTTCAGCAACTCCGTCTTTAGCATAACCTAATAAACTATTATAAGCCATAATTATTCTTCCCTCCTTAATTAAATAGTAAAGTGGTCGCCTAGACTCAGACTACTCGAATCATCCTCTACTAATACAAATTTATCATAAGCAGTTAAGCCGCTTGAAAAGTCTGCTTCTAAAGGCAATGTCAGGAATCCCCTCTCCGGGATAGTTAAAGGACTCGCAGTAACGCTGCTTTTTAATACCCATTCTTCGCTTACTGTGCGAGGAGGAGTAGAAACTTCCCAAGTAGGAGAGTAGTAAAGACCCGAGCTAGTCCCAGCAACCCAAATACCATTTGCATTATAAATACATGACACATCTTTAAATGGTACTATGTACCAAGTCTTACCGTCAATTGAATACGAAGCACCCTCACTAATCCCAGCCACATATATTCCCGAAGAACCGAATATCTCACTTACTTGTACATATTTCTCGCTACAGGCAGCTGGACTCCAAGATTTTCCATCAGTAGAAAAATAAAATCCTGTTTGCTGAGAACCATCTCCGGCCACCCATACTCCACTATAATAATGGATTGTCATACTGTTTGACGTAATATTACTTTGTGTCCATGTCTTACCATCTGTAGAATAGTATATTCCGTCGCCTCCGAGCACCCATAGTCCATTTGCTTTATATATTGAGTTAGCATAGCCCGATGATATATTGCTTTGAGTCCAAGTTTTACCATTGGTTGAGTAGTAATAACCATTTTCAGCACTTCCTGCAACCCATAGCCCGTCCGCATAATAAATTACATCTATCTATTTAGAAGTAATATTACTACTTGTCCATGTCTTACCATCAACTGAATAAAGAATACCTTTACTACTAGACCCTCCTACCACCCAAAGGCCATTAGCATTATATATGGAGTAGATATGCCCAGAGGTAATATTGCTTTGTTTCCAAATCTTACCATCGATTGAATAGTAGAGACCCGTACTATATCCTCCCGCTACCCAGAGTCCATCTGCTTTATATAGAGAAATAAAACTTAAAGACGTAATATTGCTCTATGCCCAGGTTTTACCATTTAAAGAATAATAAAGTCCTTCATTTGTGCTCCCTGCGACCCAAAGTCCATCAGCATAATGCACACGGGGAAATCGTCCACTAGTTATATTACTCTCATACCATTCCATTCCATTAGGGAAACTTATCTTCTTACCTCTTGGAGCAAGAGAACCATCAATTATTGTTGCCATTATTTCACTCCTTTACGAGTTCTGCAATATGTTGTAAATCTTTAACATTTGCTTCATATTTAAATACAAAAAGCTGGAACGATTGCTTTTTGAGTATTATAAACAGCCGTTGCAGAATTTCCATCCGTATTCACACAGCAATATTGAGAACTGTTTTTTCTAGCAATGGAGCGTGTCCAATAATCACTAGAAATACCGTCTAAATCACTGCGTACTCTAGCATTTGAGCCTACTACATCATAGTATTTATATTGTTCGCCCTCATCTGAGACAGAATTTAAAGCATTATCGCCAAAGATTTCAGCCTCAGACAGTAAAAAGACCCTTTCTATGCTAGTAACCGTGTCTGTTGTCATACCATAAATATACCCAGAATTTTTGTTTACATTTTTTATTATTGTTTGCCAGCTATTAGGCAAAGTCTTTTCAACCAATGACATAACCGATGTTTTCATTGTTGTAACATTCCAGCCTGTACCGCTAGTGCTACTGTTCATGGCATATTTTACAGAATAACAATTTTTCATCATTAGAGTAATGCCTGCCTTACCAGTTGCAGTTACACCGCCATAAGCGGCACTATCAGCCAACTGATCGTGGTTAAAGCCAATTACATCAAAGGTGTAACTTGTACCGTTCAAGCTTATTGTAATTTCGTCAGCAACACTGATTTTATAATGATTATTATCCTTATCATCATAATATACAATTGTTGTTGCATTTGTTACATTAGCATTGTTAGATATACACTTAGAAATATAAGAAAGCATATTTGGTGATATATTACCTAATTCTGTCGTGTATGTTATACCAGATTGCGGAGTGAGGTTAATTATTCCCTCCGTAGGTATCTTAGTTGCATTAGCCATAAACCAATTATAGAAAGCTGGTGATACAGAGGTATCTTTTTTAATTGTTATATAGCAGTTCGTTGCATTTGCAATCCCCGCATCAATATCTCCTACTACGGTGGAGTCATATTTAATGGTATATCCATGTGTTTTTTCTGGAGTAGCCATAATTTGAACTTACCTCCTTAGTTTTGAATTACACTTAAAGATGTATAGTTTATAGAATTCGCTATAAATGGTATATTCTCCATTATATTGCCACTGGGCGCAGAAAGCGGTAATATAAACTTATAATCACCTGCAGGAATAGTAGGTTCCCATGTGGGGGAGTAGTAGAGACCCTGTATAGAAACAACTACCCAAATTCCATTAAAACTATAAACAAATGGTATTATCTGTTGTGATAGCCCAGATGCCGTCCAATTTTTGCCATCAAATGAATAATAAGTTCCTCCGGGAGAAGAATTACCATTACCTGCAATCCAGATTCCATTATCATAATAAAGACTTTCAATTCTAGTATCTGTAATGTTTCCTTGCGTCCATACTTTTCCATCGGTCGAATAAAAAATACCACTAGTCCAGCCTCCAGCTACCCACATTCCAACTGCATTATACACATTGCTAAAAGTGTCTGTTGTAATATTGCTTTGCACCCAAGATTTTCCATCCGTAGAATAATATAAACCAGTATTTCTACCGCCTACTACCCATAGCCCATTTGCATTATGTACGCAATAAAAATCACCACTTTTGATATTACCAGTAGACCAGGTTTGACCATTCAAGGAATAATATATACCATTATCCACTGTTCCAGTGGCAACCCAAATTCCATTGGCATAAAATACATCATAGCATCCCGCTTCTATATTACTAATAGTCCAAGTCTTTCCGTTAGTAGAGTAGTATATTCCATTGTCACCAACAGTAACCCAAATTCCATTGGCATTACTTGTATCATTAAAACTGTCGCTTGCCATATCAGCCTGGGCCCATGTTCTTCCATCTGAGGACCAATATAATCCATTCCCACTATATCCAGTGGCAACCCAAATTCCATTGGCATAAAATGCACGACGAAAACCCCCAGATTTAATATTAGATGCTAGCCATGTTTTCCCGTCAATAGAATAATATAATCCCGAATCCGCGCTACAAAGTACCCATACCCCATTTGCTCCATGTACAGAAAACCAAGCTCCGCTCGTTATATTACTCTATTCCCATTTCATTCCATTAGGAAATTCATAACCACCTTGACCGCTACCGTTAACTTTAATTAGCGTTGCCACTAATCATCACCCCTTTACGATAATCCTAACTGGAATATCAACAGACGGTTTCTCGCCAAAGGCTTTTAGCGTCATACTTCCTGCGGCCTACCCTCCATCAATAATATTTGCATTTTGTAATGCAGTTAATTGATCTGCAGTAATATCTGTTGCAGGAGTTAGTTCTTGATTACTAGTCGCAGTAATTGCAGAGTTACTAATTGTATATGTATAAGGTGCCGCAGTTCCTGTCCAAGATGCAGAAGCAAGAGTAACTGAGAGAGCTGTGCCAGTTGCAACAGAATCAACATATTCCTTACTGGCTGCCCCTATACTAGCAGCCGTTAATTCAACAAGCTCTACTTCTGTTTCTTCTGCAGCATTAATCATGCCTGTGCCATCGCCTTTTAGTATACCTTTCGCGGTAATTGCGGACTGCTTCGTCGATACAGACGTATCGACGTAGGCTTTATTTGCTGCATCGGTATTTATGAGAGGATTAGCAAGATTTGTGAATGTAACTGCTGGATTAGCAATATCCATGTCTCCGTTGCTTTGATTATAAAACCCAACTGAAATTTGCGCATAATCACTATTCGGTCGGACAAAAAGCCCTACACATCTATCTTCGACATTGGAGTAGCCAACCAATACCATATGTGTATCATTATCTATTTTTTGAAAACCGGCCTTAATGGTACCATCTGTCATCGTATAAGACAGGCTATCGCTTACAGTCAAATTTTCTACCGTTGCAATGGCGCCAACATCGCTTGCCGCGAGGGTCACCGCACCAGTCTTTCCCGCAACGCTAATGACAGGATATGGTACATTAGTTAGTTCACTACCATCGCCCTTAAACTTAGTAGCTTTAACATTGCCAACTACTTCCAGTTTCTCACTCGGCGTAGCAGTACCAATACCTACATTACCACTACCGGAACTATTGTTCTGTAACACAAGTGGTCTTGTGATATTAGTTCCTCCACTAACATACATATCAATATAGTCAGTATCAGTAGCAACACCCTCAACATTTAAAACGGCATTACCAGAACTAGCAACATCTGCGCCACCCTTCATAACTACGCCACCAGTAAATGTCTTAGTACCAGAAATAGTTTCATTTCCTGTAAGATGAACCACTGCATTATCAGCGGCTTTGGCATCAATTTGGGTCTGTACATTCTCGGTAACTCCATCTAATACACTAGGAGTCTAACCTGTTAAAATACATTTAACTGCCATTTGCAATCTCCTTTCTTAAATAAAAAAAATAGGGAAGGACGCATCCTTCCCTAATCAAAACATTCAATCAGAGAATATCTTACCCTCTAATATCTTTAAAAAATCTCTTATTTCTCTTATCTTGTTTTGTCCAAAAATTTTCATTGATGGTCAGTTACCACAATGCTTAAATCCGCACTCGGTAGCTTTCGCGCAACAACAGTTAAAGTTTTATTCTCCACATTAGCTTCAACGGAATCTAATAACGCAAAATCTGCGGCCTGCGTCCCTACCGCAGGACTAACTACAGGAGGAACATTGCCAGCATAACCGCACTTTAAGCCAGTTAAATTAACTACCTACTGATATTTTCCTTCATTCTCTACCCAATTCCCCGCAGCAAGAGTCAAAACATTAGCTACCGCACGGTCTATTTGTAATCCAGCTCTAGCTCCAGCCAAGTCACTCGCGCCAGTGCCACCATTAGCTAATCCAATTGTCGCATCTTTTGTTAAAATATTTGCGGCAGTCAGTTCCTCATCACCGTTTTTTAGCGCCCCCGCAACATCAGCTTCCTCCGCATTTAAACAAATTCGTTCATTTGCAGTATCAATGAACATTTTACCGTTATCTGTTAAAAAATAGTTTCTACCTTCTTGAATGGGAATTGTAGTATTCAATTCCGTCTCTGTACCATGAAATTGTTTAAATAATGCCATTTACTCAATTCCCTCCAATCTTTCCAATTGTCAAAGCATTTTCTAGCACTGCTAATCTTGCTTCAAGCGCATTGACATATTCTGCACTATAAACTTTAGAACTAGCTGTAGCATCTGTTACCTTAGTATTTACAATAGCACCGCCCATGCCACCAGAGAGTTGAACTCTTTGCCAAGTCGCATCAACTTTGAAATACCAATAAGAAATAACATCATTTTCAGCTTTTTCATAAGTAACAGCAATTAATTCTCCTGCCTGCGGATCTCGGCCTCGCGCAGTCAACTCTGCACCCACTGCCGCTAAAGTATCTTCCGCAACCTGCGCCGCAGTAACAATCTCAGTAGCAATAATATTTAGAGGATTACCAACCTCTCCTTGCGGGCCTCGAATATTCACAGTAGTAGGATTAGCTAATTCACCGCCACTATTGTTACTCCAACTTAGATCACCATTAGTCGCAACGCTAGGAAGAAAATAATAACCCCTAGGACCTTGCGCACCGCGCTTGCCCACTAGATTGTGAAATGATAAACTATACTTTGCGTGCTAAGGATCGGTTGTACCAGAAATAACTTCTGCGCTTGGAGTAGCAGTCTCACTACTACCATTATCAATTAAAATATTAGTAATTTCTACAGTACCGCCATCGCCTTTAGGTCCTTTAATATTTACTGTTGCAGGATTATCTAATTCACCATTATTATTCCAACTTAAATCTCCCATTGCACTAACTACAGGAGTAAAATAATAACCTCTCTCACCTTGAACACCTTGTTTTCCTACAAGATGATTAAAAGCCAAATCAAAGGTTCTATTTTCTGGAGTGCCACCCGCAGTAACCACACATGCGGGATCGCCAATCTCAACACTAGTATTATCTACAGTAGCAGTCACCGCAGAAATAACACCTGGATTGCCTTTGAGATTCTTGAAATCAAATACAATATCAACGTTGCTCGGATCACCCTCCGCTTTTGCTGTAACTTGCGGGGTGCCTACATTAGCATCAACTGTTGCAGTAACACTTTTAATCGTGCCAGTTGAGCCTTTAGATCCATTCTTTACAGTCACAGGACCAACTTTTGTACCATCTGATTTAACAAATGTAATAGAATTTGTTCCGCTATCGACATCAGAAATAGTTTCTTCTACATTAGTAATATCAACACCATTTTTAATATTGTAGCTTTCAGTTCCCGTAGTTCCATTAGAATACTTTACTTTAAAGGTATTATTTCCACCACTTGCAGCTGAGGGAGTATATTCAATTCCCGCAAAACTTACACCAGTATCACCTTTCTGGCCCTTAATGTTTTTAGTCGCGGGGTTAGCTAAACCACCATTATTAGTCCAACTAATTTCACCTGCATCAGAAACAGATGGAGTAAATGTTACACCTTGTGGAATTTTGGCTTGGAATGATAATTCATTCCCCAAAGTACCACCATATACTGGAGTGATACTTGCTGCAGTAGTAGGAACCACCGATTCAGTGGTATTCGCAGTTCCCGCTATTAAACTAGCGGGCATCTTCAACCCAACTTTTGGATTAGCAAGAGAAGAAGAATCTATGGTTAATTGCGGCGCTGACCCAAACGGCAGACTAGCATCGGCCGCGCCCACACTGAATAAGGGATAACTACTTGCAATACTACAAATTAAGCGGTATTCATAGCCATTGTTCCAATCTTTCTTCCATAGGGTAGCATTATAGGATTTATCCCCATCTTTTTGTCTATTGGTAGAAAATGCTGGGGTATTAGGGTCACCGTATGACACTAATACATAATCACCTGCATAGATTTCACTGGCATCACCCGCCGCAATATCAGCATCTAAGCTGGCTTTGCTATCAAAAATCTTGGCAATAGTAAAATCCTTACCAGCAGGTCCGCCATAGAAGGAAAGCATATTCATATACACTCACCTCACTTGTTATAGATAAAGTCAATAATTACATTTTGTAATTCTTGACCAGTCTTAAATTTGATTTTCTCAATAATAATATCATCATCAAGCTCATAGATACCAGTGTTTCCAACTTGGATGTCTCTGCCATCAATAATCATTTTAGTGTGCGGTGGTGCTTGTACGCCGAGTTTCGTGACCTTCGCATTGCGATAAGAAACGCTCTCCGCAAACTATCCAAATAGATCGCTCGTCATATCTAGATCGCCCGCGCCCGCAACCACTACACCATTTTTATTGGTAGAAACTTCTGATTCTCTATTACGATAGTCTTGCAAACGATATACAATTTGTCCTATTTGCATAACTTAACCTCCTTATACTCTAGTTAAAGCCTGTGTCATTGTAATTGACATAGTGCCATTATATGTTAAAGGTAACGAATATTGCGTAATTACATAATTTCCTTGAATACCATTTTCACGATTCTCAAGATAAATCATGTTGTTAGGCTCATACCAATATCTTGGCAAGCAAGAAATAGAAATGGTGGTGTTATAAACTAGATATTGATATAGTAGATTTCTAATCTCATCAAATGCGGATGATCCAGTAGAGCTATTCACGAAGCTAGACTCTACTTGCGGCGATAGCTGGAAGAAATAATTAGTTTCATTAGCCGCGCAGTATTCGCGCACCTTCTCCGCAGCATCTTCTGCATTTGTGTATTCAATCTCAAGCAAATCTGCCACTTCTTGGTAGTCGGGAATGAAAACAATAGGAGGAATCTATTTAGTAAATAATATCTTAATATCATCATTGTTTACCACTTTCATGCGGCGACCGATCTGCGACACCGCATATTTGCCAACTTCGCTGGTGGTATCAATGAAATCTATCCAGAAGATCAAACTAGCTGGATCTTCTCTTACACCAGGATTCCAATGATTATATTCTGGGTAATTCGCATATATCCAGTCTTTATTATCTGGATCGTAAAGTAATCTCCAGAAAGCTAGCATCTCTGCATCGTAAGGTTCAGTAGATTGCGCTTGTACTTGACGCTCTAGGGCATTACGATAGATCTCTTCTCGCCACTCCTCACAAGGGCTCGCCGCAAGTTCTTTTGCCTCGGCTGGTTTGGTATTAGTATCAGTATACAGATAGTTAATTACGTCACCTGCATCATCAACCACTGACCACATATACTTCTTACACTTATTGAGTACAGGCTTTTCATCAATTACCAAACGATAATGAATATCTACTCCACTAGCATTCTTGCCCCAAACCACAAAATCATTCTTAATGTCTTCGTATCTAGGGCTACGAGTCAGAGATACTAAAGTATCAGAATCTTTAATTTCATAAGCTGCTTCGGTAGAGTAAGACTGAATATAATCCTGCGGAACCAGATAAGCGATGGGACTAACCGTATTTAAATAATTTTTCTTTTCTTGGAAGATGAACCGTCCATCTAAATCAAAAAAATATTCATAATTTCCTAAAATCTAACAAATTTTCTCAAGTAAATTAACCACTGTAGCCCCGGCCGCAAGCACTAATTCTCCAGGATAAGTAAATGCAGTAAATTCATATCCAACGTCTTGTCCATAGGTATATTTTTGGGTATGAGCCGCATCTTCTGCATAAGCAAATGAAGCATAGTTTTCCGCAAAATAAATGGGCTTCCCACCGATATACTTAATCAAGACCTTCGCAACTTTTTCAAGGTCATTGATAATAATGTCATGCAGGGGAATCTCGCCATAATGATTAACTGCTTCTTGAATAATCTAATAAATCGTCGGATAATCTATCTTGTAGTTTCCGTCTCCTAAATCTTCAAAAATTTCATGGAAAGTTACTGCGGTGGGTAGTGTGCCGCCCGCAGTTCCATCCAACAAAGCCATTTTATCCTTGCCAGAAATACTAATTGTCCATCCAGAAGTAGACTAATTAACACTAGCATTTGATATAACATAAAACCCGCAATTAAACCACATAATCTCGTCCCCTGCAAGGCGACCAATGTAAATCTTTACTTTCTTGTTAATAGCAATCTCATTATCAAGATTTTCAATATTAGCAATTTCAGGTTTTGCTACCATAGAGAGAGATAGAGCTCGGCGGACCGCTGAAGCACCATTAGCCTAGATTGATCCGCCGGATACTCTACCTTCTATGGAGGAAAGGGGTTTCTCATTAAATGAGTATGTGACGATTTTTGCGTATGTCGTTTGTATTTTTTCATTTACAAGTTTTTCAAGGAAAGCATTATCCATAATTAATTCCCTCCTTGAATACGTCTAATTAGACGGATCTTGTAATTTATAAGTAAAGGTTTGTCATTAACCAAAATAATTTCACTTAGTTTATCTTCAATAGGCTGTAAGCGGTATTGCGCGGTACTACCAATATAAATATTACTACCATTAACATCAAGGACAACACCTTCTGCATTTTGTAATCCAATGGTTTCAATACCATCGATAGTAAAAGACATTTTCCCATCGGCAGTAATATAGCTGCCATCGGGTTGCTTAGTTAATGCTACGCCATTATTATATATATTCGCCGCACGTTGCATGGCTGCCGCAACAATCATTTCAGTAATACTTTGATTTTCACCGCCGTCTGCCACGTGATTAATTTGGCCCCAATCCCTATCAATATATTGCGTCCGAATAACTGCTTCTCTGATTTCCTCTAAAACACGTTCAACAGAATAGTCAAGTTGAATTTTAGCAGTAGATTTTAGTTTGATAGAAGTAATGCCACTATCTTCTAATCCTGCAATAGTATACACCCTGCCCTTAGCAATATTTATTTCATTACCATTTAGAAGAAATGTTACTACATCAGAGGTATCTGCATCATTAGCCAAACTAAGAGTTCTTAATGTGGTTACTTTATATTTATATCCATTAATCTCTATTTCTTGCTATTCACGAATTTTATCAAATAGTTCAATAGACGGATCAAATGTGCCCACGATCTATCCACGAGATGCTTGCGCTTCTACCTTAGACACATCTTGCCATTCACCAGATTTAAGAATCCCTAAGTCTTTAAGATTAGATAAGGTGTTTTCAGCCACCTCATAAGCAGTAGTAGAAAAACTATAAATCATGCGGTTGAGGCTCTGCTGCGGTGACAGAGTAGCCCCAGTTAACGCGACGATAATATTCTTATCTGCCTCAGTGGGGGTCTTGAATAATTTATATTGCTTATCATTCAGGAATGTTTCTACCTTATGTCTAAACTTACGTTCAATTCGCACTGTTTCAGCAGTTGGATTAGTTGAGAGCGCCTCAAAATCCTTTTCCATAAAAAGATTTTCTTCATCCATATATGCTGATACTAATGCAGACAAAGGAAACTCTGCATAATAGGCATGACCATTATAACCAATAGTTGGATAAGTTGAACCCAAAGTATCCATTTTTCCAACTAGCTGAGTATGTTTAAAGCTAGATAATTCACCATTAAAGTTTAGCTTAATCTGCGTGCCCTGGCCGCAAAGATAGGAGTATTCAAAATTCACACAATGCGGCGAGGTGTCTTGTGGCAACAGTAATTCACTCCGCGCATTATTAGTTTGCTTGCGTTGGACTGCATACTTGTATCGCTTGCCGCACTCAATATAATAATCAGTAAAAACCAGCTCATCTGTCACTTGTTTACCAACGTAAGTAAGATAAGCAACGTCATTCCACACTTGATAATTAGTATCTTCATCAGAGCGCACAATAACATAATTACCATTAAGCTCTTCTGTTGAAGTTAGTCGTACTTGAATCATTGCATTTTCTATACAAGGGATAGAAGTGCTATCAACGCTTATCGCAAGATTGGTTAATTCACCTGCTGTACTTGAGATAACCTCAAAGTCATAAGCCTTGCTCTCTGCTGTATAACCATTGTTAGAAACAATAGAAAGAATAACGGAATGTGTTTCATATCTAGAAAATTGCTTATGAAAACGATATTTCGGCCGCGCTTCTGTAGATCCATTGTACTAGACTTCTCCAGAAGACTCTATTAACTCACCATCATGGTATAAGTCAAAACGATAAGTGTCTAAATACTCTGACTCGCCAACCGTAAAGTTTACTCCGCCATAAAATGTAGGCATTGTTTCAGTCTCGCTATGAATAGCAGAAATTTCATTGGTATTACTTTCTGTTGTTTCACCATTGAGAATTTTAACCTGCGGTGGAGTAATAGCCTTGGTAATCATTACATTAGACCATTCTGATTTCTAGCCAGAGGAATTTACTAATCTAGCTTGAATTTTATATAATTTGCCCGCCGCCCAGTGTCCAGTCTTGAGTTCTCCCTTACTAATAGAAAAACTTCCTGCTGCCGCAGATACAGACAAAAAGCCCGTAGCATTATTCACCACGTTGGTATTTGTATCTTGGGTATTAACCTTAACCTCTATATTTGTAATATCAGTTAAAGAAGCTGCTTGCGGCAGCGTATAATATACTGTAAGTGAACTTTGGCTCGCCGCAAATGCAGGCTAAGTCGTCCGCAAAATTGGCGCAAATAAAACTGCCATAGACGTGCCTCCTTTATCTCATTTTTATTTCCTATATATATTTTAAAAAAACGATTGAATAGATTATCTTGTTTTGTCCAAAAAAATAAGGGCGGAAATTAATCCGCCCTTTATGAACCATTATAGTTACTAATGACTATATTTAATGCATCTTTAAGAGAACCACTTCCATTAAAATAACTTGCTAAAATTTTTTTTCCAGTGGCTAACTAAGTAGCAGTAGGTAAAGGAACATTTCCATTAAGTGCCGCGATTGCATTTCTGGCATTTAATACTTCTATTGCAGTAATACTATCTCCAGAAGAAGTGGTTGTATAGCTCCAAGCCTTTCCAGTCTAAGCCTAGGTAATTTCATTAATTTTTTTCTTAAATCTATTCCATCGACTTGCAGTTAAATTAGTAACAGGCAAGCCCTTAGCTATAATAGACGTATCCGCAGATCCAGTTCCACCATCCCAATAAAATAACTCAATATGAGGTTCCCAAACCGCATAATAACTTGCATCAGTCGCACCTACTGTTATTGTTCCATTTACGCCCCAAGCGGCAGTTCCAGTAGAAGATGTGCTCCATCCTACTAAACTATAATAAGCCCTACCCAGGGGGGGTGTTCCATTGGGGCCATAATCTGCTAGGCTAATAACATCGCCAACTTCCTTTTTGAAGGAACGATACTGTAAATTACCTCCCCATAGACCGCCATTACCGTACAAAGTAATTGTCGCTTCTGATTTTTGCCAAACCGCATAATATCTTTGAACAGTGCTATTACCAACTGTTACCCACCCATCTGGATCATATCCTGCAGTGGTAGCAGTATCATTAGCACTCCATCCTAAAAGTTTATATCCATTTCTAGCCACTAACCCGGAAGGACTAGAAAAATAAAAAGCGTTTCCTGGAGTCTATCTTGGATATTCCCTGGTAGTAGCTTGAGTATCCTAGAACACACCGCCATTAGCATTAAGTACGATGGTTGGTGCAAGTGACCAAACCGCATAAAAATTTGTTACTTTGCCATCGGTCGTACCGCTAATGGCTACTTCCCCAGTATGAGCTTGACTTGTGTCTGTTGTATTAGTATATGCCCAACCAACAAATTTATAATAAGCACGAATTGGTGTTGGCAATGTATCTAAGTTGAAAGTATTGCTAACTGTATTAGACGTGTACCATGTACTAGACGAAGGGGCGTAATAATCCTACGAACCTCCAGAAAAGTATGAACCATCTGCCGTAGTCATAGCATGGATACGATATTTATAAGTGGTTTGTCCTATGGCAGTAAAATAAATTGTTCTACTTCTATTATTAAAATCAATTGATTCAATAGAGCTTCTATAAGAAATAGAACCATTTGTTATATCTGCAATTGGATAAGTCGTACCGCCAGAGGAACTACTCCAATAGATGGTTCCACTCCAGGCTAAACCAGATGATGTTAATGAAATAGAACGAATGTGCTTTGTATTAGCAAAACTACAACTTCTATTGCTTTGTGTGATGCTTGTACCATCACCAAAATAAACAGATGATAAAATACCAGGCATCGAGCCCGCAGTAAGGGTATAAGATGCAACTGAGCCAGAGGCTGAAAAATATACATCACGATTACTACCCGTATACGTTAAATTAGCAGTTTTCATTGAAACATTGCCATTAGAAACAGTAGCTAACACATACGGATCTGGCATAGAGGCTGCGGTATCCCAGTATACAGTGCCAGACCAGCCGCTTGTCACTGTAATGTTAGAAATTCTTGCAGTTGCTGAATAGCTTATGGATGCAGGACTTGAAGTTGCAGTTTTCCCATTAAACGTAACACTGGTTATAGGATAACCAAAATGAAATGTTGCTAATGCCATTTATTTCACCTCTTATCCAAATACCGCTGTTTTTGTACTTGCAGTAGAACCTTTAATAATATCACTCCAAGAAACCCATGCTCCTGTTGTACCCTCTCTAACTCCTGCAGAACCTAAATACCAACCGTCAAATCGTAAAGTATTCGCAGATAATGTTTTGCTACAGGTAACATCACCCGTGAAACCTGCTTCAGTACCGTAAAGGTATGCTAGACGATTAGTGCTTGAGCCAATACCATCAATAGAAGCGCTTTTGGAAGCATACTATACCATATTCCACGTTAGATTTTTAATAGCATTACTACCTTCTGCTCCTAATTTACTAAAATCTAAAGTTCCACCACTAATATTGTCTGCATTAATATTTCCTGCATACACCCAATTCGCATTAACGCTATCTGCAATATTGGCAGAATTAACATTTAATTCACTACCATCAATAACATTCGCGGTGAGCTTACCAGAAATATTAGCTTCTGCAATTTGTAATTTACCATCAACGATACTGCATCCTCCAATGGTACCTGCGGTCGCAGTAATAGTTCCAGTCACATCGGCATTAATACACTTTAAATTACCTTCGTAATCAACAAGGAATTTATCACCAATTTGAATAGCGTAAGTTCCATTGCCCATATTTACAAGGTTAATAGTCATATATTGACCGTCATCAGCGCCACTGTTTTTACCAGTAATTTGTGCGTGCTCACCATCAATAGTAATCTAGCTTTTAGTGCCGAAACTAGCCTTACCATCTTCTCGTAGCGCAAACGTATTAATACCATCCTTATAACCATACAAACCAGTTTTATCTTGTGTAGAGTCTCTACCCATTACAACACCAGAAAATTGATTAGCAGTATTTTTTGTACCTGCACCAATCTATGGCGCCAGAATGGTCCCACCATCATTGTCAATTTCAACTGTAGTACCATCCCAACTATTAATAGCTTCATTCCCATAAGGATTAAGATACATAAATATAGAATGAAGTAAATAATCTACTTGATTATTTTCCATACTCATTTTTAATAATCCCACAAAATTATTTTCACCTGTATAGTGAGAAGCCGGTGTTAGGTAATTATTCCAAATACCCAAAAATCCACTTAATGATTCTACCTTGCCATCTACTCCATCGTAACTGAAAGCAAGAGGTTCACTGTCATACTGCGGATTTACTCCTGAAGATGAATACTTAATGTATTGCGGCGCCGCATATGATACTTTAGTTAGATCAAGCGCTCCAACGCAGACATTAATAGGATAATAGGCATATACGCTAGTTTTACTCTCTGTTTTATATCTTACATCGACTTGTACTTTAACATAAAACCCACCCATCTCTTCTGGAGTAAGTGCAGTATTACCTGAGCGAGTATAGTGGCCTCCATTAGAATACCTATCGGTACCACCATTTTTCATAGGCTTGATATTAACCTTGTGATAGATGTCTTGTCCCGCAGTTACAATTTCAACATTTCTACTTTGCCATATATAAGAAACATTAAAATCAGCTTTGTCCGCGCGCTGTTCAATTAACTCTCCATTACAATACACAAATGCTTTAAATGCTATTTGGTCAGTTCCCCACGCTCCATCCGCATATTGTAGAGCCACCTTGTCTGTGCGTTTAACTTCACTATTTAAATCAATAGGTCTAATCAAGCACAGGTAAGTCGTACCATTAGTACCTTGGTCGCCATCCTTGAGGAAGCTAATCTCTTTTTCATAGTCCACATAAGTACCATCAAGGGCAGTCAGCCGCACGTAAACAGTATTGTTATTCAACATTTCATAGAACTTTGTGCGAACCTTAAAGTGTAGGGAATTGTCTCCCGCATCTACCCATACCGATCGCATCATTGAATCTTTGAACTCTTGTTCGGTAGTAATAGGCTTCTTATTACTATCTAACCATCGCATTGTAAATGTTAATGAGTCAGCTTGTGAGGTTGCAATATTACATCGCAAAACGTGCTCAATATCATCATACTCAGTAACATCATAAATGTCACCATTAGCATCATAATGAAAAACATCATCGCCAGAGTATTGTAAAATAAAATTAGGCAATTCATCTTCATCATTAGACTTATAGTTCGTCCAATTAAGCACTCCTATCTTAGTGCTGCCATCAAATACATCGCAGTAAACTTTAATCCATGGATATGCGAGATAGGGTGTTAAATCAAGAGAAGAAGACTTGGTGTCACCCGCCGCAATGCGAGTCGTATCAGGCAACTCAATATACCATAACCCACTCACTGTGAGAGTATCATTTTTCTTATCTTTTATTTCTAAAATCGTATCAGAGGTCAAATCTAAATATAAATCATATTGACTTGTTAAATTAATCAAGGAAATTTCCTTAGATAAAATCTTATCTTCATTATAGATTACTACTACTTTAAAATTTGTAGTAGCGGCTGGACACTCAGAACGTAAGACAGTAATAACATCAAACTTATCTTTTTGAATGCGGCGCCAGCCTACTCCTCCGGCTTTCTCGTATTGTTTGCTACCAATCAAAACTCCTGGATCTTCTACATACCATAAACAAGAGCAAGAAGATTTACTCATTAAAGATTCACTGCCAGACATTAATTTAGCCTGAAGCGTAAGACTGGGGTAATTGTCAGTAAACACCATACCTTGCGGCGTTGCTACTGTGAGGTAGTAAGAAGAGTCCGTTAAATCTGTGACATTAATCCACTCTGCCTTGAAGTTACGACAGTAGATATTCGGCTGTGTAGAATTGCCCGCAGGATCGTAGTCAGTAAATCCCTCTTGGAAAAACACTATCTTGCGGAGGCCGGTCAAATACCGTTTTGGGACAGTCAGCAAAATAGTTTGCGGCGCCCAGTATGAATTGCGGTAAGGATCGCCATTAAAGAGCGATGTATCTAAAGTATATGTCACTTCAGGAGAGTCCTCCTTCGACGTAGCGAAGGTCAGCCGCAAGCCATAGTTACCAGTTGTTTTGGCATCTACAAACGTGGTCATAAATTCCGCAGAAATACGAAACTCAGTTCCACGATTTGCGTATTGCTAAAATACGCTATGACTAGTTGTATCATCCGCCACAAACAAAGTAATTTCGCTCTTGTGATCAGTCCCATCATAGGCAATCAATCCCATCTCGCCAGACCAATTTTGCTCATAAATTACTGACCAATCTGGACTAAAAGATTCTTCAACCTAGTTAGACTCATTACTAGCCGCAATATCGGTATTATAGGTATAACCCTCTATATATTTAGTCTTAGAAAAATCCCCCAGCGGAATTTTTACTAAAACATTATCTCCAATTTTATATTTTGTTTTGCTCTGTGAAAATGCAGACCAAACACCATCTTGGTATCGTACTTTATATTCTCCTTTTGTTACATCTACAATAGAGAATATTTCACCAGAAATTGTTTTATCTGCTTGATATTGAGATAACTAATTACTAGCTTCATTAGATATGACTTTATAGAGTCCATCAGCTAAGTTACTCATATTCATTCTCCTTTCTCGCCAAGGGGTGGGCTGTTATACCCACCCCATTAAATTATTTTGTATAGAAGTTAATTCGTTGTGCAGAAGTTTGAACCAAAGATTCAAGAGCCTCTTTAATCTCAATGGCATCACGCACTCCAGGAAAGTCTGCGTTAATCTGGACAGATTGCGCCAATTCAGTAGCCTTGCGATCGAAAACTGACCGCATACCAGAGTATCTAGAACCGAACAATGACTGACTTGCGGCCGCGGTACCGCTAATGCGGGCGCGCATTTCTGCAATCATAGAAGGAGCTAGCTCACGGATACTTTGAACCGCCGCGAGCATATTTTTTGTATCCTCTTGGTTGAGGACAAGCTCCTTTTGATGCAGGACCGCTAGACGACCATCAGAACCCCAATCACCAGTATATCCACCTGTATCATAATGTTTTAATTGACTTCGACTATAATCAGCAGCAAGAGATTCAATCTGTCTTTTCATCCCAGAGGGATAATTCCACCAACCGCCTCCCTCATAAACTGCGCCATTCATAGTCATTAATTTATAAGTACGACTACTTGAATCAAATTGACCTAGCTGTTTCCTAATTCTTCCAGTAGAACCAGCTGATGTATTAGGAGTAGAAGGCGTAGTGGTAGATATGTTACTAGAAACGTTTCCACTTGTGCCAGTTCCGCTCCCTCCAGAGCCAGTTCCTCCACTCCAGCTACCAGTGGCGCCTAGTTTATTGATACTACCTACGGCTTCATTATACTTCTAAACCGCAGTTGCAGTTTCTGATGCCAGCTTTTGGATCGCCGCAATCGTATTATAAATTTCTTTAGTCCAAGCAGCCTGCGCCTCTGTAACATCTTGAAGCTCGCTAATCTTATTCCAAATTTCATCAATAGCTGAGGTAGCTTTGTTTTGCAGTTCCTCATTAGCTTGCGTCAGTCGATCAACTTTATCACTTAACTGGTCATAAGATACGCCAATTTCATTAGAAATCTTGCCAATATTACCCTTGTACTTGGTCAGAGCTTCATTAAGTTTTGCAAACATTTCAGCAGTAGTTTCAGTGAATGAACCTTCAATAGCAACCAAATTAATCAATTGATCACTATACGCACTATTAAAGTCATTCGCATTACCGCCCATTTCCTCTAGAATCCGTTGGAAGTTCTTCTGGAAATTTTGCGCGGTTTCGCTAGTGTCGTCACCATACTTATTAGCTGCCTTTTGTTGCTCTGCAAGTGCAGAATTACCTGCATCTTTCATATCCTTAGCCGCATCGGTTTGCATCTTTGCCAAGTCAGCATACTTCTTTTGATAATATGCCTGAATTTCATTGATAGCATTTTGACGCTGCTCTGCATTAAGAGTATCATCCTCATAAATTTTGCGGATTTCCTCAGACATTTCTTGCCACAGAGAAACAATCTCGCCAGTGATATTTTCAGTTTGATCCTTTGCAGTGTTGTAGTAATCCTACATCGCTTTCAGATACTCTTGCTGCTTGCTATTAATATCTGCCTCATCTGCGGTAAACAGATAATTATAGTTACCATTCGCACCACGCACCAGCCGCACTTTGCTCTTAGCATTTTGTGCTTCTTCAAGAGCAATTTGCTTGAGGGTCATGTTGTATTTGGCTTCCATAATCTTGAGGTCATATTCAGATAAATCAGCATTAGCTTGACGCTCCGCAAATTCATCTTGTAAGGCTTTCAGAGTAGACTTAGCATAATCTGTACTAGCTTTAGCAATAGACTCCTGAACTTTATTGTTGAGGTCTTGCGTTTCCACAAAACGATTAACGCCATCTAAGAATCTATTGTCTTCGTCTTTAGTGCGGTTATACTTAGCTTGTAACTGATCAAATCCTAGACCACGGGTCATTTTATTCTCAAACTCATAGAAAATATCATCAAGAGCATTAGAGTAAATATTCTTCGCGGCCTCCATAGCCTGTGCCGTGGATTCAAGCATTGCATCTTGTGCCTCTTGATAATCCTCTAATAGCGCGTCACGATTAGCTTTGAGAATATCATATTCAGCAGTTCCTTGCGTAGCATTTGCCAGGGCGATTTCTGCTTCACGAAGCTGGGTTTCTGCGCGTTCCATGTACTGTTTTTGCAGTTTAGCCTGTGTAAGTGAATTTTCAAGAGTAGCGTTATAGGTTTTACTCAACATAGCATACTTGTCGGCTAACGAATTATTGATTGTTTGTAGGTCAATCAAATTATTCATTGCATCAAGTACACCCATATTACTCTCAAGCATTGAGATAAATTCCTCAAACCGATCGGCGGCCGCATCAAGAGCATTAGGTAATGTCTCCTTGAGAGTTTCAATATAGTCTAACATCGCAGAACCACTATCAACTAATTCTTTCCGCAAATCAGCCAACTCGTCTTGCAGGGCTTGCACATCAGTATATTGATTAGCATTGCGAATCATATCCAATAGAGAGTTCATTTTAGTCTCATAATCTGCAAACATTGAAATCTCATCTCTGACACCTTGCGCGCCCAGCCCCGCATTGCGGACACCATTGTCTAGTGCATCGCCAATAGACTCATTGATTTCTTTTTGGAACTCACGCAATGTATCTTGCATTTCTTTCCAATCAATGCGAATCTAAAGTGCTTCCTTAACTTTCTCGAGCTTAGCATCTTCAATCTGCCGCATAGCATCTTCATATTCATTAAGTTGTTCACGGAAGGTATCAATAGAATCCTCATAATTCTCTAAGAGTTGCATTTTATCATCATACTCTTTTTGAACCATATCTTGCTGATCTTTACTCACGGAGTTAATGCGGCTATTATACTCGTCTGTAATTTGTTGCAGAAGTTGAGTATAATTTTTAAGTTCCATACTCGCGGTATCATACTCTACAGATAAACCATTTGCTCGTAGAGCCTCAAGATCAGAGGCAACAAACACAGCCGCAGCAGCTTGTTTCTGGGATTGTAGCTCCGCAACTTTATTGAGTTTCTCAATCTTCTGCGTGAGCATTTCAATCTTATCAGTTCCATAGGCACGATCTGCCGCTGTAGAAATATCATCAAGAAGCTCTTTCTGATATTCGATCTCACGCGTAATTTCATGGTAACGTTCAAGAACTTCTTTTAGCTCTTTTGCGGTGTCACTACCGCCTTTACCTCCGCCTACCGTAGAATTAATGAGATTTCCTGACCGCAGTCGAGCGAGCGCCGCATCAATTGCACCAATTTGAGCGCCGACCGCCTTTAGCTCATTATCGGTTCCTGCAATTAGACTACTTGCCGCGTCTTGAATATCCTTTAATGTACCAAGTTTATCAATTTCAGTTGTCCACTTTTCAATTTGCTTAGCAACTGCATCGGCGTCAGATAGCTTAGATGTATCAAATCCCTTAACCTCAGAACCAGAATAACCAGTTTGCACATTTGCGGCAGGGTCTACGGGAGATACCGCAGAAAATTTACTAGCATTTTTCTCTGTGATATTGAAATAATTAGCTTTAGCTCTAGCCATTGTATTCCAATAATTAACCACATTAGTAGCTAGATTGTGCGTTGAGGTATCAATAGAAACATTAGAGTTGATTGCGTCTAATGTTGTAGTATTAAGAGTATCTGTAGTATACTCTGCAACAGCTTTTGCATTTTCAGTTAATGCCTATGATTTTGCGGTGTCCGCATCGACAACACCAGCAGCCTGCAAGGCAGCATCATCCGCAATGACTTGTTGCATCATCGCTTGCGCCATATATCCAGCAGCATCGGCTTCGATTTCAGCTTTGCTCGTCGCAATTAGTAAGCGTTTTTTCTCTTGTAGAGCCTTTTCTTGCACTACAAGCATTTCACGTTGAGTTTCTAACTGAGCAATCTTGGCTTGCCGATCTGCTTCCACTTCATCCTTCTTTTGTTGAACATAAGCATCAACAACAGACTGATTAAGTGAAATAGTAGCATCTGCATTGGCTTCACAGTTGCGGAGAAGCTCGCCATAGCCAGAATCAATAAGAGAAACTACATCCTCAGTAGTCATCTCAAGACCATTAGCAATTTTCTCTTGAAGTGCATCAAAATCACGACCAATATCAAACGCTTCGTCAACATCTTGCCGCAGAGAAGAATTAATAGAGAGTTTGATTTTGTCTGCGTTCTCTGATAAATTATCAACAATTCTATTTACATCAGCAAGAATTTGCTTTTCATCATCAGAGAGAGAATCTGGATCTAACTCTGCCCGCAATTTTATAGCATTATATTGGTCTTTATCATACTCACTAAGTTGTTTTAGATAATCGTCTCTTGCATTTAGCGCTTTACCCAAATCAGAACCCAGGTATTCAATGCGATTATGGTAAGTTTCATTCCATTGACCTAGGAGATCTTTTTCATTGTAATCTGCTATAACTTGTGCACCATTTTCGCCAAGTTCATTAAGCATACTAATGAGTTTATCTCCCCACAGAGATTTTAACTACTGGAAAGTTTCTTGGTCTAATTCATTTATATCAATATCACCAGAAGATAAACCAAGAATAGTATTTAAGAGCGTTTTATCTAAATTTTTATATTTTTCAATAAATGGCTCAACAATTTTGGAAAAATCTTCCATGCCCTGCTGCGAGGCCATGGCTTCCCGCATAGCTTCATACGAGAAGGTTCCAAGAGATTTACCCTCAGAATCATAAAACTCAGCACTGTCGCCCCATCCAAGAAAACCTGTCTTTTTGCCCCTTGCGCCACCCAATACGTTTTCACTATACCAATCAATTACTTCTTGTTTAGATAATTCGTTAATTCCATTCTCTTTTGCTTGATTAACATATTGTTTTTCATTGGAAGCATAAAGTTTGGACAATCCTATGCTTAATTCTTTAGCTTCTTCTTCAAAATTAGTTTCTACAAACTACGCAGCAAGGAGTGACTGTGATTCAGTATTTGCTTGTAATTTAACAGCAAGATTTTGCAGTTCAGTGGTATTTTCTTGAATGAAGTCTAGTACCTCACCACTTGCCATTCCGCCAAGCAAATTAAATAGAGCATCTCTATCACCAAGAATAGCACTATTTCCATTAGCAACCTCTTGTACAACCTTTTTAACAACAGCCTCAGATGCAACAAATTCACTAGAATCAAATTTATTTGTTCTAAAATCAGTAACAGCATTCTCATAATCTTGACGGTTCTTTGCCATCGTAGCTGCATAATAGCCCTTTGCTAAATCATTTGCACGATTTTGCTGAGCTTCAATGAACCGTTCTTGTCCAGCCGCACTGATCGTTAATTTACCATTTACATTTTCAATTTCTCCTGCTAACTCAGGATACTTTTCAAGTAATTGTAAAACTTGGAAATTAATGTTTTGAAGATTTTGTTGCCACTCCTCTGTCCCTTGTGTTAAGGATTTTAAAGTGTCTCCTAAGTCATCTAGCTGTTTAAACGAAGATTTTAACTCAGTGATAGAATTGCGTGCTTCGTCATATTGAGTTTTTAATTGCTCTTGCTGTTCTTGAAGATGCTTGGTTTTTTCTGCAGTGGTTTCAATTGCTTCGGCTAATGCATAGATACCTAGACCTACCGCCGCGATAGCAAGTGTCCAAAGTCCTAGAGTTGCTAAACTAGCTTTCATTGCACTGTTTGCAGCAATCTAAGCAGTAGCCTCTTGCGTCAATGCACTAGTGTGTGCATTAACTGCTTTTGCCAGTTCTTTTGTAGCAAAGATTTTAGCAATTCTAGTAGTTAACCCGCTGCCTTCTCCAATATTAACTCCAGTGTTGGCTACAGTTAAATTCCCTAAAACGCCTTTACTAATATTGTCTACTAATTTGCTAGTAGAAATAGCTTTTAAACCAGAGCTTAGAGATGGTAACAACATTCCTAAACTCATAAATAGGGTTTGTAGCCGTTCCCCCGTAGTTAAATCTTCATCAGAGAATACTCGACCTAGGCTTTGGAAGCTAGACCAAGCAATAGATAGGGAGGACAAGGCAGTTCCTGCTTTTACAATAGACGCAGCAAAATCATCTGTCTAATCAGTAAATTTAGGAATTTCGGATATTACATCCCTTTCTAGTTGTCCAGCATCAATATACCCAGCTATTTGCTATGCGCGAGTGCTTCCTCTTGCGGCGCCTCGTTCTTGAGCCTCAGAGAAGAAATTCATAGAGCTCTTGCCTGTTACATTAGAACCAAAAAATCTAGATTCTTTGGCTAGGCGCGCCATTTCTTCTTCACTTGTTTTAATTAAATTATCCACATAAGCCTTAAAATCTTTTTTGGTAGTTTTGGGATCTAAACCAAATGCTGTTAATAGCTAATTCTTCTAGCCCTTCCATGAAAAAGATTTTGACTTTAATAACTCTTTAATACTTTGAGCCTAAGTTCGTTGATAGGCTGTCTCTTCAGCTGCTTGTAAATACTCTGTTCCACTTTTATATTTATCAGAATAAGTAACAAAATTGCGGCCGCCCATTGTCATAATAGAACCTTGCTTAAAGAGGTCTTCACCAGCTGCATCAACAAATATTTGCGATTCATTACTTGCAGCTTTCGCGGCCTTTGATAATTCAATCGCAAGATTTTGTGCTGCTTGGACTTGCTCAAGCAAATGCTGAACAGACTCTACTTGTTCGGCATTATAACCTTCCATTAGTTTATTAAGATCTAATTGATATTGACCAAGTTGCTGATAAAATAAAATTTCATTCTTGTCAGATGCGAAATTACCTTGAGAGTTTGCATACTTTTTAATCTCTGCAAGAGCACTTTCTTTTAGTGCGATAGTATGCTCTTTTTCTTTACCAGTAAGAATACCTATATTATAAGCAACATCACGAATAGATTGAGCAACCTTTGGCCCAACCAATTTATTCATGGCTATGGTAGCAAGAGCAAGAACGCCCCTTAAGCCGCCAATAGAATCAGCAAACAATTCAACTGATTTCAGTCCATCGGCAAACCCATTAGTTAAACCAATCCAAAACTCATCTTTAATAAGTGAATCATAAATACCTTCTGCAGATGCTTTTACATTCTTGCGGGCAGCCTCCCAAGACTCAGCGAAGATGTCAGCCTGCTTTTGTAGTTCTCCAGTAGCACCCTTTGCTGTCTCCAGGTTTTCCTTCATGAAGTCCCAATTGTCCATCAAGGCGATAAACTGTGTGTACTATCTTATCGTTTATCCGCCCAGTTTCCTGGGCGGCCAGACTATATCTTCACCCACTTAATGTGGGGCTCTCCATTTCGAACCTTATTCAGGCTCTACTCCCTTCCGGGATAGTCGTTGAACTTTATTCTTCATTTATATATTTCCATTTATATCCATGATGGGTATTCTTTTTCCCATTACAGACATTAGCTATAAGATTACTATAACATCCGGGGTTCTATCGAGCGGCTTCTGCGCAGCTTGGATAGACTTCTAACAATTCATCTTCCAAACTGTACTTGCCAACCTCTTTAGTTTTTGTATTTGTTTTAGTAATATAGTAACTATGATAAACATTTTGTTGTTGAGTAATTTGTTCTAAATTAGTTATATTATTATTTGTTCTATTTCCATCAATATGATTAATAACTTTAGTTGAATCAAGTGGGCCAACAAACATTTGATATACTACACGATGAGCCATTGGATATTCTTTTCCTGTTGAGAGGGATAAATTCCATTCAACATACCCATCTCCACGAATACGTCCTTTTAATAAATTTCCTGTTTTAGTATTTCTAATTCGTCCACAATTAGAAACTAAATAATTCTCTTTATAAGGCTTCCATATCTCATCCGGCAAATCTAATGAAGAATTATATTTAATACGAGCAGAAGCATTGTTACTAGCCTCTCTAAGTCCTAACCTAACTGCATGGATATTATTTTCTTCCACGGTAGTCCATTCAAGATTACTAATATTATTATTTAATTTATTACCATCTTTATGATTTACTACGGGTAGGTTATCTGGGTTAGGAATAAATGCTTTTGCTACCAGCCTATGAGCCAACTAATCAGTTTTCTTACCATTAAACCGAATAGCATATACTCGATAGCCAGCTTTATTTACTGTGCCACTAAGCCAATTTTTTGTTTTCGTATTAAATAATTGCCCATCCTCATATATAATATAACTTGTTTCAAAATCATTTATCATAACAGTTTTAAATTGTGCCAATCATATCACACTCCTTCTTTAAAGTATGATATAAATGAAGAATCTTAGCTGCGGATTACCCAATCCTCAATGATTTTACCATACCTCAGTCATTACCTTCGCCACTATCTATATCACTATGATAGTTTGGTTATTGAGGCTCTAAGGGACTTCCCGCAATTAGAAGAGTTTTACGCGAGCATAAGTAAAAGTTTACCCGCGACGCCCTGCGCGAGGGCCACCTGTTCGTCCTTGTTTAAAGTGCTCCATCGCTCACCAATGTCGCTCAAGACATCGTCCATATTACGCAATTCACCATTGGAATCCTTAATAGAAACTCCAATCGCGTCAATTGCTTTCGCATATTTGCCAAGTGTGGTACCATCATCAAGAGTCTTACCAAGCTCGAGGTCTTGAATTCTAGCAAATAATGTACGGAATGCAGTACCAACGACATCTGCGGATTGCCGCGTGGTCGCAGTAACAGTTGCTAATGCTGAAGTTGCATATTCATAGCTTAAACCGACCGTCTCAGCAGTCGCCGCAAACTTATTTAACCCAGTCGCAATCTCTTGTGAGCTAGATGCAGTCGCCGCACCCAACGCCACAATAACATCCGCAAAATATTCTAGATTTTCAGAGCCTTTAGCGAAGTTATTCCAAATCGCGGTTAGGTATTCAGAAGAAGTAGTAAGATTCTCCCGTGAAACATTTGCGAATTTAGCCGTAACATCGGTTCTAGCTTTAACCTACTTATCATCTAGACCCTGTTGATAGTAGATTAGCGATGCATCTGTATATTTAGTAGTCGTAGTATTAAGTTCTTTTGCCGCTCGGTTAGCTTGCTTTGCAAATTGAGCCATCTCAGCTGTACTTTTACCTGTAACAATACGGATATTATTTAATGATTCATTTAAATCTTCCGCATACCGATAAGCATCACCAATTGCTCCTGTAAAGCCAGTAAGTAGACCAGAAGTAATCTGCCAACGAACAGTATTCTTCATGGTTATCCACAATTTATTCATTAACTCATTACTACGCTTCAGAGGCATTTCTGCTTCTGTAATAGCACGAGCAATATTCATAAAGGCAGCCTGTCCAGCGGGACCCACCCTAGTTAAGGAAGCACTTAAACTAGATAATGTGGTATTACTAGAATGTAACGATCTAGCGAATTTAGAAATATCTAATTTACCAGTATCTACATTAATAGCAGCCTTTAAATGTGCGCCCAATTGTGTTGCCGCACTGCTAGCTTCACGAATCTATTCAATACCAAAATTACCACTAATTTTGCCAGTAGCAATATTGTTTAATTGACTTTCCAATTGTTTCAATGCAGTGCTTAATTTACTGGTATCTGCACTAAACCCAATTACATAGTCAAATCTTTTATTTGCCATAGCGTTCTCCTTTCACTCTTTATAAATAACAAGAAGGCTCTGAGATAGTTAATACCTCAGAGCCTTAAACTATTCTCTATTTATTTTAAAAAATCAATAAATAGGATTATTCAGTTTTGTCCATAAATTCTTTAATTGCGGCGATTTCTTCCAAGCCTTCCTTATTCTTGAGCTTCTCCATAATAGAGTCAAGTTGGTCACCAAGTTCAGTTGCATTACCACTCATCGCAGTCATGGTCCCCGCAAACGACGCATTAAAACGCTCAATATTACCGATTGTTTCATCAAGGAGCAGAGAAATATCAATCCATTCATGGCGGTCGTAAGACTCAACCGTCCTCTGCACAGTTCCCAGCAAATCAGAATGAATAATCTTGTCAGCCAGTTCACCAGGATTGATCAAATCTTCATCGCTAATCTCAATATCTGTGAAATACTTGATATAAGCAATAGTCTCAAATGCGGAAGTAATAACGGGGCTAAATGTACCATGGTCAGGGTTCATGGCGTGACTAATTACAAACTGAATAAACTCAATCTTTGCGGCAGTCGGTAACCAGCTCCGCACTGAAATCGTTTCTCCATGATATGTAAACTCACCCTTCGCAGGCTCAACTGCAATATTTAAATCTTTAAAGTTCATAAAGAACCTCCTTCTACTCTTGTTATTTATATTATAACATATTTTTTAGAATTTGTCAAATTTAAAATACTTGCACACTAGGTACATGGTATTTATTCGTAGCTATTTCTACAAATATCCATGGCTTAATATATGCAATTAATTGCAAATTAGCCAATTCTCCCCAGACAGTGTTGCTACGTTGAAATCCTTGTGCATAATTAGGATAATCAGGGTCGCCCACATATGTATTAGCAATACCTGTTTTACCACTATCCCCTTTAGAAAATGATACCTTAATGGCTGAATCTATACCACCAGATTTTCTAACATTAAATGAATTTTGAACCGCTTTGATAATGTCATACATAGAATACAACCTACCATTAACTAGCATAAAGTTACTCACATTAAGTTCTTGTTTATCACTGGTGCGATTACCCATACCAGCTAACCACTCATTAAAAAATCTAGATGCAATACCTTGCCGTACAGCTAAACTCTATGTTGTAGCTTTTGTCCAGTCATGTGTTAGAACATTGGCTGCATATTGTTTCATTTCTGGAGATAATCTATTTAAATAATCAAGAACAGAGCCACTTTCTTGAATTTTAATTTCTTTTTTATTTAATGCACTCTCTGTTTTACCTGTAAGACTAGGATAATTTTTAACAGACGCTGCAATCTTCATCTCAAATTTTAAATTTTTCTTGTCTATATTAGAAGTAATAGACAGCAAAGGAGTGATAATATCAGGCTTAATAGTGCCACTCTCTTCTGACTGCAAACTGCCTGTAATTACACTCTTTCCCTTTTTCGCAATACTTAAATTTTTATAAATCTAATTATCTACAAAATTTTCAATATCATTCAATCCCACGAATTCACCAATAGCACCAAAAATGGTACTTAGTTGTAGGTGAAGAAGTTTAGCTAGCTTCATAGTAGCCATTTTACCAGACATTCCTTTGCCTGTTAATTCAGAATAACGACTACTTAAAACGTTTAAAGATGAGCATACTTGCTTTAATAATTTAATTTCCTCTGCTGTAAGTGGAATTGTATCTGGAACATTAACTTTATCAGAACCCCATTGATTGGCAATTATTGTATATGCGACTTTTAAATTAGGGGTTTTTTGAATAGCTGTTAATGTCTAATCCAGAAGAGTTGTAAATGCGCTTAAACTATATAAATCAGTTTTAGCATCTTCTATTTCAGTTGATACTGAACTACGCATTCCAGCAAGAGAACTCATGAGCTGCCCTTGACTAGAAGTCCATGCAGAAGTAATTATATTTGACATATTAGCATACATTTCTTCTACATCTTCTTTCGCGGCAATGCCCCCCTGCGTATGCAATCCAACTCCCGCAAGGCCTTGCGCCATACCTAAAAACCGACTTGTGCCGCCAGAAGCTGTTTCCATTGCCGCAGTAACAAATCCTCCAGTGTAACTTTCAATATAATCCTTATAGTGCTTAGGTGTATAAATAATATAACCGCGTTTATTACTATAATATCTATAGTCTCTTGATACTTGTTCTGCCATAGTTTACTCCTTTCTCTCTTGATAAAAGAAAAAAGGGAAGGATTTCTCCTTCCCTTAAAATCTTAATTAGCCAACGGCGCAAGCCGCACGAACTTCCTCGGCGCTTAGAGACTCTTCATCAATCACTTGAATCAGACCCAGAACCTTCTTAGTCTTATTAAACTTAGTATAAGCGGGGAAGCAGTCAACAGTAAAGTCAAAGACAGCGGGATCTCCACTATTGCTGAACGTTAGGTTAAAGTTGGACTGGACCTTGCCGTTAGGAATAACCATCTCAGCAGGCATATCCACGCCATCGGCCTCACGGCGGAATAGAGTTTCACCCTCGATGTAGAAGTTACCAGCGAACTTATCAGCAGTGATTTCAGCCTGGAAGCCAGCCTTCTTGGCAACATAATAGTCAACCAGAACAACAGAGCCAACCGGCAGATCTACAGTCACATTTTCACCATCGGCATGACACAGAATAGTAGCAACGGCCTCAGCATTCTCGCCCGCAACGGTCACCTTGGCAGGAACGCAAGGCTCGCCCGCAATCTCACCGTTATCATCCAGCTTCATGCAGAAAATATCAGCTTCCTTATGAAACACATATTTATCGGTAGCACTAGTATCCTCACCAGCCTTGCGACCACCATTCCAGCAAGGAATAATACCCTTGGGCAGAACGATAGTATTGGCGGTCTTAACCTCAACTTGAGAGGTCTGATGCACATAAATAGGTTCGCCATCCTTAGCCTCAATCAGATCGGCGCCAGAAAGAATAGCTAGACCTTCCGGAGAAAGAAGCGCATCCTGCATCGTCAGAGTCAGGGTTTTATCTCCTTCCCACGCGATCAGACGAGGGTTACCCCAGCCCATTTTATTCCATATGATTCACTACATCATATGCGTTCTCTTATGAACTGCTGCGTCTTTTAATATACACGCAGATTAGACTATATCTTATTCTTTGCTATATCTCAAAGAATTTACCCATTTCCACTATCAATCGTTTATAGTGTACTCCCTTCACAGGGATAGTCGTTGAACTTTAATCAAAATTTATATCCTTAGTGAGATATTTCCAATTTCTTTTATTTTTTATTGCACTAATTGTACTTTTTGAACAATTGTATTTAGCACAAATTTGAGAATATGGTATACCATGTAATAAATCTTGAATAATATCAATTACTTGCGATTCTAATAGTTTACTAGCTGGATTAGATTCTCCCTTCATAGAAGCAGCTAAACCAAGCTTAACAGCATGAATACGATTTTCTTGATTGGTTACCCATTCTAAATTATCAATACAATTATTTAATTTATTCCCATCAATATGATTGCCCTAAAAATTTTCATAGCCCTCTATGGGTTTAAAACAAATTAGTACAAGGCGATGTCGGAAAAAGGCTTTTTCGCGGCCATCTTTTAAAATTAAAGTATTTTTTACATATCCATTTTTAATGCAATCTTTCATTTTTTTCTCACCATTGTCTGTAAAAAGCTCGCCAAATTCATTGATATAGTAACGATCTTTTACTTCCGGTAAGAATTTACTAATTTGAACCAAGTTCATTAATAAACCTTCCTTCTTATAAATTTTAATTCTTAGCTGCTGATTACCCAATGGGGATTTCTATTGGGCGTTCCAGCAATTAAAGTAATTATCATTTTGACATCACTGTCAAACGGAGCTAATAATTAACCCTGAGCGTAAACACTGGTAGCGGCACCTTCCAGGCCAGAGGTCTTCAGCGTATCGAAGTACAACACTGGCTCATCCTTATAAAAAGTACGAGAACCCAGAGTCATCTTGTTCTTAGCACGGAAAACCACATTGGCCACTTCACGAGAACCAAATTTCATAATATAGTTTCCTCCTTATGATTAATGTAGATTTTTCATCCAATTTTCAGCTTCTTTCTTTGGGTCTCCACCCGCAAGCCGCACGCGGAAATCATTATCCCAATTAGAATACAAGCTGAATCTCTCCATCAAGTCAAACAATTGAAACAATGTTAATTCCAAGCATTCACTTAATGGCATTTTATTTCCAACACACAGTATTGAAATATATTTTGTCAATGCGCTTTCTTTCTTATTATTTTTTATCTCTGCTATCTTGAGCCGACTTTTCATTAGTTTATCAGCTATGCGCTTTGCACGCTCATTAGCAGGGTTATATGTAACATTATCCCCTTGCCGCATATCTCCTAAACAAAGCACCTGCTTGATTATAGCCTAAAAATCACTAAAATTGTTATCTTCTATAATTGTTGCTTGTTTTAATTCTTTATTGTATAATAAAATAGAATTTGGAGTAAATGAGACAGAACAGAGAGGAAATAAGAGAGAAAGCAAGGTATGAACAGACTCCTTTTTATCGGTTGATGCTGGATCTTGTAGTACCTTCATAAATATTTGAAAATTTGAGTATGTCTCTAAAACAATTTTGTCCTAAGTTATCCATTCTTTTTCTAAACAGAGATAATTGGTCGCTTCAAAAAACTCAGTTTCTCCCATCATACCAATTTCTCGCATAGTTAAAGGATGAATAACTGTTTGAAATGCGGCGATAGGTATGTCACAGCCGCACATTAAAGCTAATTGAAAATCACTCAAGCGGATTCTTCTTATCTTCATCGCCACGAATGGCGTAATAAGTTAGAGACACTCCCGCAAAATCCTCATTATAAATAGCTGGCCCTGCTTCAATAAACTATAATTCTCCAATACCAGTTAAATGCTTACCATCCAACATAGCATCAAGCTCTCCCGCGATACGGTAAGGCTTTAGCTCATAATTACCTAAATCCCAATCTTCATAATGACAATAAATATCAATATAAAACGTATTATCTCTGTAATGCGGATTTGTCGCATTAGGATAAAACTTACCATAAGAAATATGTAAGTAAGTATGAACTTCTGGATGAATATACAAACGAGGAACCAGAGAAATCTAGCGCTTCTCTGGATCACTACTCAGCATACCTTTAATCTGTTCACTTGTTAAATCTGGCTTTTCTTTCCAGTCACGCCCGTTATAGTACAATAGTTTAAGTAAATTCTGATTACTCAAAATTTTATCCATCAAGAGCGCACAATCTTTAGGCATCCCCAAGAAACTAGACTTGGGAAATTCATATGAATTAACTCTCATACCTTTTTCTCCAATCTATTAAAACAAAGATTCTACGACAATCTTGCGGGAACGCGTCTCACTATCGGTTTTCCACTGTAATTCAAATCCAGAACTGCAACTAATCGACTTCAACCAAGTTAGTTTTACAGTATTTCCATCTACCTCTAGTTTAACGGGAGCGCAAGTATCACCTAGTTTGGTACTCCAAGTACCAATGGTATCTGCTTCTACAGAATAAGTCTCTGTAATCTTTGGTTTAATAATCCCATTACCGTAAATTTCTCCTTCATCAAGAGAAGGAATAGGTTCAAATTCAATCAAACCATCTTTGATTTCATCAGTATCTGTGTCACGATCTTTGTAATACTCTTCTGCGTTAATTTCAATAACACCCTCAATAGAAATAGTGTCAGGGGCTTGCACCCTCCAACATTTTCCATCAAGCATAAATTCAGAGTATCTTTTAAATAACCGCACTGTTTGTTCGTTCTTAGGGATTAAGATATTTAGAGACAAGTTAGGCACGTCAATACGAATTTGATTTTTTTGAATACTCTCAATCTTCGTTTCAACCGGGCCACGAACTGCGGCATAGGTTGCATATACCTTGCCATCTCTATCATCTCTAAATTTAATAATATATTTACAGCGACGAATTTCACTTTCAAAATAAGCATCCTCGGTCATCGCTGGTAAATAAACAAGCCATTGTGTTAGTGGTCCACGCTCAGTTTGCCACTCAAACACGTCTCCGGGTTGATAGCCCGCATTATAATCAATAGAAAAAATCTTATCGTCATAATCTTGTTTCAGCTTGTCTGGGTTAATTAATGCTCGACACTTCTTTTCATCAAGAGGAAGAATGTTGGTATTAACATCTGTCTCCATTGGCGCGGTGACTTTTTGCACTCGCCGCACATCACAAGCCTAATAAGAATACTTTAATGCCCACAAAAACGCTCTATACTTATCTTGAATCATGCGTTTATCTTGCGCAATACCACCTTGTAATTCAAGGCGTCGCTGCATTAACTCACGATTCGTCATGTGTCAGTTTCCCTAGGAGGTCAATACATCTAAATACAGTCTTGCGGTAAAGCATAAAATCCTCGCAGATGGGGCTCCGCAGCCCTTCTAGCTTAGATAAAATAATTAAATAATTTACCTAAGCCGCAAATAATTCATGCAAGCCCGCAATTTCTTCAAGAATAATATTTAGATGTGTTTCCCAATCTTCTTGGTTTTCACGCATTGGGATTAACTTCCACACTTGATTCACCAGTCGCCGCATATCTGTATTAAACGTATCTTTAGTAAATGAAAACATATACTTAGTTTCCATCTAATACACTCGTTTCCATTAGACTAGACCAGTTAGACAAATATTTGCCTTCCTTATCTAATTTGCGGCGCTTGTATAGGCGTTGTGCGTGGCGGTCTGTTTTTTCACAAGCCTCCTTAACACTTAACAACCGTGCTAAATGAGATGCTTGACTTGTTAGTTTGAAGGACGCTCCAGACGCTTTCTAACGAGTATTTTCTATTGATGTAATTTGTCTCTGTAACCAGACAAGAGCCATAAGATTTGCAATAATCCGCACTTCCTCAAGGGTGAGATCTTCCTCGTAATCACAGGTAGTTGAATCAAACCCATATAGGGCAAAGCGTGGAAATTCAAAACCTGGAATCGCGGCCTTGAAGATATTCTGCAAATCGGCCTCTGTTTCTTCCTTAGTCATAATACCAGGGCCTTCTTCCCCAGTAGTAGGATTAATTGCATACAGATCATCTGTTACAATGGCGAAGAAGGCATCACTGATTACGTTTTCAAAAGAGGTCATTTAGTTGCCTCCTTCCTATATTACTTTCCTAATGTCATGCGGCGGACGGGCGTTGCTGGTGCACTGGTGGTCTCCGCATTTTCCTTATAGTTAGGATTAGTGCGACGGCCAGCGGTAGCCGCAGGCTTAACATCTTCTTGAGACATCTTGTTAATCTTTAGCGCAGACATAACATCGAAACCAAGAATATCCTTAATGGCGTTAATCTTATTAAAGTCATTCAGGGGTAGTTTCACCGCATAGTCCTTAATAAGACTCTTAACACCTTCTGGTGCAAAGTTCAATGCATCAATAAATTCATCATCAGAACAACTCTGCATCCATCCAGGAATCTTCTCCTCAGTCAGCCAATATTCCGGTTCAACCTGGACATTGACGATTTCCTCTAACACCTCAGCGTCATGAACCAGAAGATAGCCCTCAATCAGTTCACGACCACCTGGTTGAGAAGTCAGTGCTTCAAGTTCAGCGGGAGTAATTTTCTTAGTTTCTTTTGGTGCAAATTCACGCCGCAAACCCATTTCAGGGATATTATAAATAACAGTACCAAAACTACGATTGGTAACAGCAATCTTATTCTCCATATTTAATTATCTCCTTTTTCACATTATAATAAAATGGGGAGGGAGTTACCCCTCCCCACAGGAATTAGATGGTAGCCAGCTTACCCTTCAGATCGGTATCGACATAGGAAGCCATGTTGTTGGTAAACATGACGCCAACGCCAACCTTCTGATAGACCTGCATCTCACGGGACCAGTCATCATTCTCGACCTCGCGCATATGAGCGGAACCCTCAAACGCAATCTTGACGGGCTTCTCGTTAGAGCCAGTAGGCATAACCCAAGCATAACCGGGATCGATCACCTTGGTAGCATTGGTCTCATCCTCGAAGGACTGAGGCAACAGAACTACACGAACGCCCTTGTAGCTAGCCAGGAAACCGTTGGCCCAATACTGATCGCGCATATTATCAGAAACCCACTTGTCAGCAGGAATCATCTTGGTAGCGAACTCACGAGTAGCATAAATCACAGGAGTGCCATAGGCAGAAACCACAGACACCAGACGATCCATACCGGCCTCATCAAAGCCAGCCACAGAAACACGGTTAGCCGCAGGCAGCTGCTCGATAGAAGACATCAGAGCCTTAGCAATCTCACGCAGGATCAGCTCATCCATACCTTCCAGGACAATATTCACCAACTCAGCCCAGTCCACACGGCCATCCAGGAACTCCTCGAAGCCGATGGCAGCAGCTCCGCCGATAGCAGAGGTAGCGACCTCGAAGCTCTTCTCGCCCAGAGCAAAGACTTCGTAACGGCCAGCCAGACCGACCTTGGTAATGAATTGCTTAGCGCGCATCTTACCGGTCTTGCGGATAAACACAGGTTTGGTACCCTGAGCAAAGGTCTGAGTCTCAGCGAAATCAGCATAACGCTGCAGCACCTTCGTAGGCAGAATGTCATCCAGCAGAGTCTCAACCAGGGAATAAACCTTGGTCTTATTTTCACGGTACAGGTTATAGGTGCCAGCAATCTCATTAAACTGGTCACGTAGGGTATCATTAATAGCGGAAACACTCAGGTTCTCGCCATTCACAGAGTAGCAAGTAGCCGCGGAGCGATTAGCTTCAGCAGCGGCATTAGCCAGAGCTTTCAGTTGATTCATTTCTAACATAATTCTAATCTCTCCTTTCAATTACTTAATGCGGATCAGCTTGACACCAGGCTGCTCATCGGACATGGTGTAAACCTTAGCGACCTGCCACACGCACTCGGTAGCAGTAGCACCAGAAGCCTTATCCAAAATACCCTTAGCATTAGGAGCCAGCTTATCACCAACAGCCAGAGTCTCATCATCAACCATATTAGTAGTGAAGATGTCACCACCGTCAGTATTCATAACACGAGGAACCATCACAGTACCCTCAGGCATAGCATCATTAGCGGCATTATATACATAAGCCACATAATCCTCACGCTTCATAGCGAAGTCTTGATTGGTCTGACGATCCTCATAGACCTTGGGCTCATTGAACACGAGCATCCAGGGGCCCTCACCAGTAAAATTCACAACGCCATTGGCATAGTCGTACTTCACGAACTGACCATTCTCTAACACCTCAATGGTCTTATCAGCAGGCAGCTGAGCATAGATCTTACCATTCCGACGAGCGGACAGATGGTTAGGCTCGATTTGTCCATATCCTAGCTTGACGAACTTAGCCTGGCTTAAAGATTTCTTAGCCATTTATATATTTCCTCCTTATAGATTAGTTTTGTGATTTTTCCTTAGCTTTAACGGCACGAATCCACTCTTCCTCGATGCCATCAGAAGCAAAATTTAGGTTATAAGCGGTAGGCGCCGCAGGCTCATTGTCGTTCACAAAACTCACCTTATTGCGAACACAAATCACGCTCAGCTTAGCCTCAATATCATCAAGAGAATAAGTATCAATGTGGTCAATCACATCTTGCTTGTTCTCGTCAGATAACATATAGAACTTGTCAATCATAGCTTGCTTTTCCTTGCGGTCAGCAGCTAGTTTGAACTCACGCAGGGCAGTTAGCTCTTCCTGCATTGCTTGATGCTCAGTTTCCAGAGCAGAATACTTACTCAGTAGTTCTTGATACTCAACAACATCATCAAGAGAATAAGTAGGTGCGGGAACGGGGTCTTCCGCAGAGGTGGGCTCTCCCTCCTGCAGAGCATTTTCAGTAACAGGATTCTCGGTAGGCTCAGTTTCCGGCTCGCTAGTCTGGGGCTCCGCAAGACTATTTTCAGTCACGGGCTCGGCCGCAGGTTCGGCTTTCTTTGCTTCATAAGCAAGAATATCTTCCTCAGAATATTGAGTGGCCGCCGCATTAAATGTTTCTGTCACTTCAACCACTTCATTTGCGGGAACGAAACCATTCTGCTCATCATACTGGAAATCCAGACGGAACAACTTTAGATTATCGCGATCCTGCATAATAGCGAATTTTTGGTCGCCTTCCTCATAAACACCTTTAATGCGGTAATTACCAAGACTCCACATCTTGTCATAAATGGCATCCCATAGAGAGCAACCAATTTCAACAGCATATTCAGTAGGCACTTTGTTTCCTCCTTCTTTTAATACTTCGTGAAGGTCATTGACCATTGAATACATGGTCTTGCGCATCTCCGCGAACTGGTCATCAAGAGAAAACTCAGTTTTGATTTGCGCGCCTTCAAAACAAGGCTCATAATTTTCGCCTAGTATACATAATTTTTCAATTATCGCTTCATTTATAATGAAAAATCTCGCATTAGAATTATCTTGTTTTGTCCAAACTCCTGAAAAATTTTTTTCATCAAACTCTAATGATTGATTATTTCCATTTTCAATAATACGTTGGCACTCTGGATATGCGGTAGTCCATAAGTAACCCTCAGTACAAAGATACTCACGCTCCACCGCATTATCATCTAAAAACTTCTGAAACCAAACCGCCGCATTCAGATCAACAAAACCATATGGCTTAGTTACATCAACAATTGTAAACTCTTTACCATTGACTTCAATTGCTTTATTATGCTGCTCAAAGTCTCCATCATCCTGGTTAAAGTAGCCCACAATTGGACTACCCCTGAGCGTAGGGCCTAGAGTCTCCGCAAATTCCTTAGTAATAATTGTTTTATTACGGTTAGGCTCATCGCCCACATAACAAACCTTGATTTTTACCTTAGAAATAAGAGGAGAAATTTCTGTACTCTCAATTAACTCTATGGTAGAATCAAGAGGAACACTAACGTGCATCATTCTCTTTCACTCCTCTCATTTCTGTGCTTCTTCATTAGCTAATGTTTTTTCTGATTTCTTGTCCTCGTCGAGGGCAGGTCTACCAGGTTCTTTCTTGTCATCATTTACAATTTTTTCATTAGCCTCTTTTTGGGAAGTGGTTTTAGAACTCATTGTACTAGACATCATTGGCGGAATCATAATTTCGCTTAACTTTAAGACCTCGTTCTCAAAATACATTGTAGCCAAGATAGAAGATTGTAAATGACCAAGCGCAATTTGCGGCAGTAGCTTACCGAAGCCGACTTGCGTTTGTTCTTTATACATCTTTGAAATATCTTTGAAGTTGTAGATAGTTGTAGGTAAAATCTCAATTCTAAATGAGTAATGCCCTTTTCTATCAAACTTCTTAATAACTTTATTTAAGAACGCCTAAAACTGATAAACCAAATCACGAACACTGGCTTCATCATTAATAACAGACTTCTCAAGTGCGGTACTTCCCTCTGTGTTGAATAGATTTTGAGAAATACCTAAGTTATTATAAACGGTTCTCTCAACTTTTTGTAGTGGGTCAGTAGACGCCACGGTAGTTTTATCCTGTGTATCCACAGTTTCAATGTCTGCGAATGTTGTCAGAACATCAATACCCACCGCACGTTTCAGCATGGCCACCGCATTATTATGGATGTCTCTTGCTTCATCAAGGTCAAAAATTAAATCTCCATTTTTATCAAGTGGAAGTTTCTGTATCAGCACCTTGATTAATTGTTGCATAGTTTTCTTGCGGTCAAGCTCCTGCGCGGCGTCAAGATCAATTAGAGAAGGAATTACACTAATAAGAGTGGGAAAATCACTATCATTTAATGAAAACTTGATCGCCATGCCAGGGTCCAGCGCAATCCATCCCACAGTATCACCCGGATAGAGGGGCGGTAACTTGTTATTTGTATATTTTACATATGCTTGTTGTACTTCCGTTGGAAATAATTTTAAAACCTTAGCACGGTATTCTGCATTTTTGAAATATGTATCAAAAAACTTTAGGTTTAGTTCAACAATTGGATCAATTCCACTGTATAAACGACTGCGGCAATAGTCTGCGGGAAGTTGTTGGAATGAGAATTTATCTCCCCAATCTAGCCAGATACCATAATAAACACCTTGACGAATTGCTTTAAGAGCAATATTTCCAAGTGTGCGTTTGACCTCAGAATTATCAAAATAGTTTAATACTTTAGCCACATCTGGAAGTAGTTTAGATTCAGCTTTACTACCCTTCCAGCTAATTCCTTCATAGAATGGAGTTATGTACCAATCATATTTATATAAAATAGCTAATAACTAGCAAGCCCTGCGATAGATACCATTTGAATTGTAATAGAAATCAGAAATTTTACGCATCTCTGAAACATTGCCCTATGAGATTTGCGTTAATACGTATTTCTTATCTCCATAATTGCTATTCACTTGTTTATAGGAATTAAAATCAATTACTGCATTATCAATATCTTTTAACCCAGCCCGCAATTTAGCATATTCTATATAGGCATCATAGTCAGAAGAAGTATCTTTACCGTATTTATCAAGATATTCTGTTCTTGTCATAAAACCTGATTGCGGACTCGTTAAATCAAATCCTCTGCTATGAATTTCTTCTTGCCGTCCCAAGATTTCACCTCCTGTCTGCTCAGTATCCTGCTTTCTACATGATATAATTATAGTTGATAAACGCTTCGTCACTGTATGGAATCTCGACTAACGTTATACCATGCTCCATGCAAAATCTACGCTTTAAATTATCGTTATACTGTTGTTGATAGAGGCCTTTAGATCCCCCGAACTTTGATTTAGCCTAGTAATGCTAGATACCTTGATATTCAATCAAGAAGTCTAGATTACCCGAATCATCGAAGACCGCAAAATCAAAGCGAAGAGGACGTCCGCTTGGGGCATTTAAGCCTGGAAACGAATATTCCTCTTGGAAGGGAATTTCATTCTTTACTAAAATTTCTTCAATTTTAATTTCGCCACGCGACGCTCTCATATAAGCCTCACCTCCAGTCAATATATCTTCTCATAATATTTGAAAATTAGGGCAATAAGTTTATTTACTTTTGCCCTAACTTCCAAAAAATTTTTAAGTCATAAACATTGCATCTGCAATATTAAATTTCTTTTTACGTTTTTTATCCTCTTCTTCAACACGAATATAATACAATGCGTATTCAGCAGATGAGAAGGTATCTTTAGGAATACCTCTATTGACTTGCTTGAGAATAATGTTAGTACCAGTATTCTCTTCCCGCAAGTTAAGCATTTCAGATCGCAAAACTGAGGTAAGGTCATATGGCCGCAAATAAGCCTGACGCTCTTCTGGCGTCATTTTTGAGCCTTTAACTGTACCCATTAATTTAGCTTTAGCTGTATTTGCGTCTATCAAGAACCGCACTTTACCAGTATTAATTTGCGACTGGAAATTTGCATGTGCGGTTGTATTGATTGGCGCATTTGCTTTGATAATATACATAGCATCCAATTCAGTATCATCAGTTTTATATTTCTTATATTCATTATCCACATCGTTGTAAACACCAAATGGCGGATAGTAGTCGTCATTTTGATCTGTCTAGGACTTCACCATGTAGTCTATAAGACCAATGCCTAGGCCATTTCCATCTATGACTAGCCTACGAGCTTTATACTTGTAATACATTTTTTTAAGCCAGATTGCTTGATCTTCAAAATGGGCATCCATTAATTCATAAATACAAACAAGAGACTTAACAGCTGGCCCTTGAGATTGCGGTGTTACCTTAAACACGGTAGCAATGGAAGCACATCCCTTGCGGCCAACATCAAATCCAATTACGTAATATGCTCTCGCAGATGACCGACCGGAACACTCGTATTCTGGGAGTTGAAGTTTACGGCAATGATCGAATGCGTCGCCATCGAAGAATGCATCCTGAACTGTTCCGGCCCATGCTGACTCAAATTCTCGGCTAAAGGAGACATCATTCATCGTAGCATCTCGCCGCAAGTCATTAATAAAAGATCTGCTCTGTAATCCAACAGCTACAGGTACGCGCCAAGTACCTCCCATTATAAATGCTTTCTCTGGTTCAATTACCATACGGACTAGAAGGGCAATTAGTTTTTGATAGGGGAAAGAATTCTTCCATCCAGCTGTAGTCACGTAAATCTGGGATTTATTGAGCGGTTCCTCTGGATCAGGTAATCCGCAAGCGGTGCGCCTATCTATCTGCATAATTGGGAGTACCACACTATTCAACATGTCGCCGTCTATTCCTACACACTCTTCAAGGAGCCCCGCATGTCGACGCTTACCACGACTGCTTTCTTTCGCCGCAAGGTTATCTATTATACTACCGTTTTTAAAGTGGTATTCGCAGTAATCTTTTCCTTCTTTTGTCGCTCCACGAGACCAGTCTATCTCTCGCCGCAATGCAGGAACAAGATCACATAGTTCATTTATCTTTTCTTTCAGAATACCCGATCCTTGTTCCTTACCTCCCGCGGTCACGAATAGCTTAGCGCCCGGATATAATATAGCTTTGATCATTAAGGTTAGAACAGAGAGGAAAGATTTAGAATAGGCGCGCGGAAAGGTAGCATATACGTACTTATATCTAGCAGCGACTCGTAAAAAACATTATCTTTATGTCTAGTCGTTAATTAGACATCAAACCATAAAGGTTTGCTCATACTTTCATATGAGATGAGACTATATCTTTCTCTTAAATTAAGAGAGTTACTGTTTCGAATCACTTGATTCTACTCTCATACCGAGATAGTCGTTGAACTTATTTTTTATGGTATCTTTAATTTGAGTTTCTGTAAGCCAATAAGGAATTACTAGTAAATCTATACTATTATCTTCACAATATTTTTCTTTTCTTTTATCTCGTTCTTGTTGTGTTTTAAACTCTTCTTCGCCTCCAAAAAAGGCAATTGGTTCAAAATGCTGACGACCATTATATTCAATAGCAAATTTCTTATTTTGTAATTCAAAATAAAAATCAAATCTTTGTCTAGTATCAGGTATAACTACTTCTCGTTGAAAATCTATATTTAAATCATTTAAAATATTACTAATCAGTAATTCGCCCTTACTTTCTTTTCGTCTGCATCTTGGACAATAAGATCTGCCATTAATAATGTCGCTTGGTCGTACTTCCCAGATAAATCCACAGTCATGCTTTATTAAAGCTTTAGTTGATTGATTTACATAATTTGATAATAAAGTAAATTCCCCTTTTCTTGAATTTTTATTTACTTCATTTAAAAATTCTTCTGCTGTTCTATTTCTGTAGACTCCTGTTGCACATCCGCAGTCTAAATGCCTATAAAGATTAGCTAAGGAAGAAGTTCTTTCATGGCCGCAATTCTTACATTTAATAGTATAATATGTATGTGTATCATAAACAAAAGTATCTATAATATCGTATTTTTCTTTAATTTTATTTAATTTTTGTTCACGGGCTTTCCATAATCCAAAACAATTTTTACAACCATGAGCTTTTGTTGGAGCTAAAAAATTCAGTGCCCTATTAACTTGAATTATTTCATTACAATTACAACATCTAATCTCTAATGGCATTGATGTATTTTCATACTTTATAATATCAAAATGTTCATCAGGGAAGCGTTCTTTAATTCGCTTTTCAAAACCGTCTTTGCCTAATGGCTTACTCATAAAATAAAATACCTCCAATTTTAAATAAGTGCTGATTGCCCATTTGTAAGACTTAGGTTTACACCATATCTCATCTAAATACTTGTTTCTGCTTTCGCTCTCAATAAATTTATATTGGAACTAAATTTATTAAGCAATTTAGCTTTAGGGTGTCCCAGCTTTTAAGTAACTTTGCTTAATTTGTTACCAAATTAAGGGGCCTTAATTAACCCGTTGATAATGATAGAATTTTAGTTTCTTAGGCTTACTTTCATCTCCACCAGTCTAAAGGAAATCAATAAACAGGTCTGGATAAGCGCGCCAAAACGAGACGAACTTGCGAATTTCAGGTAAGCAAGCCCGCACTCGTTCCTCAGATAAACCAACTTTTTTAATATCAGGTGAGAGGTTAATTAGTTCAGCAAGAGCCATTAACTATCACCAGCCTCTTCTTCTTCATCAGCCGCCGCAAGTTCTGCTTCAAATTCATCAAATGATTGAAAATCTTCTACTTTGAGAGGTTTTTCATCATAGTTGAATAAATCACTATTATCATCCTCTTCTTCTGTACTAACATTCTTTTCATTTTCACGGTCTTGTTCAATCTGTTTCATTGCGGCTTCCAGCATTGTACCTAGGCTCGTTTCTTGTGTTACTAAATTGTAGGTATAGCGCTGCATATCCATAATAGTTTGGTCTACCATATCATTAGGCTGAGAAATATAGTATTTGGGAACAAATCCTTGCTCCTCAGCAAGAGTAACAAGTTCTCCAACAGAGTCAACAAAATCAGTTTCTTCGTCTTTGGCTTGCGCCGCCGCGAATTTACCACTTTTCAGCAAGGTATCATACATTTTGGCAACCTTTTGGGCTTCCGCAATGTCACCTGCATCAAGAAGCTGATTTAGCTTGAGAGAAGTCTTGCAGAGGAAAATAAGAATATCCTTGTGGCTCGCGGTTTGAATGTCATAAGATGCCATCATATCTGCATAGAGTTTTTCCATGCGGACTAACTCACTAAGACGATAAGCATCGCCCCATTTAAGTTTAAGACCTAGGACTTCATCTTCTGATAGCTTATCCGCAAGTTCACGGTCATAAGCAGTTTCTTCAACAATAGAAGAAGGATCTGCGGCGGGATCTTCCTGCTGCCGCAAATCAGACACTGGACGCTGTGGTCCAAAGTCTCTTTTCATTTCTAACTCTAGATCTTCGCCCGTATAGCCTTGCTGCACGAGGGCACTTCGTAGTTTTTCCTCTTCTTTCGCTGCTAGTTCTTCTGTATCCGCCCAGCGATATTTTCTCCATTGAGTTAGTTTCATGGTTGAAACGTAACGCCCCAGAACACTTGTTGTTGTTATTTTGGAGGCGTCGTTTTTGGAGAGGAATTTTTCTAAGAGTTGATCCCATACACTTTTGATATAAGGAATATCTAATTGTTCTAATAATGGTTTATAAGTATCTGGGTCCCAGTTATCTACATGCATTGACCAACATTTTTTACATTCGGCCATTTTGCCATCTGGCGGGAATCTTTCTATGTTGTTAGAAGTATAAAAATCTGTATCCGCAAGTAGACGGCCGCATTTAGTACATCTTCGTTGTGCCATATAATTCTCCTTTCATCTTAGTCACCACGCGGTAAAGCTCCTTGGTCACCGTGACCGGCACGCCCCGCCGCATATCTTGCTTTGCGGCAATCCTTACAAATGGAATAGAAGAAGTCTTTACTTGTGTTGCTTTTTGAGAAGAATAAGGAAGACTTAGGCTTGGTACAGCCGCATTTAGTACAAGTTTTAGTGGGGAGGTTGTGGAGGTTGGTCTGCCACACCACAAAATCACGCTAAGCGGCGTCCGCAATTAGACGAGGAATTTTTTTACACCAGAGCGCAGAAATATATTCTGGGGTATAGAGAGTATCAAATTCTTCTTTGATGAGAGTGCGGATTTCTGCATTAGATTTACCATCAATTTTGTATTCTAAGATACGATGATGAATAGGATATTCTTTTAGAGCTTTGTCAGTTATTTCTTCCAAGGCTTGAATTAGATACCAAGTATCTCCTTCAAAACGATCATAACTATCTTGTTTAAGACGAGAATAATCCTAGAGTAGCGCCGCAACAAAAGAAGGATCTAATAGGGAAGTCCCAGCGACGGTTAGTTCTCCTTTGGAGTAGGTAGAATGGTCATCGATTGAGATTGGGAAAGAGCCACGATTTGAGAGCTTATGCGGGACGATTGGTTTGCGGTAAGCCTACTTGATAAGGTATTGGTCTTTCCGCATTTCAATGAGGGCTTTCTTGATGATAAATGCATCACGTCCAGTTGCCTTGCGGAGAGCGGTTTCCCAGGTGGAGATCGTATCTCTGAGCTGCCGCAAGAGAGGGATTTCTGCGAGGTCTTGCGGTGTGATTGAAATTTTGGGTGTGAGGAGGGTATCACGGTTAGAGGTAAGGTTATATATGCCATCTTCTCCATTCTCAAGACCAGCAGCGAGACCTTCAAAGGAAGTTTCATATTTGGTGATAGTAGTGGTGCGGTTTGCGGTGAGAAGTTCTCGTTTGCGGGAATCCTTGCGCTCTTGCTTCTCCGATGCGATGATTAGATAATCAGCGAGGGTTTCTAGATACTAAGAGGTTAGGGTAGAGGGGTCAGTGGAGGAGAGGAGATTTGAGACGAAGGTTGTTCGATCTTGAGGGGATTCTATGGAATAGTCAAGTTTAGTCATGTATTCACTCCTTTCTTTCTTAACTCTAAGAATATTATACTAAAAATTTTTGCATTTGTCAAGTTTTGGCTGAGAATTTGACAAATTTTTTTATTTATGTTATAATAAAAGAAAAAGGAGGTTTGACATGATTATATTATTTAATATTAATAATAAAGAAGTGTTAAGTCAAGTTGATAATGAGAGAATAATGTATGTGTTTAATTTAGCTGTAAGCATGAATAAAGAAAACAATGAAAAAGGTGAACATAATTTCATTGGAATGACATTTGCACCAGAAGAGGCTTGGCTGTGGGATGAGAAGAGACTAAAAGAATTCTTGAATGAACAAGAAAATTGGGGTCAAGTAATGGTTATTACTAATGGATGGAGGTATAGATAATTTGTATTTAAATTTTAATATATTGAATAATGAAGTATTTGAGACTGGGTGCGATGATAAACTACTGGAAGTAGCAGAAAGAGCAGTAGTAAGAAATAAAGGATTTGCGGTGGGGGGTAAGCAGCCGTGTGTTGGTACTATTTGGGCACCTGACGATTTTTGGAAGATGGAGATAGCAGAAAGAGGAGCATATTTGGATGGGTTAAAAAGATTGGGTGTTGATGTTTTGATGGATGAAAGTTGGAAAGCTAAGAAAAAGGAAGATGGAACTTGGGATTTAAGGAGTTTTAAAATAGTGTTGGGGATAGATATGGCCCGATAAGGCAAATTGAAAATTGGATTTGGAAAATTTTTTGTCCAGGCAAAGAGGATTGTGAAAAATTAAACAATTACTATCCTAAAAACTACCGCCCCCTATGTATGCGATTTTTCGCTCACCACTCCGCCGCACGGACAGCACCGCCCCACTTATGCAATCTGCACAAAGGGTTTAATCCCCTCTTGTCAGTCAATGTGCAAATTGCACAAACTTGCGAAAAATGCAAAATTTCTCTTGCAATCCTCTTTCCAGTGTGTTACCATGTAACCGTGGACAGGGAAAACCGAACCGGCCAGCGCGCCGCCCGCGTCCATGCGTGGGAAGTCTCCCGCGCGGGTAAGTCGAAAGGTCAGTGTTCGCGCCGTGTACCTTGACAAGTGAATAGGCAATAGACCACCAGACCGCCGCACAGGGAAACGCGCCGCGACTGTTTCATGTGAAACAAGAGCGCATCAAGCAAAGCGGGATTGTGTAACCTATTGTTTCACATGAAACATTATTTGAAAGGAATTGATACTATGAAAATTACAATCGGAGACTTGCGCGATATGCGCGGCGCTGATATGCCCATTATCTTGCAGGACTGCAAATACGTTCAGGGCTACGCGCAAAAGCCTATCAATGGGCCGTGGGGCTGGATGGTGCATTGTGGTGACTGCGATGCTATGAGGAATAACGACTATATCGCTAATGACGATATGGGCTTTCATTTCCTCTATGGTGGACTTGACTATGTAGAAGTCGATACAGACAGTGTTACCATTAGCTGTGATGGTATCTTTGTTAGCAACCCTACTATCTGGGTAGAAGAAAATGACGTGGTAGAAGCATCTGAACAGAGTAAGTACCTTATCGAAAAGGCGTTAGGCGATGGGTTTAACGTTCGTGAATGGAATAATCACACTGATATAAAGTGGTTCCGCACGTTTGAAGATGCAAAGTCCTATTACAACGACCTGAACGGCTGGAACGACTAACAGACAGCGGGACGCCTTGCGAAAAGGTAAGGCGTCCCGCAAGGGAGAATATACTATGAATGACAAACAATTGCACGACGTTCTTGCGGGCGTTGCTCTAATCCTTACGCTTGTTACCACGTTTGTGGTATGTGGATTTTTGGAGGCTATACTATGAGAAAAGCACTTTTAGCAAGTCATAACGGCGTGGAATTTATCGCCATTCGCACGCCACAAGGTAAAACCTTGCGTTACGAAATTTACTGGGATGGACAGTTTATTTCCAGCAGTCGAAATGGCGCATACTTGCGGGAAATATTTGAGGACTTGACACAAGAGGAGGATATGATATGAACTTTCGTCTAATAGTCGAATACCATGATACAGGCATCATCACAGAGCAATATTTTCCTGACATGGATACACCAGATACTATTATCAACTATCTGGATAACGCGCTTGAGAATGGCGCAAGACTAAAATACCTACTTCAGCAAAAAACTGAAACAAGCATTGATACCATGGACAGCAATAGCTGGGATTATGCGGGCTGGTATCAACTGCCGGAATGGCATGACTAAGAGTGCGGCGGATGAAATTCCGCCCACTCTAAACCACATAAACTAAATTTCGTTAAACGCGGAAAGAGAGGATTATTATGTATAACAAATATAGAACGCAGTTTGAGGTCATCCACGCCCTGGAAAAAGAAATTAGTATCCCTAAACCCCTCATCGCTCAACTCAAATATGACCTGCGACAGCGCATGGAGGCTGACGCAGAGCATAATTTTAAAGCTGGCCGCATGGTCAAACAGTATGATGATGGGACTATCATTGTGCTGGTTCCTATCCTGGAGGCGTATTTTAACCTTACCGCGGAGGACGTAGCCCGCATTTTTGAGGAAAGATATGAGTTACGACCGTCCTATGGTTATGACTGCACAGGTCAGCCCATCACCTGCTGGTATAAACTGGTCAAGCGGCGGGGATTGTGGTACGCATATCACTGCATCGGTGCAGACTGCTAAACAAAAGAAAGAATGAAATACAGGCTGGGAAAATTCTTAGTGCAAATTCTTCCCAGCCCGCAGACCCGGAAAGGAGTATAAATTATGAAATGGCAAAATCAGTATGGTGACGAATTTGACACTTATGACGAAGCCTATCAGGACGCGGAGGAAATGTTGGACTCAGAGGATATTTTGCGCTGGATTGTTGACAACTATTCGGCAAGCACAATTCTGGAGTGGATGGGCGATAAGGCATTAGACCCTACCCTGGAATGTATTAACGAATATTTCAATGAAAACTATATGGAAGTAGAGGACGATGACGATGAAAGCTAATGGATATACATTCTGCGATGGAGCCTGCGAAAAAGACGTGCGCCGCTATGGCGAAATTGTTGTAGATGAAATATACGATACCTGGGATGGACATACCTACCGTTTGCGGGCTATCAGATATGAGAACAAGCTGTACTGGCATAAGATGGTTGATGGTAAACTGATGGAGTTTAGGAGTTTGAGATAAGAATGGGGCCGCTCAACTTAGCTTGGGCGGCCCGCTTTCCACGGCGCGGGCCGAGTTTGTTAAATAATTCACATATATGCCAAAATTTTAACAATCTTAGGCTTTGTCATTTTACACAAACTCCATCCCAAAACTTTGTGCATTTTGTCTATTGACTTTAGGTGGATGATATGTTAGAATGGTACTATCAAAAGAAAGGAGTATTCACTATGGAATATCTCAAGAAAGACAGTGCAAAGGCTAATCATTTGCGAGAGGCATTTGAAGCTGCGTTAAACCGCAATGAAAAACTGGAAGATGTATACACCAATCCCAGTTTTTATAAGCGTAGTGCGTGGCGGGATATAGTTCATTCCTCTCGTGCGGTTGAGGGTAGCCATCCTGTGATTATCTCTCACAATACCTACTCTTTTACCGCGGGTCTTTATTTCCCCGACCCGGAAACAGGGGTATTAAAAGTAAGTATCTTTACTCCCCAGCATGAATACTGTTTTGAATGGTAAGAAAGGAGAAAATACTATGAAAGCAACTGGAATTATTCGCCGTATTGATGACCTGGGTCGCGTGGTTATCCCCAAGGAAATCCGCCGCAATTGCAACATCAGAGAGGGAGAACCTTTAGAGATTTTCCTTGAGGACGGCGGGGTAGTATTCAAAAAGTATCTTCCCAACTGTCGAGACAATTTGGTTGCGGCGCTTCGGAACGCCGCAGATTATTATGATGACTATGAAGATGATCGAGCCATCGCTGGGCAGTTGAGAAAGATTGCCCAGGAAATTGACGCCCTTCTCGCTTAAAAACTACGAACCGCCCTTGAGAAATCTTGGGCGGCTCGTCATCTGCGGTGACGAGCCGAATTTTAATTTAACCGTAGGGGTTGTGAAAAATTTCACAATCGAACTTCTGGTCATTTTGCCCAAAAAGTATCCTAAAATCAATTAAATTTTATGTAATTTGCCTATTGATTTTCTTACCTCTATCTGGTAAAATAAAGACAATCCAAGAGGGAAATAAAAACAATAGAAAGAGGTAAATCACTATGAACGAGAAAATCAAGACCCAACTCCGCGTATATCTTGACCTTAAATTGCGGCTGTGTAAGGCATATATGCAGGGGCAAGACCTCACTGCCGCAAAAACAGTTTGGCAACAGGCCATAGGTGCGGTAGAATTTACTTCCGCAAGCGCATTTGGCATCTATTATGATGAAGCTTTCTCCGCAGAAATTGACGCTATGTGGGAAGCGGACTTCAAAGAAGCGTTTGAAAAGACACTGTTCCCGGAGGTGGGGGAATGACCCCCCTCCGCATCCGGTTCAGCAATCATGCGCTTAACGAAAGGGCTGACCGCATTGCCTATATTGCTACTACCATTGGATTTGGTGAAGTCATCGCCCGCAAATTGGTAGTAGATGAACGCGGGAAAGTAATGCGTCTCTTGACTGATACCGGAGTAATCATTGTAACAGACCCACATGAAGAATGTATTTTGACCATGTGGATAGCCGACCCCACGCAGGTCAAAGACTTTTACCCGGACGGCGTTCGCAATCAAGCTGTGTTGCGGCTTGTTAAAAAATATATGGAAAAAGGATACCAAAACGAACAAAACAAACAAAAGAAAGGAAATTGACCATGATTGAAAAGCATATTTATCAGTGCGAGGTTTGTGGCAAGGAATTTGCGTTTGAGGACGAATGCCGCGAACATGAGTTGAAGTGCAAAACCGCAGGACTGGAAAAGTCTGTGGTTATGATGGACAGCCTAAGAAATATTGTCCCTCTTGATAACTGGGAAAAGGCTATTGATAGAGCGTACTTTATATACATTGCAAATCAGGAAGCCGCGGACAAATTAGAAAAACTTTTCGATGAATATAATTATAACTTTCCTGCGAATGATGCACAGGAGACAGTCCTTTATCCTGCCTTGTTTGCTTATCAGGATAACGGAATGTATTGGAAATCTTTGCAAGATGTTGAAAATGAGTACAATGAACTTCTTGCAGTCAAGGATGAACTGTGGGACTGTTTGTTCAATAAAAATGATAGTGAGTAAAATGTGGCCGCCCTTGGATAAAACCTTGGGCGGCGCGTTTTCAGGCAAAACGCGCCGAGTTTTGTTTTATTGTATGGGATGCCAAAAAATCACCACAAATTTTGTGCAATTTGACGGTTGACAGACTTCCTAAAATCTGTTAGAATGTAATTACAAAAGAGGTAAATGTATTAAGGAGAAAACAATATGAAACGTTCTATCGCTAATACATACATTTGCATTGATGCGGAGGGGCAAGCATTTCCCATCATAGCTCGCACGGGCAACGAAGCCCACAACATCGCAAAAAGAACTTTGCGGAAAGCCAACATTGTAAGCGTTCGCCGCGTATTCAAGTCCGGCAAGCTGGGCAAGGAAATTCTGAACATCAAGTGAAAGAAAATATGAACAAACATTAAGGAGAATACCAAAAATGGAATTTATTGAAGCCCCTATCTATGTCAAGTTGAGTGATGAAGAACGCGATGCACTCCATAGAGCCTATGTCATTCTGAATGACCTCGCAAACGCCGCCGAAGAAGATGATAGCGAATACATTGGCAATCCGCTGACTGGCGATGGCTATGGGCGGTTTGATGTGAGCCAGGCCGCCGAAGTCTGCCGAGTGTTCGCCCCCGCTGAAAAACTGGAAATTAGTAATTGAGGGAGAGTGAACAAAATGGAAATTATTAAAGCCCCTATTTATGTCAAGTTGACAGAGGAAGAGCGGAAAACCCTGCGCGATGCCTATGACATTCTCAATGAATTATATGACGTCATCGCCGATAATGACTGCGAGTATGTGAGCGATACTTGCGGGAATGGCTATGACAGAGTGGATGTCGCGCTTACGGCTAATGTGCTTCAAATGCTTGCCCCCACTGAAAAAGTGGAAATCGGCAAATAAAAGGAGGTAAAACAAATGAACATCATTACCTCAAACGTTCAGGTTCAACTCACCCAAGAGGAAAAGGGCAAACTCCAAGACGCCCGCGAGGTCATTTCTCACCTGTTTGATTTGATGTATGACTACGAACAAGAATACGCTATTTCCAACATTGGCGAAGAGTATTCTATGAGCCAAGTTCGTGATACCTCAAACCTGCTGGCCGCACTTATCGGGTCTGATAAAATGCAGTTAGAAAATAAATAAAAAAAATGTGGAAGAAATCCCGCATTTTTTATTGACAACAACCAGTAAGGTGTGCTATAATGAGTACAATGAAACAAGGAGGTAAAAACAATGGAAACTAAAGATGTGTACTACTCTGTTGAGTGGTGGGGCGAAACCCCGTGGGGTGAGTGTTTCACTAATAGAAAGCAGTTCGACTATGAGAATGAAGCCTTGTCGTTCATCGCAAATGACCTGAAAAATGACCCCTGCGTTCGTGAGGCGTTCTACACTACACACAAAACCATCGTATTTAAGAAAGGAGAATAAAATGTTTATTATTCTGTTTTTGGCGCTTGCCGCTTTTGACTTCCTGTGTACCGCCGGACTGGTTTGGCTGTTCTGCTGGCTTCTCCCCGCCATCGGCATCGCATCCATCGGTTCTTTCGCCATCGTGTTCTCGTGGAAGCTGGTGCTGGTCATTTGGCTCATTGCCGTAATCCTGCACTCTATTTTCCATGCTAATAAATAAAATTCATAATTGATATAATAGTTATACTGAAACAAGGAGGTAAGCAAAATGGAGTTGAAACAAGCGTATCAGATGGTTTTCAATGACCTGCGCGAATGCCCTATGTTCCAAGGTCACTATGATGCCATCAATGGCAATCCCTACTTTATGCATGGCATCGAGACGGTTATGGAAGTCATCGCCAACCGCGCCTATGATGATGATTTCGCCGAGGAGTTCTCTAATGAATTTTGCGATAATGTGTTAAGGAGTAGAGAAAATGTCTGATTTTCAGAAGCAAACTCTCAAAAGGTATGGGCGCAATTTCCTCATTCTGTGCGGCGTTGCTCTGTTGTGCTATGGTGGGGTCAAGTTTGAATTAGTGCGGTATGCGGCTCTTGCTATATTGGCTCTAATTGTCATGGGCGGGTGCGCATGGGCAATTATCCGCCTTATTCGCTGGGACTGGTGGTTGCGTGGCCGGTTGAATAAAGATGAATACGAAGCATATATGGCTTGCGACAGAGTATTTGGCTTTACTACGGATAAATATTTACCCACCGAAGAACAAATCCAAAACATGGTGAATGAAACATCTATTGATAAAGATACGCTATGGAGTATGTTTGAAAAACTGAGCTGAAAGGAGAAAATCAAAATGGAAAACAAGTGTCCTAAGTGTGGAGAAGATAACTATTACTGTGACGATGGCAACATAGAACAAGACGGTGATATCATTTGGGTAGATCATTGGTGTAGATGTTGCTCTTGCGGACAACGCTGGAAGTATACAGAAAGATTTACTCTTGACACCGCATGGATTGAAACAGAGGAAGAAGAAGACTAACTAAGTCGCCCAGCAAATAAGCTGGGCGGCTCTTTGTGGGCGCAAAGAGCCGAGTTTCTATTTATCACACAAAACCACCAAAAATTTCTCTAAAATTTTGTGCATTTTAACTATGGACAAATCTCCTAAAATTTGGTACAATACAGATACAGTAAAGGAAAGGAGTACACGAAAATGTTTAATCTCTCTGTTATCCCCGCGGTTTATCTGGATATGGACGGTACGATTGCTAACTTTTACGGCGTTCCGGGCTGGCTTGAGTATCTGCAAGCAGAAGATACCACCCCATATGAGGTAGCCGCCCCATTGGTCAATTTCTCTTTGCTTGCAAGATATTTGCATAAGTTACAGGCTTGTGGCGTAGCTGTCGGCATTGTAAGCTGGACCTCCAAGAGCGGAAGTGAGGACTTTCATAAGCAGGTGGTAGATGCAAAAATGGAGTATCTGCGGCGGCACTTGCCCAGCGTAGAGTGGGACGAAATTTATATTGTCCCCTATGGTACGCCCAAGTATGAAGTAGTCAAAAATCCCGATGGTGTGTTATTCGATGATGAAAGCCGCAATCGCATTGACTGGCGAGGGGTTGCATTTGGCGAAGATAATCTTATTGAGATTTTGAAAGCCCTGTTGAAAGCGCGGGAGGTCTAACCTCCCCGCATGGAAAGGAGTAAAACTATGAAAGCTGTAAGAGAATGGCTGAAACATTTTGAAGAAATGGCAGAGGCTGATACCGTCTATGGCTTGCAAATGAAAAATGGTCTGGAGTGCAGATTTACTGACTATAAACACATTAAAGAAGTTAGGGAAGAAAGCGAACCATGGCTTAATTATCCTGTTTGTTATATTGAATACAAAACAGGAGATATTCCCTACTGTTTAATTCAATATCAAGGGGAGTAAACCTATGATTTTTATTGCTATTATTTGTATAATCGCCGCATTACTGTATTGTATTGCCGCCGCAATCGTGGGATGGAAGACATGGTGCGATACTCGCGACTGGCATTTTCTTGCTGGTACTTGCTTCTATATTATCGCCGCAATTTTGCTTACAATCTGGCTTCTGGGGAATTGTGCCTAACAGTTCCACCCCACGGACGAGATACTCCTTTCTTTTGTCAATGGGTCGCCCTTCTTTTGGGCGGCTCATTGGCGACGCAATGAGCCGAGTTTTTAATTTCTGTGTACTAACCGTTAAATTTTTCACAAGCAAATTGCACAAATTCATGCCTTACAATTTCCTAAAATTTGTACATTTTGCCACTTGCTTTTTCCTGCTCTATCTGATATACTCTAATCAAGAGGTGAGGGTAAAACCCCACCGCAAAACAAGAGAAAGGAATTGATAAAATGGCAATCGACAAACGGCGGCATTATATTTTAATGCTTGACACCGAAACTGCCAACACCATTCCCACAGAAACAGGACTTGATATGTCTAATGTTTTGGTCTATGATATAGGCTGGGCAGTAATTGACAAATCTGGAAATGTATACGAGTGCGCCAGCTTCGTCAATCGTGACGTATTCGTATATGAACGCGACCTTATGCAGAGCGCATACTATGCAAATAAAATTCCTATGTATATTGAGGACTTGCGGCAAGGCTATCGCACCATGGCAGATTTGCGCGAAATCCGGGCGGCTATGCTGGATACCATGGAACGATACAATATCAAAACAGTATGCGCGCACAATGCCCGTTTTGACCTTAACGCCTGTAATGGTACACAGCGATATTGCACAAAGTCAAAGTGGCGATACTGGTTCCCCTATGGGACGGAAATCTGGGATACCCTCAAAATGAGCCAGGATGTAATTGTCCCTATGCCGACGTATCGCAAGTTCTGCGAGGAAAACGGCTACAAGACCAAAAACGGGCAGTATCGCAAAACCGCAGAAATTCTGTATCAGTTTATCAGCGGCAACCATGACTTCGAGGAAGAACACACTGGCCTTGCTGACGTGATGATTGAAAAGGAAATTCTTGCCTATTGCTTCCGACAGAAAAAGCCCATGCGGAAACTGCTGTTTGAGAATAGCAAAGAATTTCCTGTTCCTACAGAATTGCAAAAACAGATTATGAGCGTGGTCAGAAATGACCCTATGCGGTGAGGGGCGAAAGCCCCTCCGCAAGAAAGGGAAGAATATGAGGGATATTTTGGACTATTTGAAAAACCACCTTATCTGTTGGTTTATTCGTCACACGCATATTCATTCATATACCATTGATGAAATGATATGGAAATTCTCTACAGAGGAAATTCAGTCCCGTGTAGATATGATGAAAGCTGCGAGAGCCGCAAGTGGCTGTTTCTTTCTTAAAGACTATTTAGAAAGGATAGATTAAAATCATGAAAGTTAATTTGCACGTTCCTAAGATTGAGATTGTTCCGGTAGAGGTCCCGGACGAAATGCTGACAAATATCATTTTTGACAACTGCAAGGCAAACTGGAACAAACGACCGCAAACCGCAGTTGCTCCGGACAGGGATGATTACGCCGCTTTGGAAAACTACATTGGCGAACACTATGGTTATGCCTTTGTGGAAGATTTTGAGTATGCGGCCATTGAAACCGCAGACGGAGAAGAAATCCCGGTTCTTGAATACTAAGAAAAAGCCGTCCAAGGAAACTTGGGCGGCTCCTTGTGGGACGCAAGGAGCCGAGTTTTGTTTTTGTACCCACGAAGCGTTAAATTTTTCACAAGCAACTTGCACAAAAATTTGTGTGCTATTCTCCTAAAATTAGTGCAGTTTGACACTTGCATTTTTTCTATTCGTATGGTAAAATCTAATCAAGAAGTGAGGGAGAGAACAAAAGCCCACCTCCTCTTGTGTACCTTAAAAAATTTCATATTTTCTTGAAAAACCTCTTGACAAATTCAAGAAAATATGTTAGTATATAGATGTTCCTAAAGGACAACAAAAATCAAGTGTGCGACACTATAACCGCAGAAAGGAATTGATACTATGGCTACCAAGAATTTTAACCGCGACTTTTTCAACGCTATCCTGTCCAATGTTGACATTATGACCCTGCCCAGCGGCATGACCGCCGGTGAGATGCGGGAGTGGGCTACCCATCAGATTGACCTGCTGAACCGCAAGAACGTCAATAAGAAGCCCACCGCCACACAGGAAGCCGCCGCCGTCTCTATGGAGAACGTGCAGGCATTTCTGGAAGCACATAAGGGCGAGTGTTTCACCTGCTCTGACCTTATGACCGAGGGTCTGTTCCCTGCTGACAAGCAGAGCCAGTACGCCAGCCGCATTTGCAATAACCTTGTGAATGAGGGCAACGCGGAAAAGGGTACGCTCAAGGGTAAGACCGTGTTCATGGCCGTGGGTACGTTTGATACCATCGAGGGTATCAAGCCCTACAAGGTGAGCAAGTAAACCCGCCGGGGCGGGGAAACCCGCCCCATTCCCCCAAACAATAGAAAGGGTGATTGCATGACCACCAACGAACGTATTGCATTTCTTATGAAAAAGCTGGATTGTACCGAGGAAGAGGCTAAAGACGTAATCCGGTGCGACCGCATTATAGACGCAGGTGGGGACCCATTTCCGCAGAGTAAGGAACAGGCCGCCGCAAGCAAGAAATATCGCGGAGTAGGTACGAAAAAGCCCACGGTGTACAATCTGGAAACAAGAGAAAAGAAGCAGAACGCAAACAAGCGGGAGCTTATGGAAGTATTGCGGCGGGCGGTATGCGGATATGATAATTTTGCGATTATCAATCCTGAGCGACAAGTCAGATTTGACTACGGCGGCAAAACCTATGAGGTAACACTGACGGAGAAGCGGGCGAAAAAGGGGTAACTTACGTTACCCCGCCCCCGCTGGGAGAAGCAAGTGGAAAAAGAATTTCTCTATGTAGGGCACTACATTGACACGGACGGGAATTACATTCTCAAAATAGGCACAACTAATGACTTGCGGCGGCGCGCCACAGAGCATACAAGACACTACCGCAAGGCGAAAGAATACCGTTTGCCCGCAACCGCAAATTTTGAGTATGACTTTTCCGTGCGGCTGTCTAAATACAACACCTTGCGGTATGAGGACAGAAACCGCAGGGCATGGCAAGAAAATGGTGTGGGCGAGTTTGTGCGGAATGACCGTTTTAATTGCGGCAACCGCAAGCCCCGCACAGTGAATATTAAAATCAGAAAGGTCTATGAGGTCGCCCTGTAGAAACAGGGCGGCTTTTCTTTTGGGCGGCTCGCTTCTGGCGAACCAAGCCGAATTTCTAGACTAATCTTGAGGTGGGGAATTTTGCGAAAAAATCTAGAAAAACCGCTCGTATTTGACTTTTCCTAAAATTTTTGGTATAATTTTATTAGAAACTAGAGAAAGGAGAAAATTTCTCATGGAATTAGAGCTACTGCGTGCTCTTATTTTGATTGCCAACACTTGTTTCTTGCAAAATTCCTGCGAAGACTGCCCATGCGAGAACTTTGCGGCAAAATGCCTTGCGAGTGGTGAGCAAAGAGCCGACTCTTACGATTAGAGTCGTTTTTCCGGTCAGTAGCCTACCCTACCAGAAATTTTTACCAGCATGATCAACCTGAATGCTAATCGTAAAGTGGACGCCCTAGGTCGCATTGTTATCCCCTCTAAGTTGAGAGATAAATTTGCTATCGAATCGGGCGACAAGGTAGAGTTTTTCTCTACTTATGTAGACGGCGTGATGTATTTATGTATGGCTTGTCCGCACGCCGCGCCTCCTCGTGAGGAAACAGAAAATTAAGAAGATTTTCTTAAAATGAACAAGAGGCGGGTTGGAAATAAAAGTTAGCAATGAGACTAACAAAAGAAAGAAAATTGCTTATGTAATTTCCTCGTTTGCTTAAAGAGAGACTTTAAGAAAACTGGGCGGGCCGTTTGCGTAGACAAACCCCGAATTTTCTTCTCCAACCCACCATAGCGAAAAATTTCCTGGACATAGCGACCTTGATACTAAACGTGCGGCGTCCCATAACGCAACCGCAGATTTCATAACCTCTGCCTTTGCATAGCGACTTTGTCCACCGATCGGTGCCGCACTTTTCAACAAAAATAATCCTTAATGACCTATTATTCATTTTTCGCATTTTTGGAACCATAGGGCTTAAAAATCAAAGAAAATTGCTTATGTATTTTCTTATGAGAAGGAGATTTTGAGAGCCTGCGGAAGAACCGATCGGTAATAGATCGGGCATTGGACTTTTAATAAAATTTATGTTATAATAAAATTATAAATAGAAGGTGGCCGACCCACCGATCGGTGCCGCAGAAAATTTTGCTACTTAGGACAAAAGTATTTAATCCACATAGTTGATTTTTCAAATATAGTAGAGAGATAAATGCTCTATGAAAAAACAAGCCTCCTTTACTTGGCCGTTCTGAGGCTTGTTTTTTATTTACTCTGTTCTATACATAATTTATATTGTATAAGAAATGAACGGCCGCATCACTATAGAAAGGACGATTTTCCTCATGGAACTCAAAGAGCAAGTCAGCAAGATTCTTGAATTAGGCATGTCTAACAACACCTTCGCAAACAATTGCGGCATGTCTATTACTACCTTTAACAGATGGTACAAGAAAGGCGAATCACTAAGCCTAGAGATGATGGATAAAATTAAAAACTACGTACTCTGGGTTAAGCAGCATATCGCTAGCTTGTAAAAACTACTCCTAGAGTAACGGCCAAGGAAAAAAAAGAAAAAAAATTATGACACTAACTGGAAAAGAAATTCAAAGCATGATTACAACAGAAGGCACTGGAATAATATCCCGTAAAGACGGTCGCGCTTGTTTAGAATATACCGCTCCAAATGGGACTAAATTTTAGTATACCGGGCCTAATTCTACTGACAGCATAGCTTGTTGTAATGCTTTACTAGAAGAATTATTAGAAGTGGGCAATGAATGCGTCATCTTAAGCGAAGTGAGTCAATAGGAGAAAGTATATCAATTGTATATGCCATTGAAGGCGTATTGGAATCTCCGCCGATCGGTATTCGCACGGTAGACTGCTGCTAATCGGATTATTAATGTAAATGGATATCCTTGTTCATTACTTGGTAAAGATGATTATTATTCAACAGAACTTATGAGTACAATAGAACATGAACTGCAATAGAGATCGTTAGCTCCTATGTATGCGGGTGTGTATGGCATCTATGATGGAGATGACTTATTATATGTAGGTTCTGCAACCTGTCTAATTGAAAGATGGAAGGAACATAATGGAAACTTTAGAACAAAATCTTTCAGTTCAAAATTGTATTCTGCGGAGGTAGATCCAGATCAATTAATCTATAAAGAATTGATTTCTGGAACGGAAATTGCTTAGACTTGCGGATTAGCCTCCACTTCAACTTGGCTATTAGAGTTCGCAGAGTGGATGTATATTAGAACCCTACAGCCAAAGTATAATATTAATGGCAAGACAAAACAGTTTCAGTTTCATCCTAATGTAAAAAAGTCTGGGGAGTTAATGAGTCATTTAGAAGACGGTCGTAATGAGGAGAAGACTACAGCTCAACCTAGGAGTACCGAGCGCACGACAGCACCGCAATCTAAGCAATCTACACAATCCGCCTTAAAAACTTCACAGCCTACTCCCTCAACTTCTAACCCAAATGACCTTCTCCAATACTGTCTTGCCTCTGCAAAAGAAACCTCTGACCTCCCACCCCTATCACCTAACCTACTAGTCCAATCCGATCAAAAGTTAGCCTTCCTACCATCTGTCCGCAAACCTAAGCGAACTATTAGCTTCTCTCTCTACGAAGAAACAAAGAAAAAATACTTCCCAATAAACCTATCCGCAAATCAAAACGAAGATAATTTTACAGTTTCCACAGATGATATAGACCTCATTAAGGTAAATGTTATTGACCCCTATGTTCTGTTCCAAACAGAAAGCAGTCCTTATTACCTCAGCACTGAAACGTTCTTTGTCTGGCAACTCATCTGCGAACACCTTGCCAAACAAGACAAATACACCGCTTCTATTCCCGCAAACTGGTTAACAAAAGCACAGCTTAAAGAACTAGTTGATCGTCAATATCTTACTCCAGATTCAGATTGGACATTGCGGCTTAATCACAACTATATCATTAAGCAATTATCTCTCAAAGAAGCAAAAGAACAATATCCTCAACAATATGAAAGGAGTATCTAAATGATAACCCTTAATCGCAAAACCCCAACTCCAATGGAGGTAGCTTGCTAGCCTAATGAGCTAGCCTACCTCAACCAAGATTGGACATATATTAAAAATTATGAATTTAAACTTCTAATTATGGTAGCCATTCTTGCAGAGGACCATTTAGCATTCTGGGGTCGCATGGAAGACATTTGTAAATTTTTAGGCATCAAAGAACGTACCCGTGTTAGAGACGACATTAAAAAAGCCCTATCTGCACTCGTAGCAAGAGATCAGTTAATTGTAACTGAAAAGAATGGTTATTATACTCTCTCTCTTGATCCTACTGTATTAAAAGACTCTCCCAAACAGCTTGTTCTTAAAAAGACTTGGATTAATACCATTAAAGACTACAAATCCGAAGATAAAAACCGTTCTGTAGCGTGGGAAAACACCTTACGGGTATTTTTATATCTCTGTGATAATGAACATACCTTAGATGCTATTTCTTATAAGCAAATTGCGGCTGACCTTGGTATCTCTACTGGCATTGTAGGTAATGCAATCACCGCTTTAACCAATATTAGTGCTTGTATTGGTGATCTAGGTTTTGCACGTAAAATGCACTATTACCGCACACTAAATGGAGAATGCCACAACGGAGGACAATCTTATACTATTGCATATTTATGGCAATAAACCTACCATCAGAAAGCTTACCAAAATCCTTATAAATATATATACCTTATTATTTATAAGGAAAATGGTAAGACTTGTACAAACAGAAACCTTACCAAAATCTGAGTTTTGCTAAGGAAAATCATCTTAAAATAATAAAATAAATTAAAAATACACTGGTAGGCAAACACAAAATACACCAATAGCCACTAAAAATTCTGATGATAGGTATTTATTTATCTACCATCAGAAAAATATGCGATCACGGCCAGAACGTTCCTCGTTATGGCTTTGAGTGAGGCGCCCCTTGGGCGACGAAACGGAGAAGACATAGGAGGAATTCTGGCCAAGTATTTGCTCGATGCTCCGCACCTTCACTAGCAATTCCCTCTTTTGACATTTCAAATTTTTTATGTTATAATATAATTAACAAAAGTAAGAAAGGAAGTTTAAACCTTATGACTAATTCTAACCTGCGGGAAGCTATCCGCGCCGCATTCCATGACTCCGGACTCTCCGTGAAGGACTTCGACGCCGCAATGGATACTACTCTCAACGAACTCTACGAAGAAGAAAAGAACGCTACTACTTGCGGTCTTGATTGTATGTCTCTCCCCTGGGACTCTTTTTTCGACAACATCATCTTCCCCTATATCACTACACAGATCCCCGAGTGCAAAGACCTCGCAAATCTCTCTCATGACGATAAGATCTATCAGGATCTTCGTTCCGAAACTAAGACTTTCTTTATCTCTATTGGTGAACTCCATTCTCTGCTGTGTAACTCTGACGACAAAAACCCTCTCAGTGCACTTCTTTCTACTCTCCTGCGGTGAGCAAAGGCGCTAACGCGTTATCGCCCAAAAGTCCAATCAATAGAAAGAAATTTTATGTCCTTCTCTGAAATTCGTTCTCGCGTCCTATCTCGCGAATCCTTCAACCGCAATCCCATCTCTGATGAGGAGTATTTGCGGCAAGCCAGCCTAGCGCGCTCCAATCTAGCTAATCTCTTTCCAGACGGGGTATATGAGACACCAATCTCTATACCCCTCGCCGCAGAAACTTCCCTAGATCATTTTCACCGCACCCAAGAATATAACATTTCTTCATTGCGGCAGATCATGTCCACATTAGCATTTACTCATCTTACGCCTGAATCTGCAGACTGGTTTTACGTTTTTCTTCCTAGTATTCTTTCAGAAGAAACAATCTATAATAACCTAATTTCAGTCGTCGGAACCCTTCACTTCAAAGATGGTCGCACCCTAACGCTAGACAGTCGCCGCAAGTTCTTCAAGTTTGCAAATCAATTCCTTACCCTCTGCGGCTCCACCTGTAATCTTTCACTTGTTGAGGAAATCCGTCTAGCACAATCTCAAGTATCATCAAACCGCATCCTCAAAGGGACTCTCCGCCTTTCTACTCGACCAGAAGATTTTCTCTCACTCTCAGAAGATACTTCTAATTGGACTTCATGTCTCGCAATGACTTCCCACCGAGGAGATTATCGCGCAGGATGTCTTGAAATGATGACTTCCCCATATACCATCCTCGCAACAGTAGAAAGCAATCACCGCAAATACTGGAGACAAATAATCCTTCTTACGCCTTACGCAATAGTCGCTTTGCGGGGATACCCTTACACGGCGCCGCAAGTAACCTCCCAAGTTCTTTCTCTTGTTGCGGCCGCAGCTAAGCGATCTTTAGACTGGGATTACGATCCACAACTCTGTTATTCCAAAACCTCCGTCTTTGCGGTTTCTGGTGGAACTCTTACTCTAACCACTAATCGAATGTACAATGATACTTACCTTGGTGGTTATTACCTCATTGGTAAGCCCATTCCTTCTTCCCCCTACGAAATAAACTATTCCGGCCCCGCATATTGTCTTTCATGCGGCGCCCCGTTGGAGCTCTCCATTCCAGACTTTGGATATGAAAGCGAGGTTTTATGCTCGTCATGCAGCCACCGCAAGATATGTTCATGTTGTGGAGAGATGAAAGACCTTGATTCTCTCTTGTTTGATAAATCTCTTGATGATTACATCTGCTTCTATTGCGATGAACTATCCAGAGAAGAGAATCGGCATTGACTTTTCAAAAAAATTTTGATATAATATATACAGAAAGTGAGAGATGACTTCTCACCAATAAAATTTGATTAAAAGGAGATTACTACAAATGGATAAGACTGTTACTAAGCGCGAGGTTCTGGAGGGTCTGATTACTCTGGCCGAGACTGGTGAGTGCACTCTGGCGGCGGAGGACATTAAAACCTTTGCCGAGAAGGAGATCGCCTCTATGGATAAGCGCGCTGCTGCTGACAAGAAGCGTCGTGAGGCTAAGGCTGCGGAGTCCGACGAGATTACTGAGGCTGTGTATGAGGCTCTGACCGACGAGCCTATGTCTGCTGAGGAGATTCTGGATAAGCTGGGCCTGGATATGCCTAAGAGCAAGCTGATCCCCAAGCTGACCAAGCTGGTTAAGGCTGAGCGCGCGGTGAAGTCCAAGAAGCGCTACAAGAACGACGAGGGCAAGTCCTCTGAGAAGACCATGTACGCTCGTGCGTAATTAAAGATTAGGCGGGGTCTTCGGACTCCGCTTTTTCTCTAGAAAGGAGTCATTATGGACTATATTGCCTTCGTGCCTTACCTCACCGACATCCGCAAAGATCATCTCAGAGATATCAAGGATCATGCAACCTATATCTGCATATCCGAGGAAGAGGCCGCAACCGCAATCAACCTATTCGGTCAAGATAAAACTTACATCATTATGTGTTTCCAAGAACCCGACTTTGATAGCATACGAAATCTCGACTTAGATAATTTTATTATCCAAGTTCCCGAAGGTTATTACTCAAATGAATTAACGAGCTTTCGCTTTATGTTCTTTGAAGCTGCAACTACTTGGGAACAAGCCAATCGTTACGCCCGCAAAGGCGTCGCCGCAGTTCGCTTTGAAGCACCACTTACCTTTTCAACAGAAGGTTTGCGGCGATGGAAGGCTATCTTCGCAAACACACTTCTATTCGCCACCGCAGATCCAACCTCCTATTTTCTTTCCTCTTGGTTCGTGCGGCCAGAGGATGTCTGCCGGTATGAGGGTATCTTTGATGCACTGTGTGTAAATCCCTTCAACCTACAGTATTATGCACACTCTTCTTTCTGCGGGCCTCTCAAGTCTCTGCTCCCTTCCCTTCAAGCTGCAGAGTCTGTTACCAACCAGCTTCTTCCTACTGATTTTGCGGTGCGGCGTCTTAACTGTAAACAAGTGTGCGAAAGCCCTTCTTATAATTGCACCTATTGTGACCGCATTAGGGGCATTACTAAACAAATGGAAAGGATGAAACCTAATGGCTGCTAAGGGTGCCGAAAGCAAATCCCTCGTAACTAAGAAAATTCTCGAAATCTTCCCAAACGCTTTTCTTTACAATAATGATAAAGAAATTCGTATTCCTCTAACAGAGCAAGGGGAAACAGTAGAAATCAAAGTTGTTCTGTCTTGTGCCAAGACTCCTGTGCGGGAGGCTGCTGTCCTAGACTGGTCCGGGGGCTCTTCTACTGTACCTGCGGCAGAGCCTGCTCCTGCCCCTAACGAGGTAGCCCCACCGCAAATCAGTGAAGAGGACCGCCGCAAGGTTCAAGAACTAATGGCAAAACTTGGCCTATAACATTTTCAAGGGTGACTTCCTCACCCTTGTTTTTTTTATATTTTTATGTTATAATAATTATAGAAAATGAAAGAGAGAGGTAAATCTATGTTGACTATTAACAAAACCTACTGTATCAGCTCTGATGATAGAATGACTACTGTTATCTATCTCAATAAGGAGAATGGCTTTTATAATCTCTCTGTTAGTGATATTGCTGGAGAAGCAGTTGAAGTTCGACTCGACGAGATTTTAGCTAGTGAGCTCTTTACTGCACTAAAAGAGCTTGGAAATTTCATGTGATTATAAAATAAAAGAGAGGTAATTTCTATGAAATATGTTTATACTATGGCCACTCAGGATGGTACTCAGATTAATCTGACTATAAATGATCTTGCTTTTGCTCATAATCTTTATCGCTTTTTCGCTACTCGTGAGTATATTCAGGATAATTATCCTAGCCTCACTGACCAGCAGCTTGACATTGTTACTGATCGCACCCTTGCCATTGAAGATAGTTATGGTTACGATGAAGATGATGCCATTGAGCAGGCTATTAAAGAGGAGGAGCTCGCATGAGATTTGTGATTTATGCATATGAAAGCACCTATCGCGGTTTGCACGGTATCTATAACATTTGCGTCACTGAGGCAGATTCTCTTGACGAAGTTGATGACATTGGTGAAACCATGGCATATGAAGTAATTGATTCCTACTCTCATTTGTTCGCAAACGACGACAAAGATTATGATGAAGACGATGATTATGAAGCCACCTTCCCTGAATGGGAATATACACGTATTCTTCCCGAATGGAGCAATATTCCTACTGAAACCCTCGATGCAGAAGCCGCAGAATTAGGTTATGAAGAGTTCGTCAATAAATATTGTAAAATTAAAGGTATGGACGAACTTCTTGCGGCGCTCGATGCCCTGCAGCAGGTAGATGGTGTTGGTTCTACTACAGTAGGCAAATACACTATTGACACTTGTTTTGAAGGTGAGAATTACGAAACTGCGATTTGGATTAATCCCGACCGCATGGCAATTCCTGCGGTTTACCCTAATCGCACAGCCGCAGAACAGGGACATAAGCTCTGGTGTGTCATGGCAGCAACCGCACCAACGCAGGTATGGGATACCGCAACTCGCACTTATCTTACTCTTTGACATTTGTTAAAATTTTTGATATAATATAAGTATAGAAAGAGAGGTAAGTTTATGGAATTTTATCAATTCTGGATGGAAGGTAGCACTCATTACTACCGCAATCTCAATAACGCACTCCGCATGGGCGAACTTATTTTGCGGGAGATGTTCGCTGACGACGCAGAGCAAGAGGAGGTAATTGACTATTGGTGGGATCGCTGGGAAGCATATGAGGGTGGCCGCAAGATTATGTGCATTACCAAGGAAATGATGGAGGATTAACATGAAAACGCTTGTACTCAAATATGACTATGGTTATGATGTTTTTGCTTTTGATGAAACAAAAGAAGAAATCATGACTTATCCTAATCTTACAATCTTCCTAAATAAAATGTGCAGCCAGCACTTTGAAAACTATGAGGTACGTACACTATATGAATGTGATCTCATGGTTGAAGATAAAGAGTATGATGCTTATTATAGACTACGAGGTATCATCCCTGACGAGACGCCGCAGGCATTTGAGGATTTGCTCACTTGCTACAACAGTGATTTTGCATACGATGGAGTGGAGGTAGACTAATGAAGATTTATGCTATTTATTATATCGATGATTGTAGTCGTGATTACTTTATGCAGCGAGCTGATGCTCTAAACTGCGGCGTGGAGTATATTCGCCAGATTGGTGAGGAAGAGAACTGGGATTCACAGGAAATCGAATCTCTCATTGATGAATTTCTGCGCGAAAAGTGGGCATATGACATTTGTGCCCTTGAGGAAATTGAAGTAAAGGAGTAAGCCATGAACATTTACTATCTTATTGTCAACGTTATTGAGGATAATACCCGTAAAATCTATCGGCTGTTCATTTCTGCGACCTCTTACCGTGATGCCATAAACAAGGTCATGGAACAGTATTTTGATGAAGAGTCTCAAGCGATTGAGGACATCAGCGTAACTGAATTCTATGAGACAGATATGTTTGTCAGCAAGTCAACTGCTGACCGCATCATTGAAGATCTTAATGACTATCCTGTAGTAGAAAAGGAGGATCTGTAATGGATAATCTGTTTTTGGGATATGCGCAGGAGCAAGAGGAAAGAGAAGAGGTTATCCGCAAGATGATGCAGGCTTATCGTGATGGTACAGCGTGTCGGTTCTCTACAATCAACTATTTCTCTGCGCGAGATATCGAGGAAATGAAGAAGGAGGCAATGCAACGTGTTGACAGAGAAGGCTTTTAAAGATTTCATGCGGCGAGCGTGTTACTGCGTAGTAGCATTTCTTCTTGTCGGTGTACTGGGGAGGGTTGTAATTACGTTGCAGCATCCTTCCACCCATCTTTTCTTCCCTGCGGACAGGGAGAGGTTTATCGAAGTAGACAGGGGAGCGGCTTGCGGGCACCGATCGGTGGTTGCCGCAGATAGAGAAACTGGCGTATTGTATCTATTTACTGAGAACGGCGTTTCGCCCTTGTTTCAAAGCGATGGAGAGTTAATGATTTATGACGCAGGATGAGCGGGAGTCTAAACTCTCGCTCTTTTTGCATTTTTGGAAAAATTATGTTATAATATAATTAAGATAAAAGTAAGGAGAAAAACATGAAAATTCTTGTTGACGAAATGCCTACTAAGGTAGAGGATTGTCCTTGGTCTAGTCCTATTAAAGTCCCTTGGAAGAACCACATAATTTGGTTTTGTAATTGGAACCTAAGCTATGATGAAACTTGTTCCATGGCAAATTGCGGCGAGTGTCCTTATTTCACTACAATAAAGAAAGGAATTAACCTATGACTCAGTTTAAAGATATACATGGAAATTGTTGGGCGTTTGTAAGAACAAATATCTCACTAATTTATTACACTCCTAAAGACCAAGAAGGAATTAGTCATGTCACTGTGACTACCACAAATGATAATGTCTATTCATTCGATATTGATTTGAATGATGTATACTCAATTCAGGAGAGTTAAATGGGAACTGATAACAAAGAAGTAGCCTGGATTCTTCTAGACGAAGACACCAAGCCCATTCGTGTTTCATTTGATAATGAACCAACTTATGTAGTAGAGAATGATACCAATTATACTATGAATGTTCAGCCTCCTGCTACATTCTCTGCAATTTTCAAAATGCGCCCATCAAAGATAATTAAAATTTTCTGGGGCACTAAATTAAAATGGTATCAAGCCCTATGGCTCGATTTAATATTTTATTGGAAGAAAGGAGTAAATTATGTATTCAAACGCTAAACTTGAAGCTATACATGGTGGTATTCCCGAGACTACTCACGTAGATAAACTGATCACTATGCTAGAAAAAACAGATATTTCTTTTACAGTAACTTCAAGTCATGGCCGTCCGCAAGTATGGTATCCTGATGACAAGCATCCAGTTTGTGATGCAGTTTGTCACTGGGCTAGCTATGGCCATCAGACTGGTCTTATTGAAATTATGGGGCTTACTCACAATAATGATAGCGTAGAAGGTTATCTCAATGCAAACGAAGTTTTTGCTCGCATTAAAGAACATTGGGAGGCAAACAAGTGAAAAGAACTTGCGGTGATTGCGGCTTCTATAAAGAGAAGTTATGCGGCGTTGCTATCCAGAACGGATTTCCAGAGTCACACGATGCTTGTGAGTCTTTCTCCACTATAGCCTGGAAATGTGAGATATGCGGCCAGCCTACCCCGTCGCCGCAGAATCTTATCTGGGATGCTATAACAAAGCAGCTAGTTTGTCCTAACTGCTACATGACGCTTCCTATTGTTTCAGAGGAGGAGCAAAATGACAACTGAACAGTTTTTTAAATATGCGGTAGAAATGTGCCAAAAATGTAGTAATAATGGATGTGAAAAATGTGAAGCTTTGCCTGGAGGACTTTCATGTTGGCACTCTACCAATCCTGATTTTTCTCAAGTCGAACGAGTAATACAGAATTGGACTAATCATAATCATCCTATTCGAAAGAGTACCATTTTGTCGTTATTTCCCAATATGTCATGTAGCAAAAATGGATGCCCTGGTATTAATGCTTGTATAATTGAACCATCTTTGAAAGATACCAAGTGCGACCAGTATGAAACTTGCAGTGATTGCAATAAGGCCTTCTGGCTTAGTCCTCTTAATTGACAAAAATAAAAAATTATGATATAATATTTATAAAGAAAGGAGATGTGAGGTCACTTGGTTATATGGACACTCGAAGAGTGGGGCAGAGAGTTGGACGAATTTGCGGCTGCGACCAATGAGAAAAAATTTAATAAAATCTCATATAATACTTGGAAAATGATGTGGGGTTGGCAATATCTTCCAACCACAACAAAAATTTATTTAAGAGATTGGCAAGACACTAGCTTTATGATTACCCCATATGGGGAACTTAATTGCGTCTTTTTTGATAGAGGCAAAACAAACTGGTCGTTTATGGATTATTTGCAATCTAAGTATTTTACTATACTAGACTTTGCAGCCTCTTATTCTCGGTATCCAATAGCCGATCTTGCTCGACCTCACTTGACAACCAATATGCCCTATACAATAAATTATGCACCAAGTCCATATTCTGCGATAACTACCAGTGATGTTATATCAAATTCTAATCTTGCAACAATTACATGTGATTCCAGTACAGTACTCGCGCCTGGAATGTACCAAACAGCAACAATAGACAATAAAAAGGAGAAGAAGGATATGAATTTCTTTAAGAATTTTAAGTTTGGCCCCGTGAAGAATGATACTGTGCGGCTATCCCCTTACGGCCTTGCGGTTAAGAACCTTGATAATAGCTGGGTATCTTACGATGCTGCCAGCGACTCTATCATTGACGTTGATGTATTCAATTTCGAGGGTAAGAATCTGATTTACGAGATCCCTGCGGCGCCGCATACCGTTCATGCTGGTGACATGATTGTTCATCAGGGCAAGGGAATGTATGTTCTTACCGACGTGTGCGAGGGTGATACTTGCGTTAGCGTGATTGATCCTCGTGCTGGCGAGAGCAAGGAGATCCTGTTCACAAAATCCCCATTTGGGTTCACTTTCATCGTGAAGCTAGTCTCTCTGCTGGATATGTCTGGTATTAACGCGAATCCTGACAATCCGTTTGGCAACCTGTGGCCTTTAGCTCTGATGGGTGATAAGGATTGTGACGCGGCAACCATGATGGCATTTATGATGATGTCCAACAGCGAGGGTTGCAATTTCGATATGTCTAATCCTATGATGATGTATGCTCTTATGAGCGGCGACAATAAAGATATGCTGCTGCCCATGATGCTGATGGCTGACCGCAAGTAAAAAAATTTTTGGACAAAAGAGTTTCAGAGAAATAGGAGATTTTTTAAAGTAAATAGAAATCTCCATTTCTCTGGCTCTTGTTCCCAATTTGATTTTTTCAAAAATTTTTGATATAATATATATATAAAGTTGAGGAACACATGAAGTATTGCCTCCACGTGGCGTGTTCTGGGTAAGTTTGATGTAACTATCACGTCAACTTAGCGAAAATACGAGATAAGTAGAGAGCCAGTTGATAGTTGCAGTTCTCGTTGAATACTGCCTCAAGTCCGAGGCCCGAAAGGATACAACAGCACCCGAGGCGCGCGAATCTCGACTATACAAAATGGGGAGTCGTCGAAAGTATTCACTTATCGCTATTGATTCTTTGTCAGCGGCTGATCACCGCCAGGGTAGCCTGTCCCTTGGGTTCAAGATGCTTGTGGGGCCTTGGATTTTGAACAGGCAATATGGGTCTGTAATTCAATAGTAGAATAACGGTCTTTTAAACCGCCTACGACGGAGCGTAACCGTCCAGACCTACCACACCTCGTATTCTTGGTTTCCGAGAGGAGCGCCGGGCGCAGTAAATCAAGCGAAATTGGGGCTATCGTATAATAGGCTACTGAGAGGCTGCCCATAATTAATTTGCCTTCTTGCTATTGTTTTACCACTTTCAAACGGTGATAACATCTAAGCCGGGTAGCAGTAGTAATAGCGTAACGGCATACGCAGTCAATGACGAGGTAAAGGACTCAGACGACTAACCGGACATTGACCAAAATAGTGGAATGAGGAGAGGAAAGCCTGTATGCGGCGACGTCATCCAACTCACAGTGATGCAGCGTCAAGTAGTTCTACTATTTTGAAACTTATACATACGGTGCAGGTTTAATTTAATATGCAGGCGTAGTACAAAGGCTAGTATTCCGGTCTTCCAAACCGGGGATGGGGTGTCGGGATCCCTCGCTTGCTCCATATGGCATGGTACCCAAGTGGACATAAGGGCCTAGACTTGAAATCTTGTGTGTCAGCTTGTATCTGACCCGTGGGTTCGAATCCTACCCATGCCGCGGCATCATAGAGAAGCCTTCACGTGGCGATGCTGTTTTCACTAATTCTCTATATTTGCTCCCATGGACAAGTTGGTTAAGTTGCAGGCCTTTCACGCCTGAGACAGGGGATCGTAGCCCCTTGGGAGTACCATATGGCTCTGTAGACGAACTGGTAGAGTTGCCGCCCTCTCAAGGCGGAGTTTGTGGGATCGTGCCCCACCAGAGTCACCATTATCTGGCGTATTAGTTCAGAAGAGTAGAACGCCAGCCTGTCACGCTGGAGGCCACGGGTTCAAGTCCCGTATACGTCGCCACCCATCCAGAGTTTTGCTTCGTATTGAGGTAATGGGCAATACATAACGTGAGACTTTTTTAGGGCTGACCGCAAGGTCCTGGTCCACCGTTCTGCGCAGATTGATACTAAAGATACCTGCGGGCCTTTAGTTCTGCAAAAGAACATGACTTTATTACTTATAGTAATGAAGTAGTCAAGGTTTTGAGTAATTGAACCGGATAATCAATGCTCTTTGTTATCTAGCACGCCTCTGCGGATCACAGTAAGCGCAACTCGCTAGACCTGAGAAAGGGTAAATCTCACCTTCCAAGAAACAAAAGAAAGTAGCTTGAGCAACTGCTTTTGGACGTTTCCGTTTTATGAGTTATTGTGAAGAATAACTGTGGATTGCTCAAATGAAACAGTTATTCGATTATATGCTTCGATAATTTAATTGGTAAAATAATTGATTTGTAATCAATCTTTCTCAGTTCAAGTCTGGGTCGAAGCTCCATATGGCTTTAAGGATAGGATAGCTAGGCCAGCTATCTGATAAGAGTAGCTCCTTCTCTTCCTTAAAGTCCTAATTAAAATAGGAGCAAATAAAATCATAAGGAGAAAGATTATGGCATTTATTTACAAAATCACTAATGATATAAATTAGAAAGTTTATATCGGAAAAACCGAGCGTGAAGTTGAAGAACGTTTTAAAGAGCATTGTAGGGCATATCGGCAAGAGCGCTATGAAAAACGTCCTCTGTATGCCGCCATGAAAAAGTACGGTGTTGAGCATTTCCATGTGGAATTAGTTGAAGAAACTGATAACCCAGAAGAACGTGAACAATATTGGATTAAGTTCTATGGTTCTTATGGTAATGGCTATAATGCTACTATGGGCGGCGATAGTAAAAAATATATTGATTATGAAGAAATTATTAGAGTTTATCAAGAGGTTTAGAACGTAAATAAAACTGCTCAAATTACTGGACATTGTCCAAAACATATTAGCCAAATTCTTAAAAACGCGGGTATTCAAGTATTAAGCAGTGCGGATATTGCTAAAAAACAACTTGCAAAGCCTGTGGCAAAATTAGATCCTAAAACAAATAAAATTGTAGCTATTTATTCTTCAATTCAAGAAGCTGAAAATAATAATGGAAATACTAGGCATATTGCATAGGTTTGTAAAGGCAAAAGAAAAACTTGTAATGGATATAAATGGAAATATTTAACAGATATAGTTTTAGAATAATATGCGCTGGTAGTTTAATTGGCAAAACAATAGTCTCCAAAACTATAGTTTCTCGATCGTAGCGAGACCGGCGTGCCATTTCCCGGCTATTTCGGGAACGCAATATAGGGACTGTCTGATGTGAAAGGCATCTAGTGTAGCTAGGACACAATAAACAACCTAGCTCGTGGTGAGTGGCGCTAATGGCGCATGGGCGCAGACAGAGGTATTTTCATCGCATACCTGCCCTTTCCTTTCTTTTGATTTTTATAAAAATTTATGATATAATATTTATAGAAAGTTAAGAGAGGAGTAAAAACAAGTGGCGGGTAAGTTCTACGAAAAGAAGGAATATCTGTGGGAATACGAATGGCCCTTCGGAGAGTTCTTGCGGGAGTCCCTGCCTGCAGGTAGTTATCGCCGCAAGTTTTCTATGACAGGAAATGGTATCTATAATCTTGTCACTCTTGATGACAAATTGTATGATATTACCCTAAAATCTACAACTAAGCTATTGCCAAACGATGGTAAGAAAGCATTTCGTGATACAACTAAAGATAAATTGATAGACTTATTGAAAGACAAACTCAGCCAGTTAGGTGTTAATTATACGGTCAACAGTGGTAAGTTTATTACCTTCGAGTTGTTTGGTTTTGTAGCAAAACTGGAAATTGTGAAAAAGACAACTGAGCCAGCTTAAGAAGCGGTTTGATTTTTCAAAAAATTTATGTTATAATATATTTGTAAGGTTGAGAGAGAGGTTGTCGCTAAGCTCCTTGGTGATTGTGGCGACATTAAATAGCTGGTAGTTAAGGTGCGGCAGCCTGCTAAGAGATCTTATAATCTAGTATGAGCGTGTGGTGGAACTGGCATACACATTCGGTTTAAGCCCGAATGCCGCAAGGATTGAGGGTTCGATTCCCTCCACGTTCACCAGCTCGAAAGAGCTATTGACCTAGATATGTTATTAAACTGTCTCGTCGGACGACATGGCTTGCGGTTAAACTACTATGTGAGATACATAGCTTGTGGCTAGGGACGTTAAATAGAGGCAAAGGAAACCGTGATAGGACTAACCGCCCTATGCATATAAATAGCGGTTACGATATGTTACCGTGGCGGAACTGGCAGACGTGCGAGGTTTAGGTTCTCGTGCCGCAAGGCGTAAGGGTTCGATCCCCTTCGGTAACACCATGAGGCTAGACCTCAAAAATAAATACTGAAACGGCTCAGGTCCTATCGGCCGATTGGGCAGGCGAGGAAAAGTGAGGTAGGTTGCGGTGGAAATCCCTTGAATTAGCGTAAAAAAACCTTCGCCTGAGAAACTGGAAGTGGTTTCTTACGAATTGGAGTAGTGTAAGCGTGTGGCTGAAACATGACCACCCGCCCAATCTTTAGTATTTATTTAAAAAAACCTATATGAGAGTAATTCCTCCTTGATAGATACTGCTGATAACAATGGGGCTTGGTGCACGAAGCCGGTAAAACAGTCTGGAGGTTGAATAGGTCAGCTGGATTCTCTCAACTATATTGCGGAGTGGAGAAGTTGGTTATCTCGACAGCCTCATAAACTGTAAATCGTGGGATCGTGACCCACCTCCGCAACCATAGACTAGATACAGACCTAGTATAAAAAGGTATTGCGCTGACAGACCGCAAGTTCGCAATAGTCTGTTATTAATTTAATTGAAAGAAAGGAGAAAATTAAAATAGGAACTAAACGCATTTGTGATATTTGTGGTCAACCATTTGAAATTATAGATAAGGGTTGGACTCGTAAATATTGCTATAATTGTTCTCCCCATGAAGATGAAAATATGTCTCATTCTTAGGCAGTATCTATAAAACGTCGAGCAATTAAACATAGATTAATCCAAGAACATGGCGGGAAATGTTTAAAATGTGGATATAATAAATGTGAAAAAGCTTTAGAGTTTCATCATTTAGATCCCATGCAAAAAGATTTCGGTCTTTCTACTAAAAGTTTAAGTAGAGATATAAATGTTTTACGGGAAGAAGCCTCTAAATGTATTGTTTTATGCGCAAATTGCCATGCAGAAGAGCATGATAGATTAATTAAAGAAGGCTATTTACAGCTAGATAATCAATAAATAATATTAAATTAAATATTTGGAAATGTAGCTCAGCTGGCAGAGCAACGAGCCGTTAACTCGTGGGGCGTAGGATCATACCCTACCATTTCCGCCATAAGCACCTATTGGGGTTCCGATGCGTATTTAACGTGTCATCCACAAGAGATGACGGCTAAAGCGGTTGACCCGCAGCCGCAAGGAGGAACGAGCTTTATTTCTTAACAAAAGTAGGATAAGTTAAGAACCTAAATCCCGAATAAATTCGGGTTGACTGACAGACAACGAGGAACTGTACAAAGCGGCAACGTGGTGTAGATAGGCCGTACAGTAAGGTGATGGAACTAGTCCTTACACTATGAGTCCTTACCGAGATGATAGATGGATACAGACGGGTGACTGAACATCAAATCCCGCGAACTGATAACCGAGGATGGGGAATGTAGGATGCGGTCCCAAGAGCGTTGGGGTGTAGGTTATCTTATTAAACAATAGAAAGGATGGTAAGTAATGTTTCATGATGTAGATGATCTGATTTTTTCAGCAGAGGAAGATAAGAAGTATCACAGCACTAAGTGATATTTCTTAATCACTGTAATGCGGCCGGTGGCTAGCCATCGTAGGTTCCAAGCCCTGAAAAACGCAGAGGACGGTGAATGGTAGTAACCAGCTAGGTGCAGCGAGGTTCGAGTCCTCAAGCCATGGCGTTCGACTCGTCTGGCGCAAGGTGCAAAACCTAGCATATGCGCGGGTGTGGTCACAATTTATGTGCGGGTAACCTTGCACTAAATTTCGCTAGTTCGATTCTAGCGCCTCGCTTCATATTGAGGATGTAGTGTAACAGTAACACACGTCGCCTGGGACGACGAGTAGCGGGGCAGCACCGACATCTTCAACCAAAATAGTAAATCGTAAAGGAGGGTTGCCACTTGACAATTCAACTCAAGAATTTTCGTTGTCTTGACCAAGATCATTATGGCGAAGATAATGATTGCACTTTGACATCTCTTACTGCGGTGGTTGACTTTTATTTTGCACATACTAAATCCGTACCAGAGATTTATACCACGATTGAGAAGGTAGCCCGCAAGTATGGTTATACCGGCAAGAAAGGCATCGATCCGTGGTTTATTCGCCGCATCTTTGATGAAGTTGCTCGTAAGTATTGCATTGTCCCTACCGCAAAAACAAGTGTAAGGTATCTCAAGGGTATGGGATTTAACTATGAAACTATTTGCGGCCAGATTAATAAATGCAATCCAGTTATTATGAATGTTTGGAATGCAGGCAAATATCATAATCACACTATTACAGTAATTGGTTATGATACCACCAACAAAACCTTGCTGGTTTCTGATAACTGGAGCGTGCGGCCGCAGGCCCTGCGGTGGAATGATGTTGGTTTCATCTGTTCCATTAATTACTGGGACTAAGAAAATTTGACATTTTAAAAAATTTATGTTATAATATTTGTAGAAAGTGAGGGAAGAATAAATGGAAATCAATTTTGGTTCTCGTTATCAGGACATTCACAACAATGTCTACAAGTTAGTGGGCGCCGCAGATTCCTATGACAAGAAAGACTCTGTTCTCTTGTTTGCTCCTGTCCATGCTGGTACAGTTGGTGATGTATTTTATATCACTAAGGAAGCCGCAGATCAGTCGTTCTTCCCCGTGAGTAAATACTTCTAAAAAATTGAGTAGTGAGTAAAGAGCCATTAAGGTTATAGACTTCGTGTACAAACTATCCATATAAAGGACCGTACAATCTGTTGGATAGGAAGTCACAAGTTAGGTTCATTGGTCTAATTGGTAAGACGCTGAGCGTCAGGAGTTCAGAAATGAGGGTTCGAATCCTATCATGGGCCGCTCAAAAAGAAAACTTGTAGGAAAAACTTTGATGAAAAACTTACTTAGACGGAATTAAAGATAATACTGATTAAAGTACACCGTCGTTGAGTAGTGGTCGCGAACATTATTCAGAGTAAGTCGTAAAGGTGAAAGACCTTTACCTCAATTCTTTAATATAGAGCACTGGTGTAACGGTAGCACATCGCGCTTTGACCGCGTCAGTAGACATTCGAATTGTCTGTGCTCTGCCATGACGAGATGCAAGTCATTAAATTGCATAAATAAGAGGATAGAGCTATCTGATCAATAGCTTGATAAGGGTTCATTCCTTTCCCCTTCCTCTTGTTTCTAAATTTGTTAAAAAGGAAATGTATTTTTAGAAAGGAAATTTAATTATGGCATTTATTTACAAGATTACTAATGATATAAATTAGAAAGTTTATATCGGAAAGACTGAGCAAACCGTCGAAAAACGCTTTAAAGAACATTGTTAGGATTATAAACGAAAACGATGTGAAAAACGCCCACTGTATTCTGCTATGAAGAAGTACGGTATTGAGCACTTTCATGTAGAGCTAGTAGAAGAAACCAATAACCCAGAAGAGCGTGAACAATACTGGATTAAGTTTTATAATTCTTATGGTTCTACTGGTTATAATGCTACTATGGGCGGCGACGGCAAAAAGTATATTGACGTAAATAAACTCATAGAAGCCTATAATCGCTTAGGAACAGTTAGGGCTGTAAGTAAAGAAACTGGACATGATGAAGGTTACATTAGTAGATTACTTCGTCAAGCTGGTATTCAAATAGTAAGTAGCCAAGAACTTAATAAAGAAAGACGCAGTAAGCAAGTAGTTCAATGTGATAAAAATACCCATGAGCAATTAAAAATGTTTAATTCTCTTGCTGATGCTGCGAGATACCTGCAAGAAACACAAATAAGTACCTCTAAAGATATTCATGGTATTGCTTCTCATATTGGTCATGTTTGTAAAAAGCAACGTAGCTCTGCGTATGGATTTTATTGGGAATTTATTTAATAAAAAATTGACCTAGATATGTCATTAAACTATCTAAAGCAATAGTGGGCGCCCCCGGTAAAGCAGAAGGCAGGGTGGCGGGAGTATGGGACT